GGATGTCAGCCGCCGGCGGTCGAACATACTTTCGACCCGCCCCCCCGGGGTCGAACATGTGTGCGAGTGTTCGAACGCGTGTGCGAATGTTTGCCACAGCTCGGCCGGCGGCCCTCTGACCTGCGGTTTTGCGATCGCAAGGATTAGCTGACGCGTGGTCTGCTAGCACTGCGGGCGCGCGTGGCATGGCGATTCCGACCGCCTGAGAGCCACGTAGAGCGACGAGACCCTATCGGCGGGTACGGTCACATAGGGCACTGTGTGTTCGTCGTTTCCGCAGGTCAACGCGTTGCATCGACGTCGAACTGTTTGATGCCATGCTAGCAGCGCGCTTGCAACAGTTAGCAGTGTGCATATCGAGTACGCATGGCATGCGAGTATGTGTTGACACCTAGTGCGTGTGAGCGTAGCCTTAAGGCATAACTAAATATCGAGTCCAGATTTTTTGAGAAAGGATCCCGAAATGTCCGCCATCACCATTCCGTCCCCCATCATCCGCACCGACCTCACCGATTGGGGAGTCGGCATTTCCTACGAGCTCGTTTGCTCGTGCGGTTGCGGTATCCGCGCCGGAGTGTCCTACCCGACTCCCGGGGAAGCCGCCCGCGCGTGGATGCACGGTGGTTCGCGTCAGCATCCGGGGACCCCGGTTTGGAACGGTGAGGTTATCGACGCATAAGCGGCAAGTGCCCGGTATCGAACCGGTACCGGGCACTCAATCAAAACTCGAAAGCAAAGGAACAGGGACAATGGACATCACAGCACTGATCAGCACAGCAAGTGAAGGTCTCGCATGGCTGGAAGAGAATGCGGACACGGCCGAACTCGATGCGTTGCGGACGCGGCGCGGTGAGGCACGCGCGGCCGCTCATCGGGCATTCGTTCACGCGAACGATGATGAGGACTTCAATCGCGCGTATGACCTGCTCATCGCAATCGACCGGTACTGACAGGGAGGATAGGAACAATGAATCGCGAACAACGGGCACGCGCGCTTAGGTCCGCACTCCGGCGCGCACTCCAACGTAACGATGGTCTCTCGGCTGCGGTTATCCGTCACCAGCTACATGAGATTGAGGACACCGAACCGAGACAGTCCTAGCCGTTGATGGTCCGGTATCGGCGCAATGTCGATACCGGGCAATGAGCGACTAGGATCAAACCGAGAGAGAGAGTCAGAAATGTTGACAGTAGGCAATACCGTGATCGTGGCGCATGAGCGCTGGACCATTGCGCAGATCCACACCGTAGGCACGGTTCATCCGTTCCAGACGAATACGCGTGTTGTGTTGGCGCGCGCTGGAGTCAACGTCAACGTGTTGGTGCCGCACGCCATGGTTACCCGCGCGCGGCTACTGGCAGCACTCACCGACTAGCAATCAACCAAACCGAGAGAGAGAGTCAGAAATGATCACTGTTCCTGCAAGTGCAGTCCAGATCGGCGATACGGTCGTCGCGGGTTTGGGTGTCCGATTTGGCGATATGCCCGTGTGGCGCATTGAGATGGATGGTCGGTATGCGCTCATCAACGGTGTGCGCATCGACGCGAGCTGCAATGTCCGGATCGTGGCGCGCTAGGTGTTGACACCTAGCCGAGTCGGACGCATACTTGAGTCATGAGCAACGCAACCATCACCGACGTTTCCGCCGACCTGCACGATGCGGGGTGGCAGACAGTCGCAACCCGTACGCGTGGCACGCAGGCGGTAGTCGAGTACGCGCGGCGCGGACGCAAGGTTTGGGCACTAGTCGACACTCGCACCAACGATGTTATCGGCGGTACCGCAGTCCGCGAAATTCGCGCCGCGGAGATGGTTCGCGAGTCGGAGTATCGCAAGCGTGTCCGCGCGTACCGCACGGTCGACGCAGACGCCCGCAAGGGCACCGATTGGGAACGTCACTAGGGCATCGAGAGCAAGGGATAGGGCAATGGCACACTACGGGCACGGACTGTACATCACACCCAGCATGGATGGATGGCAGCACGGGTTGCGCGAGCTCAACGGGTACCGCGCGGAGATTGTCATCTATGGCGATTACGTCGGCGGTTGGGCGCACTATGCAACGTACGTGCTCGACTACGTTACAGGCGTGACCGTGGTAGCCGATAAAGGTTGCATGCGGATTGAGGATATCCGCGCGCGCGCTATGCAGATCATGCGCAACGGTCGTCGCGACGGTATTCGAGGGACGGTCGTCCCGTCGACAATGTGGAACTAGGAGAATGAAATGAACCGTATCGCTATCGCCATCGTGGCGGTCGTCGCACCGTTGACGCTTGCCGCGCCAGCTCTCGCGGACGACCGGGAGATGCCGCAATCAGAGTTCCCGTGCAATGAAGACGAGGTACTGGGATACGCGCCGCAGTTCGGTCCCGATCACGTGGGTTGCATCCACATCGATGAGTTGAGGAGGTGAACAATGGAGCACGAATTCTGAGACCAGAAGACGACCGGGCAGCAATGTCCGGTCGTCTTTTTTGTGTCCAGCTTTCGGCCGAACTATTTCCGCCGGCAAATACCTGCATTAGGTGTTGACACCTAGCCACGATGAGCGCATAATTGAAGCATCAGCCCACACGGAAGGATCACTCCAATGACCGTTTTCGACGCAAACCACAACGAGTACCGGATTGGCGATAAGGTCGGCTCGCCAGTGTGCATCGATCGCGGAATGGTGGACCTGTTCACGGTCATCGAAATTCTCGAGGCTGACCACTACGGCAACGAGTACGTGCGGGTCGAGTACGTCGGAGATGAAGGCTCGCGTGAAACCGAACTATGGGCAGCAGAAGATTTGGCAATCTACGTCGGATCGGACGGCTACAGCGTCGAACTCAACGTCAACGAGGCGGGTTACGCAGGACTGACCATCACGTCGGGCGGGCGCATCCTTTTCGAGATGAACGATTGCTTTGCTAGTGAAGCGGCGGAGTTCGTGACGTTCTACCTCGAAACCATCGAGTCCTGAAAATTCTGTCCAGCGGCAACACACGAGAGAGAGAGTCGGAACAATGGACAACATCAGTCGCGAACTCGACAAGGCAGTGAATTCCGGTAAGGCAACCTTTAGCGGGTTGCTCGTTACCGTCGGCGCAAGTGCTGCCGTTTGGGCAATGCTCGCACTGATCGTTTGGGTGCTGTCATGATCGGGCGGACGTTCGCCAACGGTATCGACGGACTCCACGCGGTCGGTGCCAATTGGGCGGAACGATTGACCATCGTGCGCAAAGATGAATCGGCTTACGGTGTGAGCCGATACATGACAACCGACAAGTACGGTGCCCATCATTGGGCATACGGAACGCTGAAGGGATAGAGCAATGAGCATGAGCGCATATGGGGACGGTGAACGATACGATATCGTGCTCGACGCGCGCGGCAACGGGCACGCTTTCAGTCACGATACCGGGCAATGCGCGGTACATGCGGTGAGCCACGGTTGCCTTAGCTACTGCCTCATGTTCGGCTACCGAGACACTGGGATACGCGCATGAGCGAGCAATTCGGCCGACTGATTCGGCGCGCGCAAGGGTTGCTAGAGCGCGCCGAGTCGGAGCGCAAGATCGGCTACACGTTGAGCGCGCGACAGACAGCAGAGCAGGCACGCTTGTTCGCGTCCAGCGACAGCGGACGCCAGTCTGTGGCACAGCTCATTGCAGCGTGCGGAACGGTAGCGTATGCCATCCATACCAGCGCAAGAGACTACGAAAGTGTTCGAACAAGCGTTCGAGCCGGCAATTGACCCAAATAGGTGTTGACACATAGCCACGATGAGCGCATAATAGAGACATGAGCATCACAGCGATTTACCTACTCATCTCGGTTATTCCGATTGGTTGGGTAATCGCTGGCATCGGTATCACCTACCACTAGACAGGACAGGAACAATGTACGGACCGAAAGCTTTCGATATCGCCGGATATACCTACAAAGGTGAGAACTTCACTCCGGTAAATCTCATCAACTACATGGTTTCCATCGGCGAGCTGTCCCCTGCAGCTCGCGACATGAGCGTTGAGGATGTGTTGGACCAACACGCTGGCGCGCTGGCAATCGACCGGTACGACGAGTCCTCGTTCGATTCATCGGAGTTTCCCAAAGTGATCTTTTGGTCACAGATTGAAGACGACGAGGAATGGATGGATCGATGAGCGTGCAAGTTGTTGCGCCGGCAACCATCTACCAGTGCCTCTACGGGTACGACCGTAACGTCACGTTGCAGTGCAGAACGCACAACCAAGGCAAGCGTGACAAGTGCAAGGGTTGCAAGGGTCCAGTCCACGCGATTACCGGGCATGCCATCATTGCGCACTGGCGCGGCGATGGTAACTACACATTGGCAGACGCTATCAAGACCTATGCAACGTTGTCTGCCGCGGAACGTGCGGCAGACAAGCTTTACGCAACCGACAACAGTAGCAACGTGGTCGCGCGGTTTGTAATCGCCTAGCAAGGGAACGGGACAATGACAACCATCTATCGCGCCGATTGGTCGCACGTCACACTCGCGGAGTATGCAGCGCTGGACATTCTCAAACGAGAGAACGTAGAGCAACTGCTGAATGACTACTGGGATGAGCTATTCTCGGCGGGCAAGGTGATCTGCGCGCACAGCGAGACAATGACCGAACCAACCCGGCTCACTCCAGAGGGTAGCGCGTGGCTCGCGCGCCTACATGACACAGCCGTCTCGTCCCTCGATGAGCGAGAGTTGATCGCCGCCGCGCGCGAATTCGTTAAGAGTATGGGAACCATGCTCACGATGAACGTTCACCGGGCAATCCGATGAACCGCTACGCCATGGTCACGTTGACCACAATCGCTATCCCTATCGCCATGGCAATGGGGATAGGGATGGCATACGTCAACCCGCTTACTCAACCAACAGATCAGTACGTCACGTCGGAGAAGATGAAATGAGCTCGATCATTGCCCGCAACACTTGGACGCTCACTACGGGTGAGCGTATAGCGGAAATCATGACTGATGGTCGCGTCGGCGCGGAGTCGGACGCTCACCGCGCCGCGATGGAAATGTTGGGTAGCGCCACCCTGTCATTCCGCAAGAGTGAGCATGGCGCACTAACGTTCACGTACCACGATGGCGCTAGGACATTCACAGAGTGAGTGTCACGTGGCGCATAGTCGCTAAAGAATTGTCGGCCGACCAACTAAGGGCATGGCTCGACAACCATCAGTCAGCTATCGACGCTGGCCTAAATGTAGGCCAGATTCAACGAGACAAGGCACAAGCGTTCGCTGTGGAGCTGGCGCGCCGAACCTAACCCGCGGCAACGGGAACACACGAGAGAGAGTAGAAAAATGAGCAAGCTTGGTATCGCGTCACTCGGTATCGCGTCCGCCATCATCGGTGGCGCTATCGGTCTATCGCCGCAAGCTAATGCTGCGGAGTCAGCGGAGTCAGTGTCTATCTGCCTGTCGGGCAGAAGTGCCGTAGCGTCTGCGGACACGTCGTGCGCATTCGCGGACAACGTAGCTGTCGCTTGGTACAGCCAGTCAGGAATGTCGGTACAGGCCTACAGTCCTGTGACTGGACGCGTCTACACCATGACGTGCGATCCGGACGCTTGGGTGGTCGATGACTACGGTGTCTATCACTCCGGAGTGAAACGTTGTGTGGGCAGCAACCCGTACGGTGCGGCTCTCGTGGTGTACGTGCGATGACCGTTCCCGAACTCACCGGTACTGATGCGGAGTTCCGCGCGCGTATCGCTAGCGCGCCGGCTAGTGAGGTCTACCGGATACAAGATTTCCTGTCGGACGCGTCCAGACATCCGTGCATCATGGGCAATGTAGAGCTGGCAGCGTCTATCGCGCGACGGCTGGGGTATGTGGTGATGGATCTAGACGCACGCTGGCGCGGTCTATGGTTCCATCGGGACAACATACCCATGGCCAACCGTATGGAGAAGATACTGAAATCTAGCTTCTAGGTATTGACACATAGCTCTATCGGGATTAGACTCTAGATATGAGCATCACAGAACAAGCCAACCAACTAGCGCGAGACATGGGTTATGACACCTATGAAGATGCTCCGGTCGAGGTCCGCAGGGAAATCGCCGGCGCTATGGAGTACGTCAAGCAGCGAGTAGCAGAGATTCAGAAGGGTAAGTGACAATGAGCAAGGCAGCTATCCGGTACCAGAAGCGTCAGCCCACGCCGCGCGACTTGCGCGATGAGCTGGACGCGCGCGAGATGGCCGCAGAGATGCGCGCCGGTCTCCAGTCGTGGTCCGAGTACCTCATGGATACCGGGAGGATCTACCAGTGAGCGATTTCTACTGGGTGCTTATCGTTGATCATGAAGCCGATGGGTACGCCCATCCCCCGGCGGTCACCCTGCACAACTCCTACGGCGAAGCGCTGGAAACGGTGGCCGATAGCTTTATCGAGGATTTTGACCGCTGGGATGTGGCACCGCGCGGCGATGAGATCCTAGATGATCTACGCAGTCACGGTATCCACGCGTGGATCGAGCAGGTGGCAAAGCCATGATGCACGAACTACTGGGAGACTCTTATACGGTCTACCTGGCGAACCATGCCTGGCATCGTGGTCAAGCGGACCATACTGCCCAACAGGGTGTCGGACATCCAAGTGTCTGATCCGATGAGCATTGCCCGCGCGGTCAAGAGAGCCGCAACACTGGGAGTCGCACCACTCCCCAGCCAAGAGAGTTAAGAGCGATGGACATCTACTACGCAGTCTTTGTATACAACGATCCGGAAAATACCGGATGGGCAACCTATATTCATCCGACCAGCGGTTACGTGTGGGTGGAGCTGGACAGCGGAACCGGCGACTTCATGTCACCCGCGGATGTCCGCACGGTTAACACCGGCGACGAGTACCGATTCCGTGACGCCCTCAGGAAGGTGGAGATCCAGCGATGAGCGCTACAGCCGACACTCTCGTTTCTGCTTTCGCGGACCTGGGCGAACCGTTGGACGATGAGGCCAACTGCTACCTAGAGGTAGACACAGAAGAGCGTCAAGCCATCATCGTATGGGTTGAGCCATTGGCGTTCCATGCGGAGTTCAACGGCCCACGCCAGTATGTAGCGACATCTAGCTACTTCGTCGACAGGGCCATGCCCGACCATTGGTCTACCCATGTCGACGCTGATGGGTGGCTCACGCGCGCGGTAGCGGACGCAATCGTGGCCAGACTGCAAGGCTGCATTGGTGCCCGCGGCGAGGTCTATGAGCTGGAGTATGGCGGCGACGAGCCGAATATCACGTTTGAAATCGTCACGTCATACGAGGATGGCGAGACGTTCGACCATTGGTTCGACCGTGTTGGTTGGCCCATCGTCGCGACACTGCGCAACGTCACAGACCCAGGTACGTTCATGTCGCCATATCTATTCGCCATGGCATCGCTCGAGGTTGAGTCGTGACCTACACTCTAGGTATGGATACCGAGCAAGAGTTTTTCACCGACACCTATGTATCGGCCGAACGCGTCAACTTGACACAAATACGTGAGGCTGCCGGCCTCACGCCGTACGAACTAGGTAAGGCTTGGGGATACCGCGGCGGGCCGGAGATTGCGTCTACGGTGCGCCAAATGGAGCGCCGTAAGGACTTTCTGGTGTCCAGACTGGCAGCGTTCATCAATGCGGCCGGCGGCTCTGCCGAGCTCGTGGTGAGCGTCAATGGGCAAGAGCTGAAATTCAATCTTGTCTAGGTGTTGACACCTAACCCACACTGACATAGACTTAACGCATACCAACCGACAGAAAGTTAGGGACAATGAGCGAATCGACCAGGGACATGCTCACCGGCTACGTGGAGAGCGCCGCCGAGACCATCCGCGAATACGCGCGACAGATCGAGTCTGGCGAGTATGGCAATGTTCACACCGTCACTAACGGCGATGATGACAGCATCGAAGTCAAGGGCGCCCAAGACGACGCCGAGGCAATGACGAAAGCCTTTGAGGGCGGGCTAGCTGGCGACCGGGACGACTGGAGCGTTGAGCGAAATTCGTTCGATGAGCCAACCATTGTGGACGACTACGGCAATGAATCCCCCATCAGCGAATGGCCGCTGTCGGTCGAGGTCAAGATTGGCCGCCCGCTGGCGGTGGTGATCGGCACGGGAGGGCCGCACATCGAGATTGCCCAAGACTTGTCGAACGGCTCTGCCAAGCTGGCCGGCTACTGGGGCGGTGAACAGGTCTACCGCTACGGTGACGAGTTCCTAACGGTGCTCGACTACCTCACCGGTCCGCTCTACGACGAGGCGCCGGAGGAGTACAAGTGACGCTCGACGAGATACTAAGCAGAGAGGCTGAGGTCCGCACAAGTATCGACGCGGATTTAGCCGCCATCCGCGCCGCCGAGGATCGGCTAGAGCTATCGCGGGCGCGACTGGATAAGCGGGCGGCGAACCTAAGCAAGCGGGCGGGCAAGGTTTGGCGGCGGTACCAGGAGACCGGACCGCTGGCGATCGTGAGCGCTATTGCCGAAGAATTGGCGGCGCACTTCCCTGACTACAGCGTCCGTGCCAGTGGCCCGTTTGGCATCCCGAGTAACACGTACATCTTTGTTGAGGATGCCGACGATAACGCACTCGCGTTCCTTATGTTCCGACGCGCGGGCGACTCTATCGAACTGGTCGACACCAGCGTAGACAACGGTCAGTACCCGCCGAACTCGATAGGCGCGCTAAATCATCTTGGACACCCCGGCCGGGAAGTGTCCAGCATCGAACAGCTCGCCGGCCTGATTGCCGATCAATTGCGAAACGTCGACTCCTAGGAGGAAAATCATGGGCGCCATGAAAGCACTCGCAACCGAGCTCCAGCACTGGGAACCGTGGGATCAGCCCGAGGCGCTCCACGAATACTGGACGCGCTACCTCCCCGATGGGGAGCTGGCGGTACTCGGGTCCGACAACTACGGCCGAACCCATCTATGGGTAGGTGAGGACTACCGGGGAGAGTTCCCGACGCTCATGCTGGCGCTGAACGCTGTGGGTGAGATTGCCAAAGGGCAGTTGGAATACGAGATAAGGACGTGGGTGGCATGAGAGCCGACGAGGTAACCATCGGTACCGTGATACGCCGGCGCAACGGGGAGTTGTTCGAGGTCGCGCGCATCACCACGCCCGACTGGGAAACGCTGGCGTTTCATGACCCATCGGGTGACGAGATTTGGTTCGGTGAATGCGCCGAGGTCGACGTAAATTAAGTATTGACACCTAGCGGCAACTAGGTAGACTTACCGGTAAATCGAGAGAGAGGGCCACCGATGAAGAGCTATCAGGAGATCCTTGCCAGCAAAGAACATGCACTGGGCAATGGATGTTTCTACTGCGGGCGGCAAAAGGCTTTCGGAGATTTCTGCTCCCGCGAACACCAGGCGGCATACTACGAGAGCGACGGACCCACGCGGCGCTGGGAAGCTACAGAGTTGGCCGCAGAACGCGAGTACCAGGCGCAGTGGCGCGAGCTTTACCGGTAAGAACCCTAGCGGCAACTAGGCATCGAGAGAGGGCAGAAATCATGCGAGCAGTTTGGACAGGCGCGGTAAACTTCGGGTTGGTCAACGTGCCGGTGAAGATGTACGCGGCCACCGAGGAACACGACCTGAAGGGCCATCTGGCGCACGTCCAGGACGGCGGGCGGATTCGCTACCACAAGGTCTGTGAGACGTGTGGTGAGCAGGTCCACACGGCCGATCTGGGCAAGGTGTTCGAGGTCGACGGGCAAACCGCCCTACTGACCAATGAGGACTTGGCGGAGCTGCCCAGCGAAACCAACAAGGTGATTGACGTCGTGGAGTTCGTGCCGGCCGGGGAGGTCGACCCGATCCTGCTCGACAAACCCTACTACCTGAACGCAGAGGGATCGGTGCGGCCGTACGCTCTGCTGGCTAGGACGCTCTCTGACGCCGACAAGGTCGCCATCGTACGGGTAACCCTGCGGAGCAAGGAACACCTGGCAGTGTTGCGTGTGACGGGCAAGAATGAGGTTCTGACGTTGCAGACGCTGCGGTGGCCTGACGAGATCCGCGAGCCGGATTTTCCCAAGCTCGACAACAAGCCAGAACTGTCCGAGGCTGAGTTGAAGGTGGCGGCGATGCTCGTAGAGGAGCTGTCCGCGCCGTTCAACCCGGACAAGCACCAGGACACCTACAAGGTGGAGCTGCGGGCACTGGTGGAATCCAAGCTGGAGCCGGTAGAGGTACCGGACGACGTTGCCGATCTGGTGGCCAAACTCGAGGCCAGCGTGAAGCCCAAGCAGGCCAAGCCGGATATCCGGACATGGGCCAAGGCTCAAGGGTTCAAGATTTCAGCCCGCGGGCGCATCCCGAAAGATATCGTAGACAAGTACAACGAGGGGGTTTTGGCGTGAGCGAGCACTACACGCGCGCCGAGGACGTGCCGCGCCTCACTGCCGCATGGGTTGAGGAATTCATGGGCGTCGACCATCGGGCACTGGCCGAGTACACCGCCGAGCTGCGCCACAAGCAACATGACGCCAAGTGCCTGATCGAGGAGCTACGGGAAGAAGTGGACTCACTACGGGCCTCCCTGGAGGATGCACGGCGAGCCGAACCTGAGCCCTGCGCCGAGTGCGCCCGCTGGGACTGGGCCGCGCCCCGATCCCTGTTCGCCTCGGAGGCGGGGGCGTGATAGACCCCGTGCGGATCGAAAGTTGCAGCAATGCGCGGGCGTGCGCCGACCGCATCTACCACGGCGTCAAGAGCGACGCATAAAAAGGCGGTGCCGCCCGACGGCAATCGGACGGCACCCGACACCGGCACACACGAGAGAGAGTCTTACCAATGTCGCAACACAGTCTAGAGCATCCCCGGCTGGAGGCGTACGCCGCCGCGCCGATCACCTTCGACTGGAGGCGGGCAAATGACCGCAATGCTTGAGCAGGACATCTCGGCACAGATCATCTCCGCACTCCGAGAGTTCGACATCGAGGCCAAGGTCACCGGCCGCACCGATGGACCGAGCGTCACACGCTACGAGATCACACTGGGGCCGGGTGTGCGCATCCAGAAAGTCGCACAACTGCAGTCCCAGTTGGCCTACGCGCTCGCAACGGAGAGCGTGCGGGTGGTTGCCCCCATCCCCGGGAAAACAGCCGTAGGAATCGAGCTCCCCCGGCCGGAACGGCAGACTGTGCGGTTGCAGCACATCGTTCCCGAGGATGACCATCCGTTGACCGTGGCAGTGGGCAAGGACGTCGAGGGTAAGGACGTCTCCCTGAACCTGGCCAAGATGCCGCATCTGCTGGTGGCTGGCGCGACCGGATCGGGCAAGTCCAGCTTCATCAACTCAATGCTGGTTTCGCTGCTCTACCGGGCGACCCCTGATCGGGTCAAACTCATCATGATCGACCCCAAATGTGTCGAGCTCACCCCGTACAACGGTATCCCCCACCTTCTCCAGCCCGTGGTTACAGAGGCTGACGAGGCGGTGAAAACGCTGCGGTGGCTCACCGTAGAGATGGACGACCGATACCGGCAGATGCAGGAGGCTGGCGTGCGCCACGCCGAGAAACTCGGACTCCCCTACATCGTGGTAGTGGTGGATGAACTCGCGGACCTCATGATGGGTGGCTACAAGAAAGAGGTTGAGGCCAACATTGTCCGCATCGCGCAGAAGGCGCGTGCGGCCGGCATTCATCTCGTCCTGGCGACGCAGCGGCCCTCCGTGGATGTGGTGACGGGCCTCATCAAGAGCAACGTGCCCTCGCGGCTGTCGTTCGCCACAGCGTCCCTCACCGATAGCCGGGTGATCCTGGACGAGGGCGGAGCCGAGCAGCTCATGGGAATGGGTGACGGGTTATTCCTGCCGGTGGGGGCGCGCAGCGCCATCCGGATACAGGGCGCGTTCGTCTCCGATGGGGAGATCGAGGCCGCGGTCAACAACGTTCGGGTGACCGCGCGAGTAGAAGAGAAGGTGCGCGAGCTCAACCCCGAACCGGAGGATCTCGCGAATATGGTGCCGGTGAAATTCTTCCTCGACCAGTTGATCGAGACCGCCGAAATGGCGGGGCATCACCACGGAGGCTTCCTGACGGAGATGGAAAGCCTCGAAGGAAAGTACCCCGGGAGAAACAAGAAGCTGGACATGTTCACCCGCACCCCGGAAATGCTGGGGCACGCGGCGGACACCCTGCTCTATCTCGCCGGGCAATTGAAGGTCCTGCGGGATCAGGCATTGAGGGAGATCTGATGAGCGCATGGAGCGATGCAATAGACCTACGGGGTGAGGTTGTGAACGAACTGATGTGGCGCGACCACGAGACGGCCTCGGTCGCGTTCATCGAGCGAGACCACGGAATGGTCAGGCTGACGGTGACCGGGCCCGACCGGTATGCGGATTGTTGGGTAGCCGAGGCGGAACTCCTGGATGAGGACTTTAGTCAGGTTAAGTTCTCCGGCCTTCTGAACGGAGGCGCTTCGCGGGAGGCCGCGAAGCGCGTCGCGATCAAGCACGCTCTGACGAAGGTTATTGGTAGACGCCCATGACGTACCCGCACAAGACCGCTGCTACCGAGCTCGCGCTGCGAGGAGAGACCCGATGACCTTGAGCGATGCAATAGACCTGATCAACGCTGAGCGCGTGAAGTGGCTTCGCTTCTGCGAAGCGGCCGCAGCCCGCGGCGACAAGGAGGACTGCCTAGTCAGCGGGGGGCGGGCCAGCGGCATGGCAGACGCACTGGCAATCCTGGCGAAAGTGGGGGACTAAATGGACAAGGCGCCCGCCCTCACTGAAGACGACTACGAGGTCAAGTGCCAGCGGTGCGGATATCCCATCGCCTACGCGCCCCGAGAGGTCTGGACGGACGCGCCCGACGAGTTGTACTGCTTCGGGTGCTGGAGTGGTGAGGTGGATTGATGGCCAAGCGATGCCCGTCATGCGGTGAGCCTTATTGGCAGTGTCTCAACAGGCGCGCCGCATGCCCACCATTGCATGCGGCGTCCGTCGAGGCGGGAAAGCCCCGCTGCTCAGAATGTAACCGCGTCATCTACGTGGGCGCGGCCACCGACAACAAATGGCTGTGTGAATACTGCCAAATCATTGCCGACTTCAAAGTGGCCTAGGCCATTCGAGACCCGCTTGGATGCGACCCCTCAAAGCGGGTGGAACTCTAGCGCCGGAACCAAGGCATGCGAGAAAGCCACCGCTTACCGCATGGGCACTCGATGACGGTGCCGAATCTGCGGGAGGCCTTGCTGAAATTCAACTCGACCCACGCATCGCCGTGCCGAAGCACCAGATCGTGCCAGATCATCGCTATCGTGTTCACGGCTTGTCGATCCGGATCGTCCAACCTTTTTCATCCCTATCGACCGTGCAAGACAACTTGGCGGGGGCAACCCCTGGAGCACCGGTTACAAACCGTGGGATAAAGATCTCCACTAGGGCTGCAATCTGCTCATCGGTGAAGCGGGCTTCCTCGGCCGATGCCGCGGTCATCCGGCTCATCAATGAGCCCATCATCTGGAGCTTTTCTTCTTCGTTCACTGCTTCCCCGCTTCCTCGAGTGCCTCTTGAATCAGCCGGCGCTGATCATCCAGCGTCATCGGCTTGTGCGGGCAATTCGGGTCCAAGCGGCCCACCTGCTGAATCAAGTACGACGCCGGCACCAGCGCGCTCGACTCCCCTGCCACCACGCTGAACAATGCGGTATCGCAGGACTGACAGGCCACCCGCACCGAACGACTCGTGTCGAGCGGTTTGGCGTCGTCCGCGGCGAGAAAGCCGTGATCCTGGAGAAGCTTCACGATGGCCATGCAAACCTTGAGTTTGATGCCGTTGGTCTCGTCGGATTCGTACGTGAATGGAAAAAGGTTGAGATGGCCGAAGTCTTCATCGGGTAGCGACCCGATATTGTTCCTCAGAAGCTCTACAGCCTCATCGTAGACAGACATGTTCCCCTAGTCGGTCAACAAATCAAAAATCGTGCAGCCGCAGTGGCAGGCGGCGATATCGTAGGTGGAGAAAGGCTTGGTGGTGGCGATAGTCGAAACCGAGCCGTTCGGGATCGGGTAGAGCGGATTATCGTTCACCAACGGGACCGAGAGGTCTTTGGGCTCGTGATCCTCGTAAACATCCCCACAGACGCACCGTAGACCCGAGAAAACCCAATTCCGGAGTTGCCGGTCGGTGGAGGCTTGAATGAAGCACACCAGGTCGGCGTTCTGCTCGTGGTTCGGCGCCCGGTGCAGGTGATCCGTCCAATCCCACGCGTACTCGCGGGCAGCGTCGATAAAATCGGTCACGCAGGTATCGCAGAACCACGCCTCGGCCGCGATAGGCACCCCCGGCAGGGCGATGCACCACAGGCTTTTTTCTACACTGATTTCCGGCCGGATCATCGACACCTCACAGGAAAAGTAGGTAGCCCGCCCGGACTCGAACCGAGACGCGCCGAATTACCGCCGGCCGCTCTGCCAATTGAGCTACGGGCCACACCGCCCCACTTCAGTCGGCGGGGGCCAGCCGACGCAATCCGACCGACTTAACGGGAGAGGTGGCAGCACCTCGGGATTTGCGTACCGTTCTAGAGACCCTCTTCACCTAGCCGCCGGCCAAGCTCGAAGATGGCGAACAGCACCGGATCATCGGCGAGTAGGCGGATCACCTCGGAGCCGTCTTCGCTGATGGTGGAAAGGTCCAGAAGGGGCGCGCCAACCTCCGCGGCCTCCGAATAGGAGGCGAAAGGCCCCCGGCCCCCGCGGGTGAAGTAGTCAGCCATCATTCACCTCCGGATACTCGCCGAAGCCCAATTCCGCAAACCTCTTGGCGCATTGGCTGTGAATCATCCCTTCGACGGGGTAGATGGCGGTCATGTTGGACCTCAGCATCCGGCCACCGCAAGCGGCGCAGGGCATGAAGTAGAAGTCACCAAAAATAGTCATCTCCGCGCTTTTCATCCACGGCCGACCAGTCGATGTGACCGGCGCGGGCGCGTTGCATCTTGTTGCGGGTGAAGGCGCGCTCCGCCCTACGAATATCGCGATTCCACCAGCTCGGAACCGGGCAATACTTCATGCCCCAGTCCCACCAATCGGCGCATTCGCAGTCGTGCGCGCGCCAACCCCATCGCATGGAGCCATCGTCTAGGTAGAAATGGCTGCGCATGCAGACTTCGTGATGGTGTTTGTAGAGATACTTTTTCTGATCCCTGTATGTGCGGCTCATTACCGCTCCTTCCATTGTTAGCTACCTAACGCATGGAAAGACCTCCTTAAAGTCGGCACCGCCCTTGTTTGCGAGGGGCGGGCAGGAACTCGCGTTACCCATTTTTGATCCCCAGGTGGGCCGTCCTGGGTAAACCCTTTTGAGTCCCGCCACCTTCGAAGTCAGCCCCTCTGACTTACCTGTATTCAGGCGGGCGGGGGTAGGGCCAGGTCGGAGGGCCTGGGGTTAATTCCACCCCGCTGCCACAAAGCTCCGACCAAGTTCATGCTTCTGGTTGACGACGGAAGCGAACGCCGGGCAGGGTGATTTAACGTCTAGGGCTGCCAACTATCGGCTAATTTAGTTTCTGGCGGCTTGTTAGCTTAAGCCTCCGAGCGCTCGACAGGACTCGAACCTGCATAACCTGGGTGGAAGCCAGGAGTCTTTCCAACTCGACCGCAAGCGCGTAGGTTGCTAGTTTTCAACAGGGCAACCACTCCTGGGCTTTGCGCGAAGCAGAATCCCCGGGAATCGAACCCAACGGGGGGCATCAAGGCCCGGTTTCCCGGTCTTGCGCCAATTCCCGTTCGCGGTGTCCCAAACTCTCCGTAGCGCCCCCAGCGCATATGGGGGAGCCCGCAGGAGAGCCACCGCCCCCGCATCCACGCGGATACAGGCATTCTGTCGCGCCTTCCGGGTTGCGCGCCCGGAACTAGTATCTAGTGTACCACACGGCCCCTCCCGTTTGAGCATCGTTGAGAGGCTTGGAGGGGTCTATTTTTTTGCTGTTCCCTTCTTGGTCCGCTAGGACTCTCGCAACTCGGAGACGGGCTGCGCGCCCATCGTTCCGTTATCCCATGCAACGAGGGCCGAATGCCCGTCAGTGGCGCGCACGGTACCGACGAGGGAGGTATTGGCGGTGGTGCGCCTCACCCGCTGACCGGGCATGAATCTAGGCTGCGTCATCCGAGGAACACCGACACGTCAAGTGGGGTCTCAATGGCCACGCGTAACTCCTCGAAGAGGAGATCCCATAGGGCGCACGCCGTAGATTTATAATCTTCACAAAACTGACACATGCCTAAACCTCTTTGTCGCCCAACGCGTTCATCGCTCACTCCTGCCGTCGGGTAGCGCGCCCCGGGCTGCGTGCCTTTTCCGATTGATACGCACGGAGAAAATCGTCATCTGCCGCCAATTGGGCCACGCGAGGGTCAACGGGGCGGCCGGTCTTTCGGCTAGCGGTCACCGCTACGCGGGCGGCAAGCCTGCGGACTGCGTTCACTCGCCCTCGCTGCAATAGCAGGTTTCATGCACGCTATAGGCGCACGGCGGGCACACCGCGTACCTCTTACCCGCGTATCGCTCGCCCGGAGCGCCGCAATGGCAAACCGTATCACCCACCCGCTTCAAATCTGCATTCATCTGGTCATAGCGAGACTGAAACTCGGGCGGTATAGGGTAATCGAACATCGTGATCAGAATGTGCTGATGCACGTCTTCCGGGGTCCAAGTCAACCCCGCCTGGGCGGCCTTGGTCACCGTGTCATCCACCAGCCAGCCCGTATGGCAGGGGGTGACTGGGCGGCCGTCAACCAGGGCAATGGATATCACTCACACTCCCCGACGTGATCATAGATCTTGTCGACCCAAAATTCCGGGGGAAGGTCATACCATTTGCAGTAGCGCCAGACGTTCGTGTCAACAAACTCCGACTGATCCATCACCCAGTCCTCGACTGGCACCTCTTCACCGGTAAGCAATTCCCGGATCACGCTGTCGCGCGGGCCTACCATGTCTCCATTGGGTCGGCGGATCATACTTGCGCCAATCTTTTGATAGCAACCGTCAAAAGGTTCGACAAAAACTCGACATTCACGCCGAAATCCTCGTCAGTGGCCTCGCCGCTAGCCTCAAGCTCGGCGCGCCTGACAAAATCATTCGCAAACTCAATCGTGGTCGCCGTAGAACCGAAGACCAACGCCAAAGCCCGGAAAGTCGCAACAAACTTATCCAAGCACTCATCGCACGCCGCAACCTGCTGGTCATAGGCGGCGATCAGCCCGGGTTCCAACTCGTCCAAATCTGCTCCCCATCCCTAAATTGCTGAACCGTCCAGCCCGGAGGTAGGAGGTCATATTCGGAGTCAACGCCGTGGGAGTCGTCCCCGGCGATCTCCACTCGGCAGCGGATGATCTCGTACTCATCCAGGATGACTATTCTTTCCGAATGCTCGTCCGAATGGATTCTCACCGCCAGCCGATGTAGCGCCTTAGCTATCCATTTCCTCATGGGTAGACCTATTCAGGAACATGGTGCTCAGGTGTGCCGGCGTGCCATCGCAGTCGAGCCCCTGCACCAGCGTGCGGTCCCCGCCAGGGAGCCGGCAATAAGCTTGATAGCGGAGGTGGTAATGGCCGTGTACGTAAAGCCGCGGCCGGACGGCATCAACCACCTGGCGAACCTTGCGGCGATGCTCCGAAGACTCCAGAAGGGTGGCGAAGGGCCATCCGCTGTCGGTATTCGGTTCGCCGATGCCGATCTTGGGGATGTCCACGCCATAAGGAGCGTCGTGGGCAACGATGACGTCTACATTGCCAGGCCGCGAAGCGAACTCCACGTCCTCGTCAGTCAGGGTCTCCCCCGGCCACCAGGATTTGCCTGGCTTCCGCGCGAGGCGGTCAACCGAGGCCGCACCGCCCAATGACATCCAAGCCTGCCCCCACCAGTGCCAGCGGTAGCCGCGAGGCAGATGGATGATATTCGGGCTGTCGGGCAGGCTCCACGGCCCCCTGTGATGGTGCGGCTTCTGCATCGTCGGGCGGGCCGCGAGGCGATCATGATCCTCATGATTTCCGTCCACCCAGTAGAGGGTGATGCCGTGCTTGGCCAGGCGTGACTGGGTAATAGCTAGGAATGCGGCGGTGTCCGCGTTATCGCTCCAGAAGCCGAAGTCGCCCACCTGGACAATAACATCGCAGCCATTGCCGGCCGCGTAGTCGATTGCCTGGCGGGTCCACCCCGCGTTGCCGTGGGTGTCCCCAAGGAACATAATCCGCTCGGGCTCAATCATCGTTCCCAGAATTCCTTACGGTAGCGGACCTTGGGCTTAGCCGGCCGGAACCGATCGCGCAGGATCGCGAACTGAACCGACAGCCACTCGATAGCCTCGGGCGTGAGTGGCTGCTGCCATTTGCGCAGGTCAGACGACGCATTCTCCTGCATGATCAGTCCTCCACCAATGGCACCGGTCATCGGCGCAGTATTTGCTGGTGGGCGTGAGGTCGCACCACGGGTGCAGGGCCTCGCCGTTCACCATGACTCTCGGCTCATCCGCCTCTAGGCTGTTGTCACAGGCTGCGCACCGCTTCATCGCTTACCCTTCGTGAAGGTCAAGTCGGCGAGCCTCTCCCACGTGAAGAACTCGCCGTCTTTCCAGGAGACGTAAGCCATGGCCGGGAGTCCATGACCCTTGGGGGTGATGCGCAGCCGACCATCCTCTTTTGTGCGGGTGATGCGCCCGTGGGCGCCGACCTCGGCGAAGGGCTCGGCAGGTTTGCCGCGGTGGCGGACCTTGTCATTGCTCATTTGGCGGCGTCCTTCAGCAGTTCGAAAGCGAGCAGGGCATCGTCGCCGGGCCAGAAGCCGCTGCGCATCTCCTCCAGCCAGCCGGGGGTCACCGTCACCTGCATAGGCAGCGGGACGTCGACAATTCGCGCGTCACGGAGGGCGACCCCGCCGCGAACCCGGTATGACTCGTAGCCCTCGACAGGATTCTTTGGGGTGTCGTCGACGGCGAGAACGTACTTCACGTCGCCCAGAGAGTTCGTGAGGATCACTTCATCCTCCAGGGCTGCTGGGTCTTCGCAATGGCGACACCGGGTAGGCGCCGGCGCAACCGCCTAACGCCTGCCCTACGCCTGCCTGCGCGGTTCTGCTTGGGGGTGGGGAGGTCAATCCCCAGCTCCTTGGCGATCAGAAACCCGGAGGCCAGTGGAGAGATCCACTTCGGAGTAGCCGGATTGTCGTAGTCTTGTTCGTGCACACCCTTAAGGAGCTGAGGGCGAATATCTCGGAATCGTGCCATATCTTCGTTCCCCTGAAGATTAGTTGTTATTCGTCCTCTAGGTCATGGATCATGTCTGCCATGATCGACATTGACCTGATCATGCGGGCCCACTCGCACAACTCCAGAAGTTTGCCGTGGTCCATTTCGTTCCCGGCGCTATCGTGGGAGAAGTCGCCCTTCCAGATTTCGCCATCCTCGGTCATGTATTCGACAACCGTCAAAACATTCATGACCACCGCGCCCTCGGGGATACCGCAGGTGCAATCTTCGTCGTGCAAAACGACTACCTTTCCTCACGAGGGCCGATAGGCTCCCCGGTGGCGAACTTCTCGTAACGGCCATTGATCATGCCGTCGCCGATAACGTGGCGGTGGGATTCCAATTGGGCGACCCGGCGCTCCAACTCCTCCAGGCGCTCCCAGAGGACCTCTTCGAGGGGTGGAGGCGGCCCCGCGACCTCGGTTTCCAGCGCCTTGGCGTAGAGCGCCCAAGCCTCATCCGTTGGCTCAAACCTTTTGCGGGTCACAGCAGCGCGAACCCACTCACATTGAAGCCGTTCTCATCAATGGTGAACACCGTCAAAGCCGGGTCGCCGTCTTCACCGAAGGCGTTCCGGACCCAGGCGGACCCGTTGTCGAGGGTGCTGCACTGCACATGCCACTTGGTCCGGCCCGTGCGAGGATTCCGGCCGGAGGGGCGGAACGTCGGGAAATGGAAGTGTCCGGTGAGGAGAACGTCGCAAGACAGTTCGCCAGCGTGGGACATCTTCGCCCACCAATCGCAAACGTTCTTCGGATTTTTCGCCTGATGCCCGTGGGCCAATCCGAGGCGGGTGCCGCGAATGTCGAACTCCAGCATCTCCAGGTACTCGGATTCGGGGCGATGGAACTTCACGCCCAGGCCGAGCTCGTTGCTCAGCCCCTCCAGGCGCTTGGAGATGTGGATACCCCAGTCATCGTTGGGTAGGCCCGCGATCTGCTTGCTGCCGCGGCGCCAGGCGCAGTGATTGGACGGGATGGACAGAACATCGACCGGCGCGTATTCGGTGCACAGTTTGATGGTCTTCCAGAACTCCGTCGCCGCCACCTCCACCTGGTCCATCAGGGAAAGCCCGTTGGTGCGAATCTGAGAGTCGACGTTGTCGAAGCCCTCGATAATATCGCCAACATCGGCAATCACGATGTGATCATGCGGGGTACGCGCCAGGTACTCACGCAGAGCGTCACGCTTGTCCTGAAGACGGTGAAGGAGCTCCTCCATGCCGCCGAGGTGGTCCACCTTGCCGGTCTGGACGTCGCCCCACGCCACCACAACGGTAGCCTCACCGTCTACGCGGGCTGAGGTGCGAACCTCGTGATCCCGCTCCACGGCGGCGTAAAGCGCCGGCAGATCCAGTCCGGGCATCGTCTGGGCAATATGGAAGCGGTAGGCGGTCAGCCAGCGGCCGTCAAAAGCCTGCCAACGCGACGTGCGCGGGTTGCCGACGATCCTGACCTTCTGCGGGTCGTACCCGAACTGTTCCAGCAATGCGGAGAAGTCGTCGGGCGCCTCTTCCATTGGCCCCGTCTGGATATGCCCCGTTGAACCGTCAAACTCGGTGCGGGGCACAATGGGGGCGTTGTCGGGCTTTTGCTCCGACAATCGCTCCGCCAGGCGGTCGCCCAAACTCTTCTCGTCGCTCACCGTTTATGACACTTCCTGACGTGGCCCGTAAAGGCGGACAAACCCACCGGCAGACCCTCGGCGACACATTCCTCATGCAAAGGGGTCAAAGACAGCCCTGCATCAATCCATGCGTCGATATCGGCGCGCTCCTGATTGGAGCGGGTGGCCAGCCACTTGCAGGTGGCACAGCCATTGTTGGAAAGTGTTGCGTACTGCCGACGAGCGGCAAGCCTGTCGGTAAGCGACATGGTCGCTCCCCCTTTAGGTTCGTTTACTTATGGTCGACCAGCGGTCATCGAACTCAGGATGCTCGTCCATGAATGTCGCGAGCGTCATGCAATGCCACGCCGCGGCAATAATGTGCTTGCTGCCGAACTCGGCGTCATAGTCCTCGCCGGACTTGAATGCGAGCAGGTGCCGCTCCAGGGCGGCGATGGACTTAGACCACTCGTAACCCAGGCGCCAATTATTACCGCCCTCGTGGGTCACATTCCCCTTGTTGTCGTACTCGGTGTACTTGGCGGCCCCATGGGCATAGTGGGTCGCCAACTCCATGTGAGCCTTGGCGGGGATAAGGTCCGGCCTACACATCTTTGTGCCCTTACGGGCACCAGTCGACGATACTGTACGGATTTCTTCTTTAACTGTCATAGCGGGTGAGCACTTCCCTGGCCCAAGTAACCAAATCCTCGACTCGGGCACCCGCGGGGTGCCCCACCGACCAGAGTTCGAGGTTCTCTGGCCTATTATCGTTTCGCACCTTATTGCGGTGATGGACACGCTCGTCTGGATGCAGGTATCGCCCCAGCTCCCGCTCCATTACGGCGATATGCTCAAGTACGTACCGGCCATTATGGGCGCGCGGATGGTCGGGCATGTAGATGCGGACGTACCCGTCCTTGCACTCAACCCTGCCGCCCTTCCAGGCGCGGTGATCCTTGCCCCTCTCGCCCGCCCGGACAAGCCTGTTGTGGCAGCCCGAGCAGCGAAACGACCTAAGCGTCTTCTTGCCGCCGCAGTCTGGACACACCCTCGTGGGCGCCGCCCCGCGGCACGCGGGGCACCGGACCTCGCTCCGCTTGCAGCGCCGGCCGCAGTCCGCGCAGCGCTTACCGGTAGAGCTGGACTTTAGAAAGCATTCGCGACACTGGCCCGTGACGCGCTTGCGCGGGAGCGGGGTTTCACACCGGATGCAGGCGTAACTCATTTGACCCCCAGCACCCCCGCGATGTCGGGGGCACGCCAACCCGGCGGTTTCTGGATCTTGCCGGCCGCATTGAAGGTCGGCAGACCCTCGCCCTTGACTTTGTCAAGATTGGAGCGCACAACCTCTGCCGCGGCAGCCTTGGCCTTATCTTCGCCGACGAATGCCAGGAGAGACCCCCAGGCCACCACAATGATGTCCAGGAGGCCGTCAACAACCTCTACGAGATCGCCGTGGAGATCGGCCCATTCCCACTCCCCGTACTCCTCTTTCAGGAGCTTGTAGCGAAGTTCGCGAATGGCGTAGTCGTTGAACTGCCCGCCGTCGACATTCTGTCGACCCAGGCGCATGAATTCGGTCGTACCGTCGAGAATATTCAGTCGAGGGGTGTCCCCGAGGTATTCCACCGTCAAGCCCAATTCCTGGGCGATGTGGTGCTCTAGCTGCGCGCCCTTGCTGTTCTCCCAGCCGGGGAGCATGGCAATATGGGTGCAGTCGGCCAGGACCTTGATATCCCGGCGAAGATACTCGTGCCATTCGAGTGCCCCGACATCTCCGGCTTCGGCGTCCATCTCGGCGGGGTTGACAACCTCGTACCCCTGTGAACGATAGAACTCTGCAGCCTTGTTGAAGGCTGGATGGTTCCAATCCCAGTCGGTGGGCGTCTCCGTCAGTCCGAATGATTCCGGACTCATGGGGCCACCAACGTACAGTCGTTTTACGCTCGCCATTCAAGTTCCCCTTTGATTTGGCGATTAGCTATTTCGAATGCGACCCCAAAGGAAGAATCCCTTGGAGATGACATCCCACTTGGGTGGGATGGCGTTGGCTAAATGAAGGGTGAGGGCCGCGCCGACCCCCAGGATGATTCCCCTCGCGAGCACTGGCGAGCGTTCAATCCACCTGTCAGCCTCTTCGCTGAGCAGTTGACCCTGATCGGCACACAGTTCATATTCGACAATGTCGGCTATGATCTGCAGCCACTTCTCCCGGGCGTTCACGCAGCATCCTTCATTGAATACCCCTAAAGAAGAGATGGCCGGTCCACCAGGTTGCTCTCCCCCGTGCACTGGGGCTGATGGACCGGCCGGGGCCGCCGCTCTACCCGCAGGGAGCAGCGACCTGGCTTTAGTGCCGGTTGTTTGGCTTTGCGCTCGCGAGGTTATCCGGCTGGCCCCGTTTAGTCTAAGAGGTAGGGCTCATCAAAGATGACATCGTGGTCGCACCACGGGTCCCAGCCGCCGCATTCGCAGGTCCATTCCTCGTCGGGGCCGAGAGGGTTTGCGCCCGCCATTGTATGGGCGCGGCACATGCAACTACCGTAAATGCGATCCCCGTAACAACCGTCCACCAGGCAGGGCTCCGGAGGTGCATCGTCGCCCATCGCCATAGCTCAGCCCAACCCTCTATAGTCTGTGGAAAATCTTTTATTCCCCTCCACTATCGGGTTGAAAATAATTACCAACCTGACCTGCGATTATTCAATTTTTCTGACGTAGGCATTCCTCGCGGATTCTTTACGGCATCGCTTGCACCATGAGTGCAGGCCATCGCCGCTTCTCGAATCTGGAGAGAAGTACTCCAACCGCTTCCTCAGTCCACATTTGGTGCACGCTTTCCCCGACGTGATCTCATTGGCGCCGAGTAATGGAATGAACTCGAAAGTTGATCCGCCGCTATCGTCATCCTCAACGTGGCGACGCATACCCTTCAGTTCTTCCGCGCCGGCCCTGCCCCAGGTCCCATCGGGCAAGTTGGGGTCCTCGCGGCTTCTGGCCCGGACATTGCCATCCACGCATGCTGTGGGCTCAACGCCCTCAAGGTCAGTTGGCGCGACGTAAATTGTATACGCCGAATCTTTACTATCCCAGTTGTTGGTAGGGTCGTAAAACCTCAACTCGGCCGCAGAAACGGAACCTGATTCGTAACGAACCTTTTCGAGGTCGCGTTCAAGGCCGCGCTTATTCTTCCCGACGCCCCGGGCGAGCCACTTGTCGGCATCCGCCTCAAGCTTGTCGTCCCTGCCGTGTTTGACCTCGCCCAACCCAACCCCCCTGTTGTCGTTCGACGACATTTATGAATGTGGTCGTTCGACGTCTTTCAGCAGAAAGCTCCGCGATTCGCCCTCGTCGAGGTTCACCTCTATGGCGTCCTCCGGGTCCACCCGGGCCGCCTCTGCGAAAGTCTCCGCGTTACGCAGGGCCCGCTCCAGGAATGCGACGCGGTTTTCGGCCACGTCGCGCTGCCGCCGAAGCGCCTTGATGACTCCAGCGTTCTCAGCGAGTTCTTCGCGGGCCGCCTTTAGCGCTTCAGCGAGCTCTATAATGTCCTCACTCATAGTTCGCCAACCTGTCTATCGCTATGGCCAAGAGAAGCTTCAAGTCGAAAGTAGAGAACTGCTTGAAGCTGTCGATATCCTCAACCACCAGGGATTGGAGGCGGGAGAATTTAGAGCCGGCGCCCACCCGCCCGATCAGATAATCGACGACTTCTTCTGCGTAGGCCAACTGCTGGTCGAATTCGGCGATAAGGTTCACGGCCGGTAGACCCGATCTTCGTAGCGGATCATCACGCCATTACCGATCGCTCGGCCCGCAACCTTCGGAAGCACTCGGCCGTGGCCCGCGCGTCCCCCAGTGCGGAATGGGGGTCTTCATTCTCTACCCCGAGGATTTCGCAGACCTTGTTGAGGCCCGGGAGCTCGTCGAGGGGCAGGCCCAGCACGCCTGCCGCATACGATTCCAGCGCAAGTTTGCGATGATGCCACGGCTCGCCGTTCAACAGTTTGGCGATTAGCGGCGCGTCAAATGCCGGGTTTGAGCCTGCGAACACATTTCCGTCAAGCATGCTGCGCAGCCAGCCGAAAGCGTTCTTATTCCCCCCGGCGTTCTCTAGCATGTCCGCGAACACCCGGCGCTCATAGAATCGATTGATGGCGAGCGCCTCGGGTTCGCAGGAGGAGAGTTGCGCCGCCGTGAGGAACGGGACGACACGAAATTCCTCCCCGGTCTCGACATTGACCGCTGCGATCTCCAACACCGGAGCGTTGGGACCGAGCCCCCCGGTCTCCGTGTCCACCACGACTATTTGACGACTCATTATCCAATCCTGTCTACGAGGGCGTACTCCAGCGCCTCTTCAGCACCGATCCACCAGTTCTTATGCATAAGCGCGTTTTTAAGTTTCTTCCTGGGAAGCTTCTTCCCTGCGCGGTGCTTGAAGAGTTTCTCGGCCTGCGCGGTGAGCATCTCAATGCGACCCATGTAGTCATGGAGTTCGCCCCTGCCGCCGTATAGCCCCGACGAGATGGGATGGATAAGGATCTGGGCGTTTCTTCCCATAACCCTCTCATCCGCAGCCTGGAGAATGATTCCGCCCATAGAGGCGGCCATGCCCCTTACCGTCATGGTGATGTGGTGGGAGCCGCCGCCCCACACCGAATACTCGATCAGCTGGTCGATGGCGTGGAAGCCCGAATTGCAGTATCCACCCGGGGAGTCAACGATCAAATTCCACTTCGACTCCGGGTCCTGGCGGTGCCAGGCGTTCACCGTGTCCATCAAAGCGAAGATCGAGTCGTCATCCACCTCGTCGGCAAACCGATAGGTGTAGTTGGCGGCATCCGAGGAATCCCGCTCAACCTCTTCCGCCTCGGCCTCCCGCAGCCTGATGGCGGCCAGCGCCGCCTGGTGCTCTTTCTCCTCCGCCTCCGCGGCGAGCCGGCGGAGATCCAGCTTGGCGTTCTCGACATCGAGTTCCAGCTTTTGGAGTTCCAGGCTCTTTCTGCGGGCCTCGTCCCAGTCGTTCAATCAAAACTCCTTATGCGGCGGATTCGATGTCTTGCTCTTCGGCGTCGAGGAGCTTCGTTTCGTGAAGAAGGAACGCCGGTGCCTTAGCCTTTAGCAAAACGGGGACGATGCCCTCTTGGCGCAGCACCACGCCCTCGTCCACCGTCTTCTTATCGGACAATGGAATGGGACGCTCAAAAATGGCCGCTAGTTCCTCATCTTTGGCGACGACCTCGTCGTAGTAGTCCGCGTAACGCATATCCATCAATTCGTTGACATATTGCTCAATGTCTTCGGCCGACCAGAGCGTTTGCGGGCCGAAGGAGACGCGACCCATCTCCGGGGTCCACTTCAGGCCCCGGGCGAGGCAGAATTCCTTCACCGCGTCCCAAGGAAGATCCGCAAGGGTTCCCTGGGTGTTGATGGTGGCCACCCGGTAGACGTAGAGTTCCGCCTGGCCCTCGGGAAGGTTGTAGGTGTAATTCTTCTGAATTGGCGAGGTGTCGAACTGCATACCGTCCTTGACGGGAGTCCACCCTATGAGCTCCCCGTAGACGATATACCCCTCCGGGATGAGGTCAGCGATCTTCTTGCCGTAGTCCGTCCAGATGTCCGACTGGTAGTAGTGATTCTGGTTCGGGTTGTTGACGTCCTTGATCACCTTGCGGGAGCCGAACACGGCGTCGTAGGTGTAATCCGGCGTCGGGAGCCAGCGATTCAGGAGTCGCTCCAGGCGGCCCTTCTGGCGCAGGCAGGGGACCCGGCCGACGCGAATGCTGGTCCCGTGGAGCTTCTGGGTGATCACGATTTCCCGGCCCGGGCGCAACAGGCGCTGATTGCGGTGGAACTGATCTGTGCTGATATGCTCGGGGAAAAGCTTGGTGTCAACCCTCTTGAACGCCTTCTCCACCTTGGACTTGGCCTGCGGCTGCCGCTTCACTGGAAGGGTGTATTTACGGCAGATCTCGTGGCCGTTGACGGCGTCGAACACGTCGCCCTCTTGCAGCTGGGAGACATCCACGCCCGTGTAGGCGAGTGACTCCAGGGGCATCAGGAGGGCGTCGCTGCGGTGGCCGCGGAGCTTGAGGGCTCTGATCCGGCGATTGGCCTCAAGATAACCCTTCTCGACCTGGTCGCGGTTCAGGGAGGAGTCGCGGAACAGATTGTTGTACGCGGCGTACTCCTCGGAGAGTTGAATCTCGGCGGTGAACGCCAAGGCCAGCTCGCCGGCCTGTTTATCCTTCTGGGTGAGCGCCTGGTGGCCCAAAACTGGAACCCCAACCAAATTGTCCAACCCCGGCAGGGTAATGGTCGCGGGGATCTTCACAACCGTGCAGGCGTAGTTGCTGTTGGCGGGCGGATCGAATTTCAAGGCTTTCTCCGTTATCGAAGATTGAGAAGATCGCCGATGGCGATCCAGGCGACCCATGGCCAAGTGGCGGTGGTGACCAGGGCAATGGCTAAAGAGTCGAGCGCGCCCTCTTTATTGGGGTGCTCAAGAAGATAAGCGCCCCCTATGAAGACGCCTGAGATGATCCCGAAGGATAGATATATCCAGAGAAGGGTAATCAATTATGTGACCATTCGTTCAAAGTCTTCGGCTGCCTCATCGACCTTGATCACCACCCACAAGGACCAATTCACCCATGCGATCGAGCTTGGCCCGCAGTGCATCGAGAGCCTCTGGAATCACGTAGCAGTAGACATCGTTCCTGGACTGCTTGAGCGCCAACGAAGCCGCTAAGCCTTCGACCCGCGCATTGAGCCCCGTCTTGGTAACCACGGCGTCTACCCGCTCGGGGAGTTGGAGGCGGCCGATCGTCCCCGGCTGCTGCTCTTCGTTGAGATCCACCCGAGGGGCCTTGGAGGCATCAGTGATCTCGAGGAGGTCGTAGCCCGCACCGCTGAATGCGGTCCTTATGGCGCTCCGGATTCCATTATCACTGGAATACAGGGTTACCTTCAGCTTTTTCTTCAAGGCATTCTCCTGATATCCGCCACATCCGCGGGCGGTAGGGGGTGTGTTTGGGCATCGCCGCCCACCCCTTGCCCATCTTTACGGCTTTGCGGTGGACTTTTCCAAAATTCGGGGACACTTTGATGGGTGTTAACCCCAACCGCTTCATCTTTTCTAAGTAGATGAAGCCGGTGGCCCGCTCGTAGACAATCTCCCACACGAGTTTCGCGGGGAGTCTGGACATCGCGGAGCCCTCGCCGGCGTTGCACTCGAAACACTCCGGTCGGACGTTGTTGCGGGTCCATGTCCCACCGAGGTATGCGGGCACCGGCCAGTGGCCTATGGTGACTGTTTCCTCGGTGAGTTCTATGCCGCACTCCCCGCAGAGGATTATCTTTCCATTGGGGGTGTCGAGGGCATGGGCGTGCATCATCCAGCGCTTCAGGTTGTACTTATGCCGAGTGTCGGTCATAGCCAATCCGGTTTGTAGTCGTCATCCCAATGGATGGTGGAACCGTCTGGCAGACGCGCGCTCCGCCCGGCAGGAGCGGTCGCGCTGGAGATGCCACAACCGTACGAATCGCCGACAATGACCGCCTCGAATATCTCGCGCCCCAGAGCGTCGGTAACGTGAATGCGCTCGTAGTATTCGGCGTCGTAGATCCGCGCGGCCAGCTGGACCAGTTTCCAGGCGATCCACCGTCTACTACCGATATGGGGGATCACTCCCCGCGCTCTTCCAGCCCGATAGTCGTTTTGTCCAAGAGATTTAGGACGTCGTCCTTGGTGGTGCTGGAGCTGTCGTTGAGCGCCGGGATGCTGCCATTCCAAACATCGGGGAAAAGCTCCTCGGCCATCTTCTCGATTTCCTTCTGGGCCTTGGCGCGGGCCTTCACCGTCTCCTCCGGGCCCTGGTGAAGGTTGTGCAGGGCTACGCGGTCCAGGGCGCCGAGAACGCACACACCCTGGTCGTTGCGGTAGCTGTCCTGGGTCCACCCTTGGTAAATCTCATCCCTCGCCTGAGAAACGAATTCGGATGTCTTCATACCTTGCTCCACTTCGGGTTGAGTTTTTCGCTCAGCTCTTCGCCGAGCGCTTTGTAATCGGATTTGGGCATATCGGGCAGTGGGATATCCTGCCAGCCCGCATTGGGGAGGATTTGGCGCGCGGCCCACCAAGCACCCGCGCCTATGTAATCCTTCGCTACCCAGTTCTCCGGGCCGAATTTGATCTCCGGGATATCCTCGGGAAGGTTGCACTCGATAGGCTTATAGGCCTCGTCGTGGATGACCCAGGAGGATAGAACCTTGGTCGCCAAGGTCCCCTGCCAGGGGGCGAAGGGGGCGAAGCCGAATCCCTTGCCGTACGTGAACTCCGGCCCATCGGCGATGGTGCCCATAGGGTACCAGTTGGGCCCCGGAGCACTAAGGGGGATTGCGCCCCCCTGCTTTGCGCCGTTTACATAGATATAGAGTTTCCAGGGCTCAATGCCAGCCCCCCATGTTCGTGGTGCCCGCCGCGGCCCCTCCGTATACGACCCTATGCAGACGATCTCGGAATCATCTTCATCGGCCGAATACTCCAGATCGAAGGAATGCTTGTCGTACATTCTGGCCACCCGCTCGGTTAGCGGGGCTTCATGCACATCCCTATCGCAATGCCAGCATGACTCCATTATTCCTCCGCCATGATCTTGGCGTATCGCTTATCGGCGTAGGCGCGCTTTTCCGACTCAACCGGGGAAAGCCCCCTCCTGCGCCGAGTCCGCGCCCACTCATTCGCATTGCGACAGGCCTTACATTCTCGACCGCGCCTATCCCTAGTCCACTTGATATTTGGATCGACTAGCGCATGGCCATATGGACACCTGGTGCGCCGCGCAGCCACGTGAGTACCGTGCCGAACCGCGTCGTTCATATTGTCGGCATTGTCGCCCCAGTAAAGGTTCCCGGGACGGTTGTCGAACGGATCGCCATTGCGATGGAGGGCCATGGGCTTATCGGGTGGCGCCGAACCCCAGAAAGTGCGGGTCACGAGCACGTGGACGCCCAGCTTCTTGACCTTACCGTCGCGACTGAGCGACACCCATGGGCGCCCATCCGCCGAGTGGGGCCAAGGGGTGAGCACCCTGCCCGGCATCCGGCGATCGATGAAGCCGCCATGCAGCGAGACTTGCTTGATAACCCTGTCGACAGATCGGATGCGCCCCTGGTCGCTGGCCTGATAGAGACCTTCATAGCCGGGTATGTCGCGCCACAGTTCGGCATCGAATTCCACTAAAACATTCCGTTCGCTCTTGCCGGGGGCTGCTCATCAAATCGCCTCTCGGCCGGGTACCAAATAGGTCCGCCATGAGGGGAATCCATCTTGACTAGCAATCCCTTTGTCACCATCTTGTCCAACTGGCGCTCGGCCGCCGCCTTCTGCGCGGGGCGGGGCTTCCGAGTTTCGTAGAGGTCCATCGCAGCCTGCTCGGCGGATAACCCACTGGGCCCGGCATTCTTCGCCGAGACCAATAGGTCGCATCTACGCACCGAAAAATCGCCCGTATCAGGATTGAGGAGCAGGTGGAAGGGGCCCACCTCGTCGGCAGGCTGACGTACGTGCCGGAATCTGATCGCAAGATCCCCCGGCTCGCCCGACAGAACGATTACCGATCCCGTGCCGCTAGTGAGCCAGGTGGAGCCGTAAACATCGGCAACGCCGCCGGTGCTATCGGCATTCACTTTCTTCATGTGGTGCAGCTCACATACCTCAACCCCCGCGCTCACCAGCCACTGGCGCGCCTGGTTGTAGAGTGCGCCGACCTCGTCGCTGGACAAGCCGATGGCAAAGTCCTTGACGGAGTCGATGTAAACCGTTCCCGCGCCCACGGCCTGAGCCATGCGCAAAAGAAGACCCGGCTCAGAGGCGATGTTGTTGATCGGCGGCCCCGGACGGATGAAGAGCCTCCCCGCAATCAGGGGAATCTCATCCTCGCTGAACTGCCTCAACATGGAGCGCTGAAGCTGCTTGGGGCGGTCGGCCGCCAAGTACAGGATCGGCTCATCTGATGCGACCACCGGAAGGCCTAAGACTTCGTCCTGGAGTCCGAGCTGAGCTCGGACCAAGCGGCCGGCGAGTGTCGACTTGCCCAGGCCAGGCGGGGCGGCAAGCATCAAGCTCTCCCCCGACGCCCAGAGACACTCCGACTCTGTACCCCAGATGGGCCTGGCGCGGGTGTCGGAATTGAACATCCATTCCGCGCCGTCGATGGGCGGGAAGTCCCCCCACGGGTTGTCGCTATCGGCCGACTGAGCGGGGGCCGCCGCGGGGCTTTCGGCGCCCTCGCCCCCCTCCCGCACCAGCGAGAGCTTCCGCTCCGGCACGGCCCGCGCCTTGCCCACCGTTTTATTGAAGCCGGAGTCGATGGTGGCTTCTATTTCGTGATCCATGAGCCCGATCTGGCGGGCCGCATCCATCAGTGCATCCCGGGCAACATTTTCATTCAAGGTTCCCGCGTTGACAAACTCAGACAAGTTTGCGGAGGCCTGGAATAGGGTGGAGTTTCTTGTGCCCTCCACCGCATTGAGGAGGTTGTCGATCTCCCCCTTGAAGGCCGCGGCAGTATAGGCATCACTGGGTGGGACTAGCGGCCCGATCGGGCGTGGAGGAGCTTCCTTCTTTGGCTCGATCCGGGAAAGGAATCCGTCTATTTTGAAACCCTCCTGAGTCGAGCAAAGCTAATAGCGGTAATAGATCCACCAGGGTCCGCAGGTTGGACCGCTGAGCAGCGGGTCCATGTAGGCCCGCCGCCGGGAGACCCGACGCAACCACACCCAACCCGCATCCCGGGTGTTCACCGGGCGCCAAGCGAAAAATGGAACCAGGGGCCCATATCGAAATAGGCTCACGCCTTGCTCCAGAATTCTGGCATATCCCCCGCCAGGGACCAGCAGGGGTAGTCGCGCGCCGACCTCTTAAACAGCCTCTCGCCGTAATCAGCGGAATCGGAATTCTCGTTGGTTACCGTAGAGGGGTCTAGGCAATAACGCCCTTTGGAGTGAGAGCCTGCGCGATGGATTTCGAAGGCGGACAGTCCCGAGAAGGTCTCATGGCAGCTGCCGCAATGGGCGGTGCGGACCCCGCCCCATCGAGCGTCGCAACGAGCGCAGCCGAATGTCATTGCAGCTCCTCGGATGAGTAGATAAGCGGGTCTAGCAGCGCCAGTAGGCACAGCGCTCCGTCGTCAAAAGCGTGCCCCACGTCGTAGGCCAAGTCGGTCGGAGAAGGGTTGGTAAAGGGCTGGCGACCCTCGGCGGCCAGCCGCAGCTTCTCGACCAACTCCCGAATGGGCTTCAGGACCTCCCGGGCCGCCGCCGCCATCAATGCCGTCGGCTGATGCCCATCGCATAGCGGGGGAATGGCCCGGAGGACTGCCTCAACAACTGGATCGCTCATAGCAGTCCCTCGTATCTTTCCTGCAGCTTGCGAAAGCGACCGCACTCGACATGCGACCAGGCAAAGCCCGGCAGCTTTCTCCGCCAGGCATCCCGCGAGTGCCCCAAGGTCCGGGCAACCTCCGCGTACGAGCACCCATCCAGGAGCATCTGATAGCCGGCCGACAGTGTCTCCTCGCTGATCCGCGGAGGCTGGGGTTTCTTCAGGCCTTTCCGCTCCCTGGCGCGGTTGACTGTGCGGTCGGTGACGCCGACGATCTGAGCAACCTCTTTGTTGGTCAGGCCCTGTCGGATAAGCTTGGCGATCTGGACGCGGCGCTCCTCGGCCCGCTCAAGACCCCGGTGGGTCATTCCTCCCCCACGAGAAGTGACTCCGCCACGGCGAGGAGTTTGCGGATCTGTTCGGCAGATTCCTCGGCTGCCATCTGAATTCGATCCTCTTCGGTCATCACGTCGCCCCACGGGTCGCTCCACGATTCCGTGTGGTGATATCGCTTCCCTGCGGTGGCCACCGCCGAAAGAATGCGGTCGATCACCGCCAGCCCCGTCGCCTCGAAGCCGTAGTAATAGGCTTGCATCCGAGCATCGGGTAGAGGCTTGGCGAGTTCGCGGAGGATCTCTTCGGCGGTCATTGCCCCGTCGAGGATGGATTCGGTCATGCGATCACCTCGGTGAAGGGGCCCTCGTGATCACGGTGGGGTAGCTCGTCGCTGTCCCACCTGACCCATGCACGCCCGATGCGGTCCTCCACCCTGGTGTTGGACGGGACGTCTGCCCAGCGATGCCACACCCGAGGCTTCGCCTTACCGGCCTCTTCCGTCAGCTCGACCTTCACCGCCGACACCCAGGTACCCGCGGCGTAGCCCGCGATCCCGGAGCTCGCGTCAGTCTCATCGCTGAACAGCGACAGGAACCCGAGCTCATCCCACTTGGCGGTCGCCGCCTCTTTGTGCAGGATCTTCCCGTGGTCTTTAGTTAGAACTTCTACTGCCATCCGATTTCTCCTTCAGTGCTCATCGGTCCAGGATTGCCACGGGGAAGGGGTCAGTGGCGGCAGGGTTGTTTCAATCATCACTTCATTTCCCGATCCTTATAGTAAATGGCGTAGTAGATGACGTCGTTTTCCTCGTCGTAGTCGAGGATTTCTGAGCCGACGAATACACCCAGGTCTTCGTCAATATCCTCAACGGTCATCCGTTCGCCCTTCTCCAGGCAGCAGCGAGGAAGAGCGCCTTGAGCCACCATTGATTGGGGCCCGGCAGCACCGTTCGGGACCAAGCGTGCATGTGAGCGAGTAGGTCGACACGGTCCTCGTCGGGCATATCTGGAACGCCCAGATGCGCAAACAACTCGTCCGGCGTCATTTCTTTAACGTCGAGCACGATCCCTCTTGTCGTAATACTTCTCAATGGCGGCGTTATGCTTCTCGTGTATCCACTCGCTCATGAAGGTCTCGTGCCACAATCCCTTCTCGGGGTCGCACCACCCGAAGGTAAGTGGGAAGGCGGCCGACAAGATCTCCTCGATAAAGCACCAGGGCGAAAAGGGTTTGCACGCACCCAGGGTCCAAAGTGGCCAGGGCAAACCTAGCCACCATTGCCTAAAGCGAAACTTCATGACGCACCCTTGAGGATCTCTGGGGAAGGCTTTATGATCCAGGTGTATTGCCGCCCGTTCACCCTTGATGGCGGAGCGCAGACATACCCAGAAATTCCCCGGTAATCAATGCCGGGGCGGACGCCGGCGCGGTTTCCGTCCCCCGTGGGGAGGACATACCAGTGCTCCCCGCTATCCTCGCGGACAGTGCTGACCTTGCCGTGGATCGGCGGGAAGACGTCATCGCCCAATTCCAGAAGGGATTGGTAGCCCTTGGCCCCGTCGATATCGATCACATCGAATGCGTGACCGGTGGGGATGCCGATGTTGTATTCGGCCTCGCTCCACCACGCCTTGATCTGCTTAGGATCGGTAGTGGCGTCGTAGAGCCCGTGGCCGAGTTTCCCGCACTCCCCCTTGCACACCCCTCGGAGAGGATCTCCCTTGGGGTGTGCTGATGGGATGGCGGGGAGCTTGTCGCCCACCGCCAGGGGGAATACGGGCCAACCGGATTTCGCGTACCAGAGTGCCGAGGGGCCCAGCTTCGCGGGTTTCGGTTTGTTGATGGCGGCCTCCAGCTTGTCGGCCGCCTTCTCGTCGCCCCGCTGGACCGCCTCGACGAACTCTTGGAGCTTCCGCTCTTCCTCGGTCTTTTTGCAGCCGGGGTGGGTCTGCTGGCCGACGTACAAAACTCGCATGCCGGTTTGGCATTCTTCGCAGCGAGAGAAGGCGAGCAAGAGAACTCCTTAAGGATTGGTCAAAACGGGGGCTCGGAATCGTCCCAGTCGCTTGATGCGCCGCCCCCGCCGAATGACGGCTCCGACGCCGTGGGCTCCTCCGCCTGGCCTGTGCCATCCAGATACGCCTGGAGCGTTTCATCCAGGGCGATGGCCGCGCTCAGGTCTTGGGGGGTCCAGGAGCCGAAGACCGGCACCCAGTATTCGTTCGTGCCCGCCATGCGGGGGCCGTCGAAGCCGGTGATGGCTACACCCGGCTCCTTGTCGAGGCTTTTCCCCTTCTTGAAGTCGAAGAATTCGGAGAGGGCCGCGCCCGACAAGAGAAGGTTGCCGATCACCAGCTCGTCGCCGTCTTTGAAGGCGACGTACAGGCTGTTGGCAAACTTGCCCCCCTTGCCCTTCATCACATCTTTGATGTCGTTGTAGAGGCCTTCGGCGAGTACGGTGGCGCCCGCGCGAACCACCAGGGGCTCCGTCCGGGTGTCGCGGATCTCATTGCTGCGGATACCGGTGTTGCTGGGCTTGTGGAATCCGGTGATGGAATTCAGACTATCCAGTACTACGAAGTGGAACGGGGTGCCGACGGCGCGCTCCGCCTCTGCGGACTTATCCCAATACGTGATGCCCCCGCCGTTCGTTCCCTTAAGCTTAAACCAGCGCTTTACGGGAGAATTGCTGCTATGAGGTTTACTGAGGCTCATGTGTTTCCTTTGGTTGTTGGGTTAGCGGCCGGTGAGGCGCCAATAGAGGTAGAACAGGTATGCCGACACGCGGCGGTAGAGTTTCTTCATTGCCTTCCCGCTCTCTTGACGGCTTCCCCCCAGGCGTCTCCGCAATCCTGGCGGGACTGGACCACCTGTACCCATCCGATTTGACGTCTGGTGGGGGTTTGGACGCCGAACTCGTTCCAGTCGAATGTGTCAGCTAGGTGGCTGACCGATGAGGTGGGGACGCCATTTTTGTTGACCAGTCGGGTGCCGTCGGCGCCCACCCCGATATCGGCCAAGACGTGTCCGATGATGCATTCGGGCTGCCCGGAGATGAAGTATGCACCGATGGACTTGCGCCAAGGTTGTTCTTTGGCGAGTTCGACTATGCGGTCCTGGATGCATTTGAAGGGGATGAGCTTTTGGCCCAACTCGCTCATGAGCCCTCCTTTAATGAGGTGAAACAAAGCATCGAATACTCATCCCTGGTAAGACGGTGGCTGCAGTTCAAACACTCGATGGTGTCCGACCCCGCGAAACTTCCAAGGGTTCTTTGAACGCATTCCGGGCATTTGGCCAGGCGCCGGCTCCACGCCCTGGATATGCCGATAATGCCATCGGACTGCCGCCACGCCGTCCCGATGCGGAGCGACCTGGAAACACCATCCTCATGTCTCACCAGATCGGCCACGGGGAGGTTGCCCACATCTTCGAGAACTTCTTCGACCTCGTTGATGACGTCCAATGCGTGAACATTCAGCGGGGGCGAAGGCTCCGACGAGGACGAGACTTTGGCCTCGCCGGATTGCCCCCACAGTCCGCCCTTGAACATCTCCAAGACTTTCCTGATAACCCGGAGTTCGTCGTACTGCTCTTGCAATTTTGCGATGCATCCGTGGCACAGGGTGTCCATGCGGGTGGTGAGCGCCGCCCCATCGGGGGTGAGGGCTACGCAGTATTCTCCGGAATAGCAGCGGTGATCGCTGTCGTCCAATTACTCCTCCGAGATTTCGAGCAACTCGTTCAACAGGGTTCCGAAGTCGACCTCCTTGGTCCACCGGCGCTTCACATTGCCGTCGCAGTAGAAAACATTCACGCTATGGACAATGCGGCCCAGCCACTCCCCCTCCGCTTCCACCTCGACGCCTGTTATCGCCGCCCGGTCGATGCCGGATGCCCGCGAGGCCCAGATTTCGATGGCGTCCCCGTACTTCATCGCTGCGCTGCCAAGGTCTCGCGGACATTGGCGAAGGTCTGGCGCTCGACGAACTTGCCGTCCACCCACACCGGCTGCAGGACCGAATGCTTCTCCTGGTAGCCGCCCGCCTGCTCGTGCAGTTCCAACTCCCCGTCGGGGCCGGTGGGCAGTACCGCCAGGCGGCCGGTGGCGCTCTTCTTCGTCCCGTCGTCGGTGACCGGGTCTTTCAGAAGGTTCACGCCCTTGCCGTTGACCTCTGCCCAGGTAGCCTTCATGGCGGAGCCGAGGGTGTCGCGGGTGTTCATCTGGTAGGTGTAGGAGCCCACGCCGAAGACGATGTTCGACGAGGCGAAACCCTTGCTCGCCAGGTTCTCGGTGATGGCGCGGGCCCGCTCCACCGTGATGGAGTCGCCGTAAATGGCACCCACGTGGGGGTTGAGCTCCGCGTAGCCCGCGTCGTTAACGGTGTAGCCAAACTCGTTGGCCAGCAGTGTAATGACGCCGTATCGTTCGGCTCGGGTCTCGCCATTCGGGTCGCCGCAGATGATCTTCTCCGGGTCGCCGGAATCCGGCCGGATGACCAGCTTGCCGTCGCGGGCGAGGATCTTGCCCCTCAGCGCCGGGAGGTACTCGGTGAGCACCCGCCACAGGTCGAAGGTGTCCGACACCACCGAGACGATGCCCGTGGGGTACAGGTCCAGTAGGCGGGAGAAGGTCTCCAGCTCACCGTTGGTCTCGATACCGGTACACATCACTGAGTGCTCGGTTGCGGCAACTGACCCGGCAATATATGGCCCGCCATAGTAGCGGTCGATGAAGTCCATCGCCACGAGGGTGTCGGTGCCGTTGAACGACAGCAGGTGGGCCGCGCCGGACGCCGCCGCGGTCTCATGCGAAGACATCCCCCGATAGGAGAAGTCGTGGCACTGCCAATCCACGGCCTCCAGCGGAGCCCCGGTGCGAATGGCCGCCGCCTCCAGAACCTTGCGGTACTCGTGGGCGATCGTGGCGGACGTGCTGGCCTGCCAGTACCCGGCCGACAAGCCGGTTTCAATGTAATTCGTCAGCCAGAAAAACCTCGGGTCCGTGTTCTCGACCGTGAAGCTGGGGACCCGGATCGGGACAAGCGTGCCCTCCGGCACTGCGCAGAACTTCAGCGGCAGATACCCCAGCCGATGGAGTTCGCGGATGTGATCCGAACCGATATCATTCGGGCCCAGCACCTGCTCCAAGCGCTTCTCGTACAGATCCGCCACGAGGTCTTCATCCGCGGCGAAGAACGGCTCGAAGGCATCCATCAGATGCTTCTGGATGTAGGCCTGCAGACCGAAATGGACGGTCTTGTCGACGCCAGGGATGCGGCTCTTGCGGGCGGTGAGGTTGGAGTAGACCCGGGTGACCTTGCCGGCCAGCTCATACTGGCGACGGTGGTCTAGCTTATAGCAGTCGGTAGCCCAGAGGGCCGCAATGGGGCTGAAGTCAGTCACAATAACCCTTTCAGGGCGGTGTTCAATAAATGGTGGTAAACGGGGAGGATCAGCGTGGCCACGTCCACCCGGTTATGCCCGGGGTGGGAATCGGTGGTGATGATCTGCTCGTAACAGTTGCGCAAAAGGTGGGCATTGCCGGAAAAGATTCCGTGGGTAACCCACAGCCCCAGCTTTTCGCGGGGCAGGCCGGTGGCGTCAGCGAGGCCCATGAAGGTTCCGCCGCCGTCGCAGATGTCATCCACAACGAGGTACCGACCGTGTTTTGGCAGGCGCTCCGTCATCTTGATGCCACGGATCTGGCCGGTGTCGAAGTCGCGCTCCTTCCCGGCCTGGTACCAGTCCATGTCGAGGCGGTTCGCCACGGCGCGAGTGCGCTCCGTGGCGCCCCTATCCGGGGCGATGAGAGCGTGGAACTTCTTTTGCGAGGTTTTCAGCGCCCGCTCGATCAACGGCGCGTGGTCGGCGACAACGACATCGTTTAGGCACGCCACGACCATCTGACTGTGCGGATCGAGGATGACCACCCTGCGGGCGCCAACCGCATTCACGAACTCCGCGTAAACACCGGCCCCCATGGGCTCACCGCGATCAGCTCGGGCTGCCGGCGCATAAGGTAGCAGTAGGGCAAATTCCTGAGAGCGCCCGAGGGCGACATCGGATAGCAGACCGGCCTTCACCAAGTCGTTGGGGTCACTCCCCCGCACACACGCCACCCAGGCCTTGATATTCGGATGATCAGGGATGTTGCGGAGGTGGTGCTCCCCGCCAGGGAAGGTGAACACCTCGGGCTCGACGGCCTTGTCATCTTTTTCAAGGATTCCATCGGCGGTCACAGCACGCATGGAGATGCTCATAGATTTCCCTTGGCTTTCTGGCGGTTGATCCAGTCATACAAAGTCGACTCGTTGAGGTTGAATCGCTTCGCTATTTCCTTCTTGGTCAAGCCTTGGTCGCGGAGCTTCTTGTACTCCTCAAGGCGTCCCTTGGTGAGGAGGGTGGGGTCAATGCGCGGCCGAGCTCTTGGGTCATCGATCTCGTTCTCTTCCCAAGCCAGGGGGTCCGGCCAGCCGAGCTTTGCCGCACGCCTGCGAGCCTTGGTGCACGCGGGGCCCTGCGGCGGGGCAGCAAGTTGCAGCTCGCGCCACAGGGCGTCGATCTTGCGCGCCGTCCCCGACTCCACCCTGTCCACCGAGCGCGGATCATCAGGGCGCAAAATCCTGGTCGTAGCGGTAACACTCATACCGAGGCGCTCGGCCAAGTGGGCGACCGTGAAGCCGCGGGAGTGCAGGGACTGCAGTCGCCGCCGAGACCCAAGAACGGGGATCATGCCCCTGCCGCCCTCGCGGAAATTCCCATCCACCCGGACGGCAAAAATCTTGTCAGCGGTCGTCGACCAAAGGGACTCCCGCTCGGGAATCTGAAGGAGAGTGTTCAGGCTTAACCCCGTAACCCACGAGACGCGTTGAGCGCTCACCCCGGCATCGGCCAGGGCTTTTAGATGCTCCTGGACTGGCCCAGCGGGCACATGCCCCCGCCACACCCCCTCATCCCTGGCGCGCCGCAGATAAGCTCGATGGTGGGCGCCGCACATGCCCCGCTTAAACTTCGATGGAGTCTTGGAACAATTCGGAGATGCAGCGCACTGACTCATGAAGACTTTCGGCCGTAGATCTTGTTTCGTTCATGCGCGGTCAGCCCGCCCCACACACCCAGGCGAACGGGCTCATGCTCCTCAAACGCCAGGCATCTCTCCAAGCATTTGTTTCGCATCTTCTCGGAGCATTCGGTCTGGCAGATCTTCTTGGCCTCTGACCACCCATATCCGTCTTCCCCGCAGAAAATATCCCACTTACCAGCACACGGTGTAGACATATGGTTACTCCTCGGGTTGCTCGGGTATCACCCTCCTGCCAATGGCGCGCACCGCCGGAGGGGAGGTTAGGTAATCAATTGCACGTTCGAAGAACGAGATATCGTCGCGGGCATGGCCCAGCACATCTGCATTGCAGGGGTTGCAGAGGAGGCCTCTCACCATGCCGGTCTCGTGGTCATGGTCTACGCAGAGTGGCTTCTTCCCGATCCCCTTCGCCCTTTGGCAGATGGCGCAGGTGCCCCCCTGCTCTGCGTATATAAGCCAATACTCCTCGGCCGATATGCCGTAGGTCCTCGACCAATTCCTCTCGCGGGCGCTGGTTCGCCTCCGCTTCTTTCGCTCGCGCTCATGCGTGATGCAACGGTTGCCCGGAACGGGGGTGCCGTCGGCGTTGAGCGCCGGCTTCCTCTTCGGGATTGCGGCACCAGACTCCTCGGCAGCCTTTTTGCAGTCGATGCAGACGCGATTTACGTCAGGCAATTGTTTACCTCGATATAATGTCGATGATCTCGCCGAGTTGCTCGCCGATGGCGATAAGGGCCATGCAGATGAAAAGCAACAGGAGTGCCCGCAGGAATGCGAAGAATTCCATTAGAAATTTCCTTCGGCTACCTGAAGGCACTTCAGCCCCATGCGGCGCCATGTCCGAACCACCTGGTCCCGATCATCCAAAATGAACAGGACATTGTATTTGCCCCGGATGTGCTCATTGAAGAGCTGATGCTTGACGAGAAAATCGGGCAGCTTATTTCCCTGCTTATCCCGCGCGTCTGCTGGCCGCATGAGCAACCGGTCAAACGGGATGTTGTTATCGTTCAGCCACTGAATGGTGTCGTCGTAGCAGGTGTGGTCCCGACCGGACACGAAGATGATCTCCGGATGGTCCTCGCCAGGGTTGTGGTAACGCAGCAAGAACAGAACGTTAACCAGCCATGCAATCTCTGGATGGAGTTCGTCCTCCAAGACTTTTGTGTAGTCGAAGGGCGAGCGGCTGACATTCCTGGCGACAGTCCCGTCTATGTCCACGATGATCGCATCGGGTAGTGTGGCGTCGCGCTCCACCGGTTCCGGAACGAAAGGCTCGGCCGTGATCTTCGGCCACTTCTCCATGGGGAACTGCCTGGCCTTGGCTTCGATCACCCGGGGGTCGATGTAGCGCTCTAGCGGGGTGCCGGCCTCTTGGGTCCAGCGTCTATATGCCCTGCGCTTGCATTCGTCTACGTCGGTTTTGATGTCGACGACTTCGAATTCTGCACCGTATTGGGTGGCGAGCCGCGCCCACTGGCGAAGAAACTTCGGATTAAGATTCGTGTTGTCGATGACGATGTTGACGTTTTGCTTGAGGAATGCCTCAACCTGGGCCTTCTCGGCAATGGTGACGCGGTCTTCGTCTTCGGTTTTGCCCGTCCACCAGGAGTCTAGGAGCTGCCGGCGGATGAGGTCCCGGTTGATGGTGACGGCGTCGTGTTGCCTGGCGATTTCCCGCGCACGGGTGGATTTCCCGCTTCCGGGGAGTCCGCGCATTGCCCAGATTTTCATGACATTCCTTTAGCTATCGGGACGCTTGAGCAGCTACTCCATCAGCTGCACCTGTTGGCGAACTCGCCAGAGGGAGTCGACCATGTTGATCTGGATCTCAGGGCCCCGCGCCTCCCGAATGACCGGGATGGGCTTACGCCAGCGCTTCGGGGTCAGGGCCCGCCGGACCTTCTGCCAGCGGTTGAGCTCGGCATAAATCGCCGGACTGGCCGAAGTGTAGGTAACGCTCTCGACTACGGCCTCGAACTCATCATCACCTCGTTTGTAAATGACTTCGGAGCCCGGCTTGATATCCGGACCTTTAAACTTGTCGGTTGCGCTCAAACTGCACCAGCCTCTCGATAGCGTCCAACTTTTCGCTGAAGCAATCCGGGTCGAAATCCTCTTTCTGGATTTTTGTGCGGGCCTCTACATAGGTGAGGGGCGGGCCGTAGTCCTCAAGAGACTTGAGGTACTCCCACGGGGAGTTGCAGGAACATCCCCCGTCGGTGGAAACCCGATAAGAGTTGGTTTCCTCGTGCCACCACACCCCGAGAACACGCCAGTCGTAGCATTCCCGATAGGTGCTAACCTCCACGACCTCTGTGAGGTTGAGGTTGCTATAGGTTCCGTAGGTCATGAAATGCCCTTTCAGAGGGGTTGGTACATCTCTTCGGCCGGCCACTTGCGTCCGCAGCCTGCGCACCGCCCCCAGCCGGACCTACTCAGCGCGTACCTAAGCCACTGCAAATGGCAATCCGCGCATTTGAGCGCCCTGGGGTTGCCCGTGCACGTCATCTGGTGCCTGGAGATTAGAGTGGCTGGAGCATTGTGGGGGCAGTCACGCGCTACCGGGACGCTGTTCCCGCCACACGGGACCTCGCTCGACAGCATCTCCTCAAGCTCAATTATGGAAATGGTTTGAGTATCGCTCACCAAACCTCCTCCAGAATCTCCACATAGTCAGCGGGGAATGTCACCCGCCCCCGTGGGTAGTCATGATTCACCGGCGGATAGACGGCCAGGTCGAACTCATACATTTGAGTGGCCTCGACGGACTCCGTGACAAATTCAACGGCCTCTTCAAGGTCGGTGAACATGATGTAGGCGGGGTTATCGCCGCAGCCCTGGCAGGAGAACTCGGTGATGACTCCCCGGCCCCACAGCTTCTCGATAAGGGTGGCGATACCCTCGTCTACCATGACTTCGCCCGACCAATGCTTTAGGGCGGTTTGCTTATGCTTCATCGATCATTCCTATGGAGCCGTCTTCACGTAAAAGAACCCACTCACCGCGGTAGCGGACGGGGATATCGGCGGGCTCTTCCCAGGGCTTGACGTGCCAGCCCTCTTTTGCTGCAGCCCTGGGGTTGACGGTGGCCCAGCCGTGACACCCGCGCGTTCCGTCACCGCACAGGTAACTCGCATTTGCCACCTCCCAGTGGCGGGATTTCGGCATCTGGGAGCGGTTTCTGCGGTGATGCAGGGTTAGGCCGCCGCCGCTCCCGCAACGTTCACAAAGATCGTCAGCCCTATTTCGTACGATCTCCCGGCATTGCTTCTCGTTCACGCTTGATCGACCGCGACCAGGCGGTCAACGATCCACTGGACACACGGGATAGCGACGGAGTTACCCAACTGGCGATATCGCTGAGCATCGCTCTGTCCATCCGTATATCCGTCGGGGAATCCCTGCAATCTTTCGCACTCCAGGGGAGTTAACCGGCGAACTCCAATGAGGTCGCCACCTGTAGAACAAATCATCGGCTTGCTAGATCCCCCAGATCCAGTTCTAATGGCGTAGGCGGGACCGGTCTCGTCCCACTCGATCTCCGCCCCGTCCTTACGCCCTCGAAGGGCAATGGAAAATGCCGGCAATGAGGTGTCCCGCCTGTGCTTGATTGTCATCGGCGCCACAAGTCCCGACGCCGTTAGCCGTCAAGGCCGCGACTGGATCTGTAGATGCCCGCCGGCTGCCGCTTCCGCATCTATCCGATAGCCGCGGGTGCCCCCCTTGTAGGGTGGAGACGGTTACTCGTTCGCTATTGCCCGCAGAGCTTGCTCCAGCGGCTCCGGCAGCTTCCGGCCCCGCTTCGCGGCCCTGCGCAGAATCCCCTGACACGCCTTGGCGCTCAAAAAGTACTTCCGCAGATGTTCGCCCGGAGTCTCCAAGATGCTGGAGAGATTCGATGGAGCATTCGGCTGGTCGAATGAAATCAGTCCACCCACTATTCCCGGCCAGGTCGTTAGGAACTTGTCGACTTGATTGTCTGGCATAGTTTATAAACTCCGTCAGTGCGATCGAAATAGATGAGGCCGCGGGAGAGAAGGTCGGGGACGAGGTCATCGAGAGATCGATGCGCTCGCTGATGCTCAGAAGCATTCGCGCACAGGAATAGATTGTCGATTCCGTTATCGGTCTTGATGGTGTTGATGTGGTGCACGATCTCGTCGCTTCGCAGAGCGCGGCCCAGGTGTCGCTCCATGACCACTCGATGCTCGACGAGGTATTTACCGTTTTCCAATCCGCTAATGACGTGTCCGCCGCTTGTGAGCGTTCGCCTTTTTCGACAAGAGGTAAACCCGAGTTTTCTGGCCCGTGTTGAGACCTCGCTAGACCGTCGTCCAAGTAGCTCAGCAAGTTCGCCCAGGCTGATGGTTCCGCATCGAGTTCGAATAATTTCATCCTCATCCGAAGTCCATCGACGGAGCTCATTTTTGCGGAGCCCGAGTTTCGACGCCCTATGGGCAATGGCGGATTCGCTACGTCCAAGATGAGTCGCAATATCTCTGAAACTACTTGAGCGATAATGAGCGCGGATGAAGTCGTCTTCCGCTGGAGTATATGATCGACCCGCTGGCATACGAAGAACAATCGCCTCCTACGCTGTGGCACGCCAAAGAATTGCGCGTCCAGAATATCCATGTTCACAAAGTAACCGAGATCATTAAGGTCATTGAGGATGAGACGAATATCCCTACCCTTATTGACGCTGAGTAGCCCCGGAACATTCTCGCCAATGAAGTATGCGGGTCGATTTTCATCGAGTATCCGATACACCTCACTCCAGAGGCCTGACCGCGCGTCCCCCAGGCCCGCGCGCCTCCCCGCCACCGAATTGCCCTGACAGGGCCAGCCAGCCGTTATAACCCCCCGAGAGGGGACGAAGCCCGCAGCGGTCAGCGTCGCCGAAGTAATGTCGCATACATCCGGGAAGATCTTGGCTTCCGGAAAATGTCCGGCCGAGCACCTTCTGGCAGTGCTTGTCGATCTCCACCGCCGCAACGGTCTTAGCCCCTGCCCGCTGAAGCGCGAGCGAGAATCCGCCGATACCCGCGAATAGATCAACATGCGTTAACGTCATCATTCCCCTACCGGGCGTTTTACCGGGCGTTTAGATACGCCGCCCTTATGCTGTTCGACAGAGACTGCCAGGCGGACAGCGCCTTCTTGATGGCGTCCAGACGCTCCTCGGCATATTTGAATGCCTCTAGGGCGATATCCTTGGCTTCACGCTCATCCATTGTTTCGAGCGTGGCGTGCTGGCCACGGTCGGCATAGGGAACGTCCTTATCGACGTTGATCTTCGCCAAGGCGTAGGCCTGGTCGAAATTCCGGTCAGCCTCTTTGTGCGCCCGGAAGAGATCCCGCCACTCCAGCAGTGCGACATCCAATGCTTCGACAAGCTCTTGAATACGTCTCTCGACGGTTACCGGGTCGAGGTCGTCGGCGCCGGGTGGCCGGGTGTCAACCTGCTGAACGGGCCTCTCCGGCTCTTTTCGCGGTGTTGATGGTCGAGAAAGGCTCACAGCTTGGTGACCTCGTAATGGGTTTCAAAAAACAACCACGGCCGGTTGCAATCTTCGCAAACCACCTTGCCGCAATTCTGGTCGAATCGCCTCTTCACGACCGCCAGGTGATAGTGGCAAAGGCTGCGATAAGTGCGGTCGGCGCAACCCTTAGCCATAAAGTCGGCCGACTCGTTGCACCCCGGGGACTCGCACTGGATGGAGAATTCGTATGCCGAAAGGTCAACGGACTCGATCAGTGGAGCGGTCATGAGATGCCCACCGCTTCGCCCCAGGTGCGGCCGGCGTCTTGCCGCTCCTGGGCCATCTGAACCCAGTTAACCTCTTCCCCGTCCATTTCCAGGCCGAATTCGGCCCAGAGGTGGTCGAACACTTCGACATTGAGCCAATTGGTTTCAAACTTCGCATCGATCAGGCCGAGTCGCCATAACCCATGACCGACGAGGCAGGATGGGCCACCCGCCTGGACGTATGCGCAGGTGTAGTGATCATCCCGGTAGACGTAGTCGGGATTGCTCGCGGCGACCATGCGGATCTCGTTGATGAGCTTTTGTCCGAGTTCGCTCATTAGTTCTCCTTGATGGGCTTAAGTTCCCCGGAAATGTCGACCATTTCCCGCTCGTACGTAGTCCAGCCCTCCCCATCCCAATGGTGGATGCGAAGGCCCTTAACGTTCCGGCCGTATTTCTTGAGGATCGCACCGTAATATGACAACTGGATGGTGTAGCCGCCCAGAGCATTTGGCTCCACTACGTCCTTGAATGGCGGTAGGTAGACTTCTTTCTTGTCTGTTACCGACGCGTTCGTCTTGTAGTCCTCAACCCACAACCCGTCGGGTTCCACCACGAGGCGGTCAATCAACCCGCAAGACAACGTCTCGGGGTCGGCGACGAATTCCTCGTAGTAGGCCACCTCGGCTTTTCTCTCTTCGGTGAAAAACTTCTGGACAATCGGCCGCAGCACCGGGTTTTTCGTCAAGCAGGACTCGTCGGTGCCGCCCTTTAGGGTCTTGGACAGCTCCAGATATCTGCCATACAGTTCCAGCGCGGCATGGAGAGACGTCCCGAACGAGGTGGAAGCCTCGCTATTGAGCTGCCACATCGCCAGAATGTCATCGGCGGACACCCCATGCTTGGCGGCCATCTTCTCAGCAATGGTCTGCGCCAAGAATGGCGATTTGTACTGACTGGCGAAGGTGGAGCCGCCGCGGTACTTCCGGCCCCGGTGGTCATAGTAGGTGTGGGCCACCGGATCGAAGATGACCTCAGCCCCGGACACCCGGCACTTTTTGAGAATGCCCTGGGGTTTGGTCGGCGCGGCGGGCTCACCCCGGTTAATGTCCAGGGGGTTTGACCCGACGCGGTTCCAGATCTGCTGCAGCTTCTGGAGGCCGATCTCAAAAGCTTCTTCGTGGGAGGGGGCCTCTATTTCAAAACTGGGCTGCACATTTCCGTAAGATTGGCACGGAATAGTGCCCCCAATTGTTACCTTTACGGTAATTGTCGTTTCCTTGGGTTTGCGCTGTCCAGCGGCTTGGGAGAGAAAGTTTTTGGCCTTACCGAAGCTTGACGTCCGGCAGGATGGTGGTCGGCTTGAAGTTCACCTGGTAGAAGTCGGTGCTGACGTTGGCGCCGTCCACCTGCTCCACGAGATATGAAACGTTGTCCGACAGTCCCAGAAAGTGCTTCTTCAGGGAGCCGTCGCCCATCTTGCACACCACATCGAGCTTCTTTGATCCGGTGTCGGGGAAGATGGCGCACCGACCCTGGATCTCCAGGAGGTAGTTGTCGGTGATGCCGTTGAAGAACACGATCCGTCGGGGGATCTCGAAGTTGTCGGCCGCCTTGGAAAGGTTCTCCGATGCGACATCGGCGTCGGAGTAACATGACGAGAGGCCGAGAATGAGGCCGGTCGCGACCACTGCGGTGAAGATCTTTTTCATGGTTATTCTCCCGGTAGCCAGTGCAAGGTGTCCCCCGGCTCCATGGTGTTACCGAGCCAGGACCACAGTTGAGTGATATACGGAGAGGTGAACACCTCGGTTTTATCCCCGTAGTGGACCTCGTACCGCACGTCTTTGCGGTCGTACGAGAGGTTGTAGATTGTCATTCTTGCCTCAATCCGCCCCTGGTTCGGCGCTTCCTTCGTTGGTATTCGCGCGCATACTCTCGATCGCATTGCCTACAGCGCCGTGACCCATCCGATTTGCGCCGTGCGGTGTTTTCGGGAGTGTATTCATGGCCCGCGGGACAATGAGTCACCAGACGCTGAGAGGGGTGGGTGCCATGCAGCTTCTGATCCTCTAGATTGTCTAGCCGGGTGCCCCATTCAAGATTCTCTGGGCGGTTATCCATCCGGTCGCCATTTAGGTGGCGACAGTCCAGCGTCGGGTGATGGACCCCGCTAAAGGCCATGAGCACCAGACGGTGGACCCCCACCGACCAAGTGGAATGGTCGGGCCTGCGGGGCTGAACCACAAGATATCCATTGATCATCCGGGGCTTCAGCACCCGCCCCTTCGCTGTAATGACATGTGACTTGCCATACCTGACCTGCGTAATCCGCCTGGGCAGGGACCTGACACGGCCGAGCGAGCTGGCCTCATACCCCGGAAGGCCCGGAATCGGCATCCAGCACTCGGCTAGCACCCGCCGCTACCGAAGACAATGGCACCGCCACACTGGCCGGGAACCGCCTCGGCAGGCTGGGCGGTGACGAGGCCCAGTCCGGTGAAGCCGGCGGCCACCGCACCCGCGATGATGAATGCTTTCAGGGTTTGCTTCATTGCATGGCCTTCTTCAGGTAGTGGTCAACCGAGTCGAGATCCTGAAGAATCTCGACCTTGGCATAAAGGTCATTCGATCCCGTGAGGTGATCCACCACGGTGGAGCGCGCCGCGGCCAGGTATTGCAGGGCGTTGCGAACTAGCGCTTCCTTTTCCTCTGCGTCGTTCATAAAACCTTCGTTTCGTCTTCGTGAAGCGGGGAATCCCACGGGTGGTACCCGACACTGCGCATCAGATTGCAGACCAGCTCGCGCTCTTCAAGGAGTTCGAAAGCGACATCCTCGGTGTCGGGCCCGAGGGGCTCGCCGAGCAGGAGGGACAAGGCCTGGTCTATGTCGGTGAGATGCTCGTAGAGCTCTACTCGACGTTCCATGGTTTCAGCGGCAGTCACCTAAACCACCGTCCATAACGAATGCGGACACGGCAAAGCGGTGGGCCCACAAGATCGCCTGATCAAACTCGTATTCGGAGTCCCACCAGGAATCGTGCTCGTAGATCTTCCAGATGCCGTCTTCTTTGCGGACTTTCCAGCGGTTCATTTGATCTCCTGGAGCAGGGCCGCCGCCGCCCGCCGCCACCGCGTCTTATCCAACGCGGACTCCCAATGCGGGGCGTAGCGATCCTTGTGGTAGGCCAGGTAGAGAACCTTAGCCGCGTTATCGACCGTCATTGACCCTGACCTTTCGATGATTCGGGACACCCGTTCCCCTTCGGTCCTTGTCGAAGGCGTAGCGAGGGTATTTCTGGGTGGCCCGGGACAACTCCGTCAAACCCTTGCGGATGTTGTGGTGGAAGTCCTCGGCCGCCCTCGTGGCCATGACAACGTGCGCTTCGCTGGTCACCGTGGTGCGGGGGTTGAGCAGCCGGCGCAGCTCCTGCTTCTCGGGCGGCTGGGCGTCGCACAGTGCCCACAACCCGGCAAGCAGAGCCTGCTGGTATTTGTCGAATCCGCGCATGGACCTACCTCCTGGTAAATGGGCATGGAAAAGCCACGGGAGGGAGCAGACACCTCCCGTGGCCTGGTGCGCACGCAAGGAGTTGAACCTTGATGAATCGGAATTCATGCCGGACCGTTCCGGCCGTGCGCTGCAGATTTCTCTGCAAAAAACTGGGTAAGCTTGATCCTCCACCGAAGTGGGTCTACGCGCCCGAAGGCTAACGGCGGGGTTTATGTGTCCCCGCGGGCGGCATTTCTGCCCCTATGGCTTAACCCGTCACATTTTTATGTACTCAACACGGCACCCGAGGGCTGGTGGAATCGTCATCCCCATCGACTTTGGAGAACGCTGGCATCCCGCCGTGAAAAGCGATGTAAGTCTGTTGTTACAGCTTCTTCAGCTGAAGGTGGAGCAGGAGATCAACATCCTGTTCGCAGGTCTTGCACTTCGCCTTGGGGAAGGTGGACACCTCGTGGCGAAGATAATCCATATAAGCTTGATGACATTCGAGGCAAGTCAAAACGACGTTGTCGCAGTCGTTGAGACTGTGCGTAGCGGGTTTTCTGCACACTGGGAGCGTGAGAAGTTCTTCTCGCATTCCGCACGCTGGCCCCCAGTCTTGCAGTCCTTCGGGTAGTCCAATTTTATCAGCGCCATGATCAGATCCCTGTAAATGTTCCGAGGAATCTTTCATGGCCGATCCTGCTGGCGTCGACTCTCCGCTTTCCGGCACGGCTCGCACATCGGGATGTTGTGCCGAAGATGCTTCTTGTATTGGGCTGGCGTTCCGCACATCGCCCAGTCGAAGAACCTCAGCCGACCGGGGCCGTAGGGGCGGTCTAGGTCGACACCGTCGTGCCAGCGCTTGTAGTGGAACTTGCAGTATCCCCTGGCGTGGTGTTTCCGCTCGCAGTCTTCGCGCGTGCAGGTCCTCATAGCCAAAAGTCCTTATCGTGCGCCCACCGCTCGGCCCTAGCCTGGACGGTGCCGATGAGGAGCGCCACGATGGGGGCGATTCCTACGGAGGCGAGGAAGATGATCGCAGGAGTGGTCACGACGCCTCCTGGAGGGCGATGCGGGAAGAGAGGAAGTGGTCGATAGCCCCCACTGCGGACTTGGTCTGCCGAGGCTGGATCAGGTCGAACCCGTGCACCCCGCCGGGGATGTTGTGATACACCGCCGGATTCTGGGAGGTCTTCACGAGCTTCTGGTGGAACTTCTTCGCCCCGCCCTGCGGAGTAACCAGATCCCTATCCCCCTGGATGATCAGGAAAGGCGGGGCGTCGTGGTGCACCTGATGGATGGGCGAGGAGACGCGGAGGGTTTCGGGGTCGCGTCGGCCCACCACAACGTTCTCCACGTACCGGTTGATCAACCAGTGGTCGAGGCTCTTGGAGGTCCAGTCGTACACCCCGTACAAAGAAATCACTGCATCGGGTTTAGAGAATGACCATGTGGTCAATCCCAAGAGTGAGGCCATGTGGCCGCCGGCGGAAGCTCCCCCGACCGCGAGGAAGTCTCCCCCGCCGTAAGCGTGAATGTTCGAGACAACCCAATTCCAGGCGTCGTTGACATCTTCGAAAGGGGCGGGCCATTGGTTCTGGGGAGCGGTGCGGTAGTCGATGGCGACACAGATCCAGCCTTGTTGAATAAGGTGGGACATGATGGCGTAGCCTTGGCCGCGCCGATCCCCGATGGTCCAGGCCCCGCCGGGGATGAACATGAAGACCGGTGCATCCACGGGATTGAGGGGAAGCCAGATGTCGAGCTTCTGGCCGGTGCTGTTGTAGCGGACGGATTCGGCGAGGAACTTCCGTCTCGCATCGAAATGCGTAAGTGCGGGGATCATCTAGTGCCCCGTCTTCTGCCAGTAACTGGTGGCGGAGCCGAGTGGCTTGCCCGCTACAAGGTCAGCAACCATCAATTGGAGGTCTGCGACCCCGTTCTTGGAGAGGAAGAGGTCGCGGCTCTCGTCGAGAGTGAGCCCCAACACCCGCTGCGCCACGTCCCCAGTCGCAGCAGGCCCCTCGGGAGTGTTCACATTCACGAAGTCGTCGAGAACCCGGTCATAGCCGGCCAGGTAGCAGGTCCAGCCCGCGAAGCACCCGATAGTGCCCTCGGCGTTCGAGAAAATGGTCTGATCGTGCGCCTCGGGGTAATCGAGGATGAACTGCATGACCTCGTTGAGAAGAGCTGTGTTCCTCATGTTCTGTCCTATCCGCTCGTAACCCAGGTGGACCCCAGTGGGGTGAAGTCTTTGGTGACAACCCCGCCGCTGGTGCAGGTCGGGCAGGTCCAGGAGTCCCGCTGAAGGGTGGTGGTGAAGACGTTGTTGCAGTAGTCGCACACTCGGCCGACCTTGCGGCGGCACTCGCGGCACATGTGTTTCTTCTGGCCGTTGTCGAAGAAGACGTAGGTGTTTTCCTCGGATCGCTCGTGGCCGCGGTAGCAGGTATTCACTGTTCGTCCACGAGGTCGAAGAGGATGCCAACCCATGCTGGGCCGAGCGCCGCCATCGCACCGGCAACCACTCGGCCGGTCGGTTCGGTCTTGCCGTTGAGGACCCGGTGCATCGTCGCCGGATCTACCTGAAACATCTTCGCGATCGCCCGATCGCTTTTGGCCAGGCCTTGCTGCTTGATGCGCTGAAAGCCCTCGTGGTTGACACGGAAGAAAGCCATGGAATCACCATCCCCTCGCGGTACTGCTCTGGATTAGCAGTGCAATTCAACTGCGCTGCGTGATGGGATTCACTGTAGTGCGCTGTCGTTACCCACGCAAGGCTTCGGCAAACCTCTAATGTGCCTAATGTTGAGTTGCTGCAACGCCTCCCAGGGGTGGAGTTACATTGTTGTGAGACATGGAACCGGTACCTGAACAGGGGTTTTGCCAACGAAATCCGCACTGCAGTTAAATTGCGGGTGTTGCAACATCTCACCACAGTGGAGTAGCGTCTTAACCATGGATGGAGACTTCGCGCAGACATGGTCCCGGTACGTTCTGCGTCAGTTGGATGCACACCGGGGGGATCTGACCAACGAGCAGATTGGCAAATTGGTCGACGCATCAGGGTCGATGGTCGGCAACTGGATCAAGGCGGAAGGGTTCACGAAGCCCTCCGCGGACAAGGTGGTCAACTTCTGGCGCCAGTTCGGCGAGGGGTCCACACTCCCCGAAGCGATGGCCGCCGCCGGCTACGGCCGGGCAGAAGAATATGACACAGTGGTGCGCCACGAGCCCGACCTAGGGATGGTGGAGACCGAGGAACTGCTCGAAGAGGTCCTGAACAGGACTGAGCCCAGCTCTTTAAAAGTCCAGACGAGGAAGAAGACGGGGAGGCTGGCTAGGTTCCGCGCCCGTCAGGATGCCCCGCCTATATAACGATTCAGCATCGGGCCTTAATATTTTCTTAGCCCCCTGTTGATCTTGCTTAATAAAGCGTTTACTTGGCAGCGACCGTTTCCGCGCTTTTCTTGAAGGCCAAGCATGACAACTGCCCTAACGATCGCCGCCCTCTCCTGCCTCGGCTGGAGCCTCCGGGTGCGATGGATGACCTGGTCCCTGCGCTGGGAGTTGGCATCCACCATTGCTGTCGCCCTCCTCGGGCTCAGCATCGTTCTCACCTTCTGCCTCGGGCTGCTCCAGGTGGCGGGGCACATCTGCCTCGTCGCCGGCGCCGGGGCCATCGCCACCACCGCGGTCTCCCGCATAGAAGGAGACACCTGGCACATCGTCCGGCGGTGGGTGGCCAATCCAATGCTGGCGGGCGTCCTCGCCATGGTCGCCGCCCTATTCCTCGGCGGAGGGTTCACGGCCGAGCTGCGCGGGCGCCAGTGGAGCATCCCGATCTACATCGAGATCTACTCCGTGGCGATGACCGCGACCACCGCCTATCTTCTAGGGTTTGCGATCCTAGCCCTGGTCGTCCTCGCTGGCGACGTGCGGCAGCGGCGCATGGCCGTTCTGTTCCTGGTGCCATGCGCTGCAGGGTTCATTGCCCAGCTCGGCCAGATGGTCGCCCTGGCGTGCATGATGACCGACGTCAACCTATGGGGCGGGGAACGCGCCTACTGGGCGATCCTCATGGGCACTGCAATGTGGCTGATCGGCTTCGCCATCGCAGCGGCATACTCGTGGCAGCAAAAGATGAAAGGCTTCAGGAAGCTGCAGCGCGGCCTAAAGAATGCCGCCTAGGCCGGGGAGGTTCCCGACGATTGGAAAGTTGCCCAGGAGCCCCCTGGGTCGGGCGCCGCCGCTCCCCATGGAGCCGCCGACACCGTTACACCGCAGCGTTGGCTGGTGCTGCGGCACCTCTTCACCGTTGAGTAGCACGACCGGGCGGGAACAGCCATCCGCGCTTACAGGCGCGGCCCCCGCCACGCCAATCCCCACCATGATCGCTACTGCTATAGCCCCTCGTAGCATCACTAACCAAGATACCGGAACTTACCAAGCGGATAAAGGTGGATTATCAAGATCTTTTCCGGTGCTAACGTCTTTGCTGTATCAAAATTTACGTGCGCAAGTATCGGTCGGTAGCTGCAGTCATGTCAGCCTTCTTTCAGCCATCGTTGGATTGCGTCGGCGCACGGTCATCCGTCTCCCCGGAGCTTCTTCACCATGCATTCCCTGCAGATGGATCTGCCACTGGCCTCAAAGTCTTTTCCGCATCTGCACGTCCTGGTGAAGAGGCACTCTTCCCACGTGGCCTGGCGCCACCCCTCGCCCAGGTGCTCGGTCAGAAGAGTGTCCACCTCAACCTTGGACACATAGTCCCCCTTACCGGAGAACTCGATTCGTTCGCGGAAGCTCTCCGGCCAAGACAGGCAGTTCGCTCCCCAGCCCACCTCGCCAATGGCGATAGTCCAGCGAGCGTGGCGACAGCGGAAGTAAAAGGGTCGCCTGTCGGCGGTGAACCCATCCACCTGGGACGGGCAGATGCCATATGGGATGTCGAGATCGTCGATCATCGCGCCTTGAATTCCTCCTTGGAAATCTCCACCGCATTCGGGAAGAGATCAAAAAACTCTGTGTCGTACAGATCGCCCATGTCGGTGCTAGCCGCAGAGTTCGTTGCCACTGTTGTGACATCGCCGGGCTCGGGCCAGTCATGCTCCTCGCTGACAATCCAATACGGATGGGCCATGCCCGGTACGTAGAAGTATCTCGTCAACTCACAAACACTTTCAACGTCCGCCCATCATCCTGGACGGAGACGAGAACATTCTCCACGTCGAAGGCGGAGAACACTCTTCCGGGTTTACCGGCCGACGAACGATGGTCCACCAATTCCACACGGGTGATGAGCGGGCTGGCGTAATTCTCGGATGGAGGAACGGGTTCTTTGAGCCAGCTCATTCGGTCACCTCCGCAGCAGCAGCGGCAGCGATCCACCAGCTACCAATCTTCCGGGCCTGGTCGGGGTTCACGCCGTCCCACTGGTCAAAAACCCCGCCACCGAAGACATACACGCCACGCTCAGCGGCGATCTCACGGTCACCGGGTCCGCCGTTGAATCCAATCCCGCCGGTGTCGTCTTCGTAGGACGGTTCGGGGAGTTCTATGAGTGCTATGCGGTTCGCTTTCAACGCTTCCAGGAACTCTTCAACACAGCACCGGGTGTCCTCGTGGGGGCTGTCGAAGAAGTGGTCCCGAAACATCTGCCCGAGAGTCGCTTCGATACGTGTCTGATCGCTCACTTGTCTTCCCCCTCGGCTACAACCGCAGCAGCGGCGAGAACTGAAACCAACCCCGGGACGGAGTTGACCGGGATGATGCCGCACACCATTTGGTTATCGGCTTCAAACTCGACCTCGTCACCTTCGACCGTCGCCCACGAGCCTTGGTGCTCCCACATCGGTTGACATCGGATCTTCTCTGCCACGTTGGTGCGATCCGTCATTTCGTCGGGTAGTTGGATTACCGCCACACCCGGAAGAGACGCGATGACGCTGGCTTGATGCTTAGCGTGGTCCTCACGGGTGTAGTGCCATCCGCAAACACATTCGATTACGTCACCCTCGGGGGACGCGTCGAGGGACAGCGCCCCGTGTGCAACGAGGGCTTCTGTGAGTACGTCACGTAACTCGGGGGTCACTGTTCCAACTCCTCGGTGGTGAGCTTCACGTTCGGCGCTCCCGAACGCACCCAATAAGAAATCCCACAATGGGCGCGGCCATCGCCGTCCCCACCACCCATGGACCGAAGCCGGCATCAATCATGGGCCTGACAACACACTGCCCGTAGGGGATCATAAGTAGCGGGGCCAACGATCGGATAAAAATGGAGAGCATCAATCCACCCGAACGCCGTCGTCATCCACCACGTAGATATTTTTTATGTGGTTGATAAACATCCCGACATCCGTGGTGCCCTCCTCCAAGGCGGCTACCTCGAACTGGAGTGCCTCCAGCTTTGTGGTGACCTCGTCCGGGTAATAGGACAAGTTGGGGTCGTAGTCGATTTCTACGATGATCTTCATGATTCAGGGTCCCTTCGGTGTGTAGTTCGGGTCATGGCCGACGTAATTGAACTTGCGGGTTAACCCCGGCAGTTCAATTCGACTTTTGCGATCCGTCTCCAGATTCCGGATGACAAAGGCGCGCGTTCCGCGGGAGACGTACTCCTCTTCGATGACGACATTGCGCTTTCCGTCGGTCCAGTTAGCCCCCGTGGTGAACATCATCTCCATGCCCACTCCAATCGCAGTTCAGAGTTAATCCTATCACACTGCGATGCAATTAGAAGACCCAATTCATTGCACCACCTGCAGGCCGCTGGCCTCCCGTGTGCGCTTCTCCTTCTGCCGTTCACGGGCGCTTGCGCGCCGGCGGGCCAGCTGCTCCAGGTCGGCCCGGGAACTCTGCCACTTCCAGAACCGATCCCCGATCCGGTAGTGGTCGCCCCGATCGCTCACCAACCCCAACTCGCAGAACCTCTCCAACGATTCCTTGGGGAGGTGTGCGATGCGCATGGCAGCGCGGCTACTGAACGCCCCATCGCTCACCAAAGACACCGACCACACCAACAGGTTGATGAAGTCCCGAAACTCTTCCCCGGACAGCTCGTCCTGCAAGATCATGTCGGTCAAGACGGTGTGCTTCAGACGTGTGTCCAACGCGGTACCGTCGATATCGCTGAGATCCAATTTTCGCTCCTAGTCCCGATCCTCAACCTGAACCTGGACCTGATCCTAAAAATCCTGGAGCCTCATCCTAGGCTCCTAGATCCTTATCCTTATCCTTATCCTGTGTCACGCGTGACAAGGTGCGTGACAAGGTGCGTGACAGACTGCGTGACAGGTCCTGTTACAAGAATCCCTTACGGAACGGGAAAAACCCGCAAATGTTTCCTGTGACCGGGGTCTCATCCCGGTCAACATGGGGCGGTGGGGGCACTTCCGTAGCCGCCTGACGGCGGCCGTCGAGAGGTTGTTCCGACGTAGGGTCCGGTTGGGCTTGTGGTCGGCTTGAGAACCAGAGATCAGGAAACATTGTTTTTCTATCTAATCTTTTACAGGTGCTTCTAGGCCTGCGCGCGGCTCGACCCTCAAGCCGGGGATGCCGATTCCCCGCCCCACGGATGGGCCGTAGGCGGACTTTCAGGCCAGCCCTAGGTGAATACCCCTCGAAAGGGTGTTCGAGCCTTCTGGGGGCTTCTGTGACCCCGGCAAACAGTTTGCTAGCCCGCGCCCATCGTTCAGCCCTCGCCCCGGCGACGCTCCGCAGAACCCTCGCATCGTATGCAGGCCGTATGCACCATGGCGCTCGCCCACTCGCAACAGTCACCACTCGTCATCTACTCAACCTGCGGAAACAGTGTTGAGGATCTGCAATCCCGCAGGTAGAAAATGCGAGAGCAAAGGATTCAAAACCCGTACAGTGTGAGTTCGAATCTCACCGAGGGCACTGGTCAGAGGGGGTTTTTCACCCCGGAGGCCGTACACACCGAGGGGCCGTATGCAGATAGTACGCACCATGGCTCTTCCATTCGCCCAGGTCATGCCGCAGCCGCCGCTTCATCGAGGGCGTCCATCACCCGCTGGAGATCGTCCGACAGCAAGTGCCCATACAGATCGAGGGTCATCACTGCGGTGGCGTGCCCCAGGAGGTTCTGGACGGCCTTGACGTTGGCCCCCGAGGAGATGGCCAGCGATGCGCAGGTGTGCCGGAGGTCGTGAGGCGTGATGGTGGGGAACGCCGGCGTCACCGCTCTCCCTGTTGACGCGATCTCCTCCTGACGGATCTTCTCCGTACGCTCCTGCACCGCCCTCAGGGCCCTGTCAAAGGCCCAGCGGTACTCCCCCGTGGTGATGTGCCCCTTCCGGCCGGGGAAGAGCAGGGAATCGGGATTGGCGGGCATCTGGAGCTTGTTCCACACCACCTCGGGGACGGGGATGAACCGGGCCCGGTGCGTCTTGGTGTCTTTCTCCACCTTCCTCACCACTGCCCCGTGCAGCTCCCAGACCCTCCCTCGGAAGTCCCTACCCCTGGCGCCGAAGGCTTCGCTGGTGCGGGCGCCGCAGTACCCCAGTAGGAGGGTTAGGCCCTCGAAGCGTCCCATCTCGCCGGCGAACTCCTGTAGCTGACCGTGGGTGAGGTACCGCTGCCGGGAGGTCTTCTTCTTGGTGGGCAGTTCCAACCCCTCTGCGGGGTTCCTGGTGATCCTCTCCGTTCGCACGGCATACTTCAGCACCCCGTTCATCACCAGGTGGATCTGGATGGTCCTGGAGGCCGAGAAGCCCCCGGAGCCCTTGGTCCGGTACTCACTGGTGGTGGAGAGCTCGTTGATCCAGTCCTGTAGGGACTCGTGGTCAATGGAGGCCAACGAATCCTTACCCCACTTCGGCAGGACGATGGTGTCGAGGATGTTGCGGTAGCCGTGCTTGGTGGTCGCCTCCCGGTTGGACTTGGTGGCGTACCACTTTTCCGCCACGGTTGCGAAGGTCTCCGAGGCGACTTCGGGGGCGACCCATGTCCCGGTGTTGATTTTGTTGGCCTGGTCGTCGGCCCACCGCTCCGCCCCCTTCTTGTTGGGGAACTTCTTGGTGCGCTGCTTTCCGGCGGTGTCGATGTACCAGGCGCGCCACCTGGCCCCGCTTCCGGAGGGGTTCTTGGGCGTGGTTCCGGGTGCCGCGAGTTGGGTGGGAGTTCCGTCGTCGCGGTACCACATGTCGGTGACTCCGCGCCGACCCGGCGTGCGGTTCTGCATACCGGACAGCGTATGCATGAAAACTCATTTTGTTGCAGGATCTCATCACTGCAGTGTGTTCCATGCTATAGTTCAATGCAGTACAGTGTTGCGTATGGAGCAGAGCAGTTCAAGCGAGCCGTTGTTGATGACGCTCGAAGACTTCGCCCGCGAGGCCCAAGTGCCCCTGGCCACAGTGCGGTACTGGAAGCAGGTGGGGTACGGGCCGCGCTACGCCCGGATCGGCCGGCGGGTGATGGTCCAGCGTGAAGAAGCCAGGGAATGGCTCAAGAAGCAATTTCAGGAGGCGTGATGAGTGACCGAATTCTTGGCACCATCGCCAAAGCCTTGGCGGATGACGAAGATGTCACCGCGCTTGACTACGACGAGGCGCGCAACATCCTCGCGGCATTCGAGGCTAACCGTATCGCTCTAGTAGAACTACCCGAACCCGAAGAGCGCGAAGAGGACGAGGTCGCAGTCGGCTGGCCCAGCGTGGCGCTCCACCGCGTCCTCGTGTGGGACGACTACCCCGGCGAGGTTCATTTCGATTACGACCTCGAACCGGAGGAGCCGATGAGTCCCGGGGAGGCGCGTGAACTCGCCGCCGCTCTTCTCGCTGCTGCGGTTGTAGCCGAGGGGGAACGGTGAGAGACCCGAAAATGCCGATTATCTGGCGACGTGAACCCTCAAGGCTGCCGTATCTCAATTACGAAAGCGATGATGGCCGGTGGAAAATTCTTCACCCAAAGAACGCGACATCGAACCGTTGGGAGTTGTACGACTCCGACGCCGAGGAGCCGTGGAGCGGGGACTGGCCAACGCTGAATGCTGCAAAAGCGCGGGCGGCGGAGATTCATAGGAGCGGTCGATGACCCACGAGTTACGTGACGTACTCACAGAAGCACTCAAAGCGCATCAGGTTTACCAGTGCTCACGTTCCGGATGGGACGAGGAATCTATCCAGTGGTGGCAGTGCCACGGGTGCGACTTTAAGAGCAACACGTTCCCGATCAAAGGGATTAATCGGGTCGTGTTGGGCGAAGAGATCGCGGCGGACCACCTAGCCGAGGTCATCCTGTCTCTTCCGGGTGTGGCGGTAATCCAACTACCCGAACCCACCGAGGCTGTGACGATGCAGGACTGCGCGGGATCGGGGAAACCGTTCAAGCCCGGCACTCTAAGCCGCGACGGCGAGGTCGCCAAATGCCCTGCGTGCGGGACCAACCGCTACGTCCGTGACGACGGCAGTATCGAGCCCCATCAGGTGCCCGTTGCTGCTGTTCTGGCCGAGGGGGAAGACAACCATGCCTGAACAACCCATCGAATCGACCGAGGTGCTTGCCAGCGATGACGTGTATCGCGCGGCGTTAGTTGCTCTTCGCATGTGGCGTGAAGTCGGACGTGGCAGGGAGGACTGGCGGGAGTACCGCGACAGCGCCGTTGCTTGGCTGCGATTGGCTGCGGATCGACTGGAGGCTGTGCAGTGAGGGATTTCCCGTCCGCTGAGCAGCAAGCTCGCGACCTAGCCGAAAGGGACCAGCAATGAGCTTCGAAGAAGTCGAAAACGCCCGCATGATCCGAACAGAGCACGGACACACCCCGGAACCGGAATTCGACCAGACATGGCCTGATCTGGTGAAGCTGCGGTGGAGTGCCGCCCTTATCCGGGATCAGACAGGACTTTCCGTGACGGTGCATGAAGCGAACTACTCGATCGGCGGGGTCCAGCAGACGGGGTGTTACTCGGTCCATTTGCGCTATGGCGCTACTTCGTCAGCGTCTGGGCCGCACTCGTATGACTCGGCATGGACGTATCTGAACGGAATCAGGGCAGGCGCGCAGGCGGTGCAGAACCAATGACCCTGTCCGTGATTCTCGCCGCCCAGGGTCGTTTCCTCGTTGAGAGCCCTGTTTGTCCGGCGTGTTTCCAGCCCCGTGCCGAGCATTCCACCGACTGCAAAGGACACCACAAATGAGCGTCTACGCACTGAAGCAACCGCGTCCCGGAGGGGGCGAGTGGATTCAGGAGCACGACAGCCTAGAGGATGCACTCCAGTTCCAGTCGCATAGCGGCGGCATCCTTGTCCGGCGCGAGGCCATACCTGGGCAGCCTGGACTGTGGTGGGTAGAGGTCAACACCGACGATCTGCCCAGCGATGTCGGGTCGGTTGTGCAGTCTGAACCCAATCCAGAGGGTTGGAGCGGCGCGCCGCCCTATCCTCACACCTGCGGGAAAGAGAATTCATGAACATCTTCAACCATCTCCGCGAGTGGTACCTCACCTGGTGTCACCTCCGGGAATTGGGCCCCGAGGGCAGATCACTTCTCAGTGGGCGCACCGTTTCCGTCACCGCCGAATTCCATCTCATGGGGCAAGAAGAGGCGGAAGAGTTTGTCGACAGCCTTCAGGAATGGTTTACCGCGTGCGAGTGGCGGGGCCAGATCAAGGAGTTGAAGTGAACGACATTCTCAAAGAGATCATGACCGAACTCGACAAACTCTGGAATGCCGAGATGGACAAGGCCGAGTCCACATGTGACGCCGGCACCTTCGAGGTTTCTCGAAACCACTCCAGCCGGGCCCATGGGATTCACCTTGCCGAGCAGATTGTCCGGACGGCCTTCTTCAAACGTGGATACGTGGTGAGTGATGAGTGAGTTAGGCGAATGGATCGAGGATATGCTGCGCTCCAATCCTCGCCCAGACTTCATTGATGTCGGGGCGTCCGAAAGTATTGCCCGCACACTGCGCAACCTTGGACTTCTCGCCGGGTGGAGTGATGAGGTGCGCCGCGCCGCGGCTGACGTGATCCTGGCCGATCTAGATGCCGAGCGCTACGCGGTGGTCAAGCTGCCGAGGTCAGTGGGGGTCAACGGCGAGGACAATGTCGCCCGGCTGAAGGCTCCCTACATCGACGGCTGGAGGGTAGTCGAATGAAGCATCGCCTAAAGGAGGGGCGCCCGCGCGTCGCCGACCTCCAGCACTGCGGATTCGAGTCCAATGATCGCGTTGGGAAGGTGTTCTGCGTCGGCCGCGAAGGCCATAGCGGGTGGCACGTGTCGGCCAGGCCGGGCTCAAAAGAGCCCGTCTATTACGTGACCGAGATGTCCATCTACATCCCCGACCGCTCGGACGCCGGGGTGGCCCATCTGATCCTCGAGCCGGGGGAATCATGAAGCTTGATACACGCTCCGCTACCGAGCGGGCCAAGTTGGATATCGCCAACCTCTGGAGTGGCGGGCACATCGGCCTGCACACGGCTCAGTGGGGCTACAAGGTGGTGGAGCAGCTTTTCACCCCGGATACTGTGTACGCCTCGATTGCGCCGGACAACGGGGACCTGACGTTCTATTGGCGCGGCGGCGACCGCTCGGTCCACCTGGACCTGTTCTCCGATAAGACGTGCTGGATGGCCGCCACCCGCCCGGGCAAGCGCTTCAAGCACTACAGCCGCGATGGCGAGATCGCAGAGTGGATGCGGGGCGAATTGGCAGACTTCTCGGCCGCGGTAGAGGCGGCCAACCCTAACTGGCGGGAGCAAGAACTGTGAACAGGCACGTATTCAACAAGCACGAGTTCTACGGGGCGGGTTATGGCCCGCATGTGTCCGTCGAGATACCCGACATCACCTACACAACCGTCACCAACGCGATCAGCGCGCTGGACGATGCTTACCGGTCGGTGCGCGCCGATCTCACCCGACTTTTGGAGAAGGCGTGACCCCCAAGCCTGGCGATGACGTCATCGTCGAATTTGAAGGCCTAGAACACCGGGGCCACGTCGAGAAAGTTGAGCGCGGCTGGGTGTTCTGCACGATCAAAGTGGACCCCGAGGCGGACTACGGCGCCATTACTTCCCGGATGTCTCCGTATCAGACGGTGGCGGTGAAGAGCGCGAAAGTGAGGCCGCTGGGATGAGCCAGAAGGCCGCACCGGAACGTAAAGGAAAGCAATGAACGAATACACCGTCTGGTTTGCGCAAGCCGTCGGCACCGTGGTGAAGCGGGTTGAGGCCGAGGATTACAGCGAGGCTATCGACAGGGCATGGGACGAGCTTCCGGGCTCGCTATGTCACCAGTGCGCCAGAGACTTCGATCTCGCCGGCGAATGGGAACCCGACGCCGTGGAAGACGCCGAGGGCAATATCGTCTGGGAAGAGAAGCGCCGGTGAGCTGGACCCGGAATGTCACATGCTCTCGCTGCGGAGGCTTCGACTGGGAGGTTATGGACGGCGTGTGGACCTGCGGTTGCCTGAAGCAGATGTCCATGGCGGAGGTCAAGGAATATCACGATAGCGAGGCGGCGGAGAAGTGATTGAATACTCCCCCTTCTGCAGTCACTGCGGCGGAGATCGGGGCAGGCGCGAGCCCGCCGACCTCGACGGATATGGATGCTTAGAGAACATCTATCACTCCGAAGACGCCCTCGGCTGCGGATGCGACGAGAATTGCCCCGAGGACTGTATGGCCGATCATCGGGGTGAGGATTAATCTCTCAGCAAGATTTAGGTTGACGCCTTCTCGATAGGTCTATATCTTTCTAGATAACCAATCCGTTATCCGAAGGAGATGACATGATCAAGACGGTGCTAGTGGATGACATCACGGGAGACGAGGGCGCAAAGACGCGCCGATTCTCCATCGAGGGCGAGGCCTACGAGATCGACCTCGTCGACTCCACCTACGAGGAGCTGGAAAAGGCCCTCGCCGGCTTCATCGAATCCGCCCGCAAGGTCCACGGCAGCAAGAAGGCCGCTCCCAAGCCCAAGGCCAAGGTGTCGCCCACCGACAAGGCCGACCAGCTGTCCGCCATCCGGGACTGGGCGCGGCGCAGCGGCAAGAAGGTGTCCGACCGCGGGCGCATCCCCCGGGATATTGTCAACGCCTTCGAAGAGGCCCATCCGCAGTTCTCACACGCGGGGTAGTCATGGATATCGCCCATCGTCTGACATTTCCCGTGACTCGGCAGTTCGCCCGGCGGGTTCTGGTCGCCAGCGCCGTTGTCACCAATCGACTGACCGCCGAATACCTCGACGAGCACCTTGAGCCCATCAAGGAACCAGAACCCCTCTTGGGGATGTACCTGTAAGTGGGCGGGCCGCCCCGTCAAGAACCGCCCGCCCACGCCCTCAATGAAAGGCAAGCACCATGCTACGCATCGCAACAGTAATCGCAACGACCGCACTCTTCGGCGTGGCGTGCGTCCCGGTCGACGGTAAACCGATCGCCGCGGGCTCCCCCGCGACCACTACTCCCGCAGTCGTTGTTGAGGAGGCTAGTCTCCCCGTGCCTGGGGATTTCCAGGTCGGCGTCAACGTCATCGAACGGCAGTGCTACGGCTCGGCCGGATGCAATGTCCGATTCAAAATCGACCCCCGGTACAACGGGCCGATCCTCCCGGAAACCATGCGCTTCACCGTGGTGTACGAAGTTCTGGGGTGCGACGACGGCAAGGTCGGCAACTTCGACATGGTCGGCGACAAGTGGAGCCAACTCGGCGACTGGGAGTATTGCAGCACCCCCGATGGGCAGTTGAGCGCCCGGGTTGTGCAGGTGGTGGAATGACCTACGAGTACGGGCCCTTCTGTAGCCACTGCGGCGGCGATCGCCGAGAGCGCGAGCCCGGCGACCCGGACGGGTACGGCTGCCTAGAGAACATCTACCACTTCGAGACGGCCGAATGGGAGCGCGAACTCCTCGGGGGTGATGAATGATGACCGCAAGCGTGATCATCACGGTCTACAGCAAGGGCTATGACGAAGTTCTGTTTACCACGGAAGACCGCGCAGAGGCGAACGACTATCTTCGCCAGAGCGGCGAGGACTTCCTCCCCGTGGCGGTTGACTACGGCGAGAACTGGAAGGCGCGCTGGACGGGGATCATCTACCTCGGCAAGCAGGGTGAAGTGGTGAGTCACTACGATCTCCTCGAGCAGTTTGTCAACTGGCCCAGCCCGAGCGCCACGGGAGGGAAATAAGTTGGGATCTGGCCTTCATTTCTTCTTTATGAAGCCACACACTAAACCGGAGTAACCCATGAAGAACATATCTTTCCGTCCTGGTGACCTTGTCCGCCACACAGACGGACGCACAGGAACAGTTAAAGCCACCACGGGACTCAGCGCTCTAGTGGCATGGAACCCGCATGGGGTTACTGGCGTCGTCCCCACCACGGAACTGCTCCCCGTCGAAGGTGCCTGATGAAGAACGCAGACGTCGACACACTCACGAAAGGTGTATCGGGACCGTTCGAACCATGGGAAGGCGACCACACGGCCCTCGTTCATGTCCTTTGGGCTGCTCGGCGCGCAGGCTTATCTCTCGATGATGCAGACGAGGTCGCCGAACGAATCCTCTGCTCAAGATGGGCTGCCGCCTACCGCTCCTAGTTCCCGGCGATAGTGTTTCCCACACAGCCCCCGCGCATTAGTGGGGGCGAAAACAAAAAAGACGCCCCGCTAGCCGAAGCTAACGGGGCGTCAAAAGGCAAAGAGGCCCGCGCTCAAACCCAGGGGGGAACGTCCTGGGGAGCGCGGGCCTCGTCTATGGGGAGCTGTTTATTTACTTGCCAGCTCGTCGGCAAGCTTCTTGATCTCGGTGTCGCGGAAGCCCGACCACACCCACGGTTCCTGGCCGTCGCGTTCAACGACGACCACGGGGTATGAGGATCGGCCTTCATTCCGAAATCGATTGGCGGTTTCCTCGTCGGTCACCACGGACTCGTAAGGTATTCCAAACTTGTCCAGGCGGGCCTTGGTGGTCCTGCACATGACACAGGGGGTTGGCGGGGAATACACCGTTACCTGCAGTTTTCTGATCTCCTATCGCCAGCGATACGTTCCTGGCGTTCTGTGGACAGGTCCTCGGCGATACGGTCGAGGCGTCTATCCATGCGGTTGAGCATTTCGCCTTGCGTCGCCTGCCCGGCCTGCAACTCTTTGATGCCGGCCACGAGTTCGTCGAGGTCGTCGCGCATCAGGGTCTTGTGACCGTTCTGGACGTTGTTACGGATAGCTCCGATGGTTTGCTTGAGCTCGTCGGTGGTGGCGGCCTGCTTAGCGTTGTGGCGCCGCGCCTTCCACTGCCCCCATGCGATGAATAGCGTGGGAACGAGGAAGGGCACGGCGTACAACAGCCACGGCAGTATTCCGAACCACCCGGTGGGCTCGTATGCCGGGGCGTCCACTAGATCACGGGCCTCCGACGCTTGGGCTTCTCAGCCTGTTCAGCGACCGGGATCGGCTCGGTGCCAGCCTCAGACTCGTCAACTATCAACTCAGAGTTGATAGTTGGAGCCTCTACCTTGTCGGCCTCCACGAAGCCCTTGTTGCCCTTGGCCCACGTAAGGAAGGTGCCCGCCGCGGTGGTGGCCGCGAACAGTATCCAGCCCTTGTAATCGTCGAAGGCCGGCAGCGGCTCTTCGCCACTGGTCACCCGGTAGGCCAGGTTGGTGGCCACCAGGGACAGGAAAGCGCAGAACGCTTTCCAGTATTTTCCGAGATTCAATTGATCCCCCTTTTAGGCGATGCGCTTGTTCGCCGAGATAACTTGGCGGACATAGCCCATTGCATGATCGAAGTAGGTAACCCCGGGGACGCATTCCCGCAGGTGGTACTCTATGTGCGGCGCCGTTGGCGGATTGCTGGCAACGAACCCGATGCCCGACGCGATAGCCTTGATGACTGCGGGGGCTTCCTTGAAGGGGTTCGTGAACAGCTCAATCACCTGCTGAGTTAGGCTGTCGTTTCCGATGATGAAATGCCCCATGACGGCTTGGTAAATCGCCGTCATATGCTCCGCGGCCTGCTTATCGTCATTGCCGGGGCCCGATGAGTAGATGTCGCCCTTGGCCGCATAGTCGTACCACCATGTCGGGGTGTTGACGAGCGGCTTCGGGTCCAGTCCTTGGCCGCCGGGGTCATTGCTGCCGACAAAGTGCCCACGCTCGCGCATGGGGTTGCCGAACGTCACGCCAGCGATGCAGCGGTCGTAGTAGTGCGCCAGGTCTCCGCTCATCATCCGTCGGAGAACGCGCGAGGTCACAATGGCGCCCTGCGAGTATCCAATCAGGATGAAGTTGAGCGACGGGTCCCGGTCGAGATGGATATGCATCTGTCGGATGAGTTCGACCTCACCCTCGTTGACCGACGGACCCATGGGGAACACTGCCGCCCGGTACCCAATGGGCTGAAGGATGACGCGCGACTGGTCCTGCCAGCGGCCGAGGTCAAACGGATAGCCCTGATCCCAACGAGCCCCCGTGCCGGCGACGGTGAAGATAACGACCTTGGTCGGGACGGGTACGCCCAGTGCCCGGAGATCGTTGTCGCTTACTTCGCCGTCCACCACCTGGTTGGTGCGTCGCTCATACTCTTCCTGCCACGCTTTTGCGCGGGGACCGAATTCGTCGGTATCCATCGGCAGGGGTCCGATGAGGCGGGTGTAGAGCGGCCCGAACCAGGCGTTCATCTTGATCCGCCATTGGCGAACGCTTTCGTTACGATCGCCGAGACGGAGCGGCATCAGGCGTCTTCTTCAGTGCAGTAGCGAAATACAACCTGGGCCCATTTGTCGCCCTTGTCGGCTTCACGCTTCACGAGCGCCAGGGCCTCCGGGTTGCCCATCATGGCCTGACGTTCCACGAGCATTTCGTGGATCATGGCGTCGTCGTTCTTTACGAGTTCATGCAGGCGCCAGCGCGCGCCCTCGCCCTCGGCCTTGTATTTAGACTGCGACGAGATCGGGTTGAAGAGGCATGCGTGAACCTCGCGCAGCATTCGATCCTGTTCAGGAGTCAAGTCGTCTCCCCCTTCGGAGATGAGTGAAAGAAGTTGGTCCCCCAGCGCGAGTGCGCGGTTATAGCGGTTGCGACGATCGGCAATGCCGTTGGTTCCGCCGTTAATGCGGCGGGTGACGGTGTCGAGATCCCGCTTATCGGAGAGTGCGTTGATGTCGGCCCTGGCGACGGTCCAGTACCAAGCTGGACCTAATCCGGCCCATTTCAACTCAGCTAGCTCGCGGGGGCGATCCACGAAGTAGCTTGGCGATGGAACGAGCCCGCGCCCGTGGCACCACTTAGAGAATCCTGCGTAGTTGGATTGCCAGGTGATCTGTATCCAGGTCCGACCCTTGTACTTCCACCGGTCGGTAACCTCATTAGGGTCGCCGTGATTGCGGCCGTGGTCGTATTCCTCGGTGGCATTGAATCCTGCTGATTCATGGCCGATCTGCGCCAGCCACATAGCGATGCGGTTGACGTTTATGCATTCCGCAGCTCGCAGGCCATCGGTAACCATCGGGAGGATCTCCCGCGCCCGCGCGGGGGTGAGGCCCGTGGCATCAGCCAGAACCTTGGCGACGTCCACGGTCGGCGCATCTCCGCGGCGGAACGTCGAAAACCCGTCCGGCCGAATCTTGCGGGAGATGAAATCGTCTACGAACGGATTGCCGTAGGTGTTGATGTTTCCGCCATTGCGAAGACTTGCGAGTTGGAAGTGCATGGCGTCTTTTGGCGACGTCCAGTCATTGCCCCAGAAGACGGTTCCCTCGTAGAAGTCGAGGAGTTCCCTGACCCGGGCCTTCTTCGCGGCGTCGAACCCCGCATCCGGAACCTGAAAAGGGTGACTATTCCAGTTCAGGTCCATTGCCGTGCCACTTAAGTGGTTGGACGTTGATACTGAGTTGGTCGGCGTCCAGCAGGCCGAATCGGCATCGCGCAGTGGCTCAACATAGGCGTGGAAGTCTGCGGCGAATGCCCGCAGGATGGCGAGCGGCTGGCCATTCTGGATCTGCAGCGTCACCGACGTTCCGGGAATTTTCACCCAGGTGCATGAACCTTGGTCGACCATTGGCCACCCATTCGACGAGAATGAGTTGCCGTAAACGACTCGGTTAGCCATTGAATTCCCCTATTTACTTGATCCAGCCCTTGAGAATCTCGGTGATGTCGATGATGTCCGACACAAACGGAAGGTCGGGATCGGCGTCTACAATCTTCTTTGCGATATCGGTGTTCAGGACATCGATATCCGGCAGGTCAACCTCGGGGAGGAAGTCCAAGGCGGATTTGATGATCGCCCCGCCGAAAGTCGGGAACAGCGCGATAAGCGCTGGGACGAGATCGTCCTTGAGTTTATCGGCAAGTTCTTTCACCAGTTCGAGGACAAACTTGCGGACATCTTCGTTCTTGGCGGCCTCAGCGATAATCTTGATGACGAGTGAAATGATGACGTTTTGCATAAAGCCCCTTTATGGGGTAGGGAAAAGCCCCGGGTATGGGTCCCGGGGCTTTTCGTCGAGAAATTATGGCTTGAGCGCGCCCAGCCAGGCCTGCTTGCGGCCCGAACCGGAGAACGAACCGCTCACGGTGCCCGTTGAGCCGGCGACCTCCTGCACCTTCGTGGCAATGGCAATGCCCGCGGTGTCGCGATTCTCGGCCCGCTGTGTAAAGCCCGACGGTGGGGTGAAGCCGCCGCCGCCGCTCCAGTCGCCGGCCCACCACACCAGGAGGCGATTGCCCCCCGTGGTGGTGAGGGAGGTGTCCGGGATGGTGGTGTAGTCGCCGGGGTCAGCGGCGTCGATGACGTCCCACGGGGAGCCGGAGGCTGCGCAGCCGGAGAATCGGATCGCGTAGCCGAGGCGCCAGGTACCGCCCGGGAATGAGAAGTTATAGGTGCCGCTGGATGAATCGGGACGCTTCCAGAACGTGCGCAGCGCGAGCTGCTGGCCGGCATTGTTGCCGACGGCGGCGGGCTCAGCCTCGGTGAACCCGGTCGGCGGAGTAATGGTGACGCTCGACGTGCCGACGTACAGAAACACTACGTCGACAATGCCGTCGCCCGTTGCACCCGCCGGCACCGGGACGGGAGCGGTGCTCGAGGTGTCCCCCGATAGGAAGTTGCCCACCGCCGCAAATTGGGGCGGATCGCCACCCTCGGTGAGCTCAATCGTCTCCACCAGCAGCGGCTCGGACCAGTCCGACCAGTTGCCCGCGGCGTCGCGGGCGCGCACGTCCACCGAGTATTCCGTTTCTGAAACAAGGCTGGTGAAGGTGTGCGTTGTGCCGGTCTTGGAGACGGCGGTGCCCTCGTCGAGACGCACTTCGTAGCCGGTGACCCCGACGTTGTCGGTGGAGGAGTCCCATTCGACGGTGAAGCTGGTCGCGCCGATCGAGGTGGCTTCCAGCCCCTCCGGGACGCTGGGTGCTTCCTCGTCGGGCTCGGATGCGGTGTGCATGTTTTCGGTCATCCACTCGATGCGGTTCTCCAGCCAGGTGGTGATCGTGTCAACCGCGGAGCTCCACGTCGGGTGGTCGCTGGTGCCCCAGATGACCATGTCGTTGACGCGGGCTAGGGCGACCTTGCGGGCCGCGGTGGTGACGATGTCATCCAGGTCTTCGAGAAGCCCCACAACCTCGGTCCAGCGGGCTTCAAGGGCGGAGACGAATTCCGGGTCTTCGAGCATGCGGGCGATCCACGTTGCGCCCGGCGCGGGGTCCTCGGACACGGGCTGAGTGGTGGACAGCATCCACCAGCCCTCGTAGGAGTAGGTCCATTCCAGGAACCCACCCATCGACAGGTCGTAGTCCCACATCGGGCCCATGAACAACCTGCCCGACTCTTCGGCGGTGTCGGCGGTCTTATAAAGCTTTACCGACGTTGCGAACATGCCGTCCACCGGAACCAGTAGTTCGTTGACCAGGTACCAGTCGATGAATGAGTCGAGGTCGATCATCGACTTGTAGCCGGTGTCGGGGTCGAGCCATTCCTCGTCGTCGTAGAGGAGGGTTTCGAAGTCGTCGAGCCAGTTCGTGATGTACGTCCGCTGCTCGCCCACCGACCCGTCGGGATCGTCCATGATGATGGGCAGATCGTCGTGGGTGGTGTCAATGACCACGTCGGCGTCGCGGTAGCGGTCGATCTCCAGCAGGTATGCCCCCGTCAACCCCAGCCCCGTGGTGCCGCTGGCGGCAGTGGCGTTCACCCGGTTCGGGTCGAATCGGACGATCTCCACCAGCTGGTAGAGGCCGTTGTAGACGCCGTTCAGGACCACCTCGACCGGGCGGTACCGGGGCGTCCAGTCCAGCCCCGTCATGCGGGAGCCAACCTCGAACGCGACAGCGTTGCGGATGCCGGAAAAGTCCATGTGGTTGGCGAGGATCGCCCAGTGCCGGGACGCGGGCATCCCCAGCAGCGATGTCGAGGACGTCAGGCGAATGCGGTACGGCTTCTTCGGCCTGGTCCATGTCGAGTTGCCCCGGCCGCGGATCTCGCCGGTAAGGGTCTGTCCGTTCAGCTCAAATGTGGCGTTGAGGTAGTCCTCCTTGGACACGATCTCGGCGCCGCCCTCGGTGGTGATTGTGAGCGTGGGGATGCCGTAGTTCCGGTCTGCGCCCGATCCGCCGTGTGCGTCAACGTAGGCTTTGACGCTCTGCTGAGTGGGGACCTTGGTGGCTAGATTTGACGCCATGTCGTCCTCGTCGATGACGAAAGACATGTCCGCGACGGTGGTATCCGAGTTCATCACCGCGCCGGCCGCGTCGACGTTTGTGGCGTCGGTGGCGTCGGCAAGGGGCTCAATGCCGGACAGCTTGGTCAACGCAGCCGATAGCCCGGTGATATCGCCCGGATTATGGGTGTGGCTGACGTTTGCTTTGCCGTCTAGGGCGTCGCCGACGACGTCATCGATAACCGCCTCGACGGCGGCGGTGACAACACCCTCATCGATCGCTCCCGCGGCCAGGCAAAGCGTGTAGCCGTCATCCTGAGACCACTGGTAGAGCGCGCCCGTATCCTTTGCAAGAAAAACGTAGCGCTCATCCCCCACGGGGGGAAAGGCGTCATCATTGTCGTAATACAGAATTTGTGCGCGGGGGAATTGCGCAACGTCGCCGACGTACGCGACTTTTCCGGCGAGTTCGGCGGCCTGTGCGGCATCAAGATCGATCACCACCCCGGCCCGGGTGATTTGTACCGCCCGGTTACCGCGGCGGTAGGTGAGTGGGAAAAGGGTGCGGTAGAGCGCCACCTTCTAAGCCCTCCTGGGGAATGTAAGTTTAATGAATCCCCTTATTCATCGTCTTGCGAAAGGATTGCCAAAAGGACATATCCAGCAATTAGGGGGGGTTGCTGCGATTGCTAGGGCGGCGAGAAACATCATGAGACGTTGAACGACCGGAGTCGCACGACAAGCGACCTGGTGAGGCTGGTGGACTGCGCACCGCCCCAACCGACCTGGTCGGGGGTGATGTAGTTGGTGCGCGACCCGGAGTAGAACTCAACCCAGTCGATACCGTTTATCGAGAATTCGTAATAACGGTTCGTGGCGTCATCTCGGACGCGCAGCCAGCGGGGGAAGCCCGGGAACCGGTCCACGGGGGCATAGGTGTAGTGGGAGCCAATGAGGTTCCCCGAGTTTCCCTGCGTCACAATCAGGTTGTTCACCTGGCCCGCGTAGACCATGTAGCCGAATATGATGGTGTTGGACGAGCTGCCGTGTCGGAGGATCAGTCCCGAGTAGGACTGCCCCTCTGATCGGGCGAAATCTGCCGGCTCGATCCGCGCGGTCACCGTGTAGTTTGAGGTGGGGCTCAGCGTGCGGTACTCGATACGCGGAGTGAGCAGACCACCGGAACTGGGGATCGTGAACAGGCGCCCATCCTTGTCGGCGGTGACCGTCGCCGTCCCCAGCGTGTTGGTCGACCAGGAACTCGCGGGCGGCAGGATGTGCGCAACATCGCACCGGCCGACGACATCCCACGATGTGCCGTTGTCTCGCAGGATCGTCCCCGTGTCGGTGGAGAAATACAGTCTGCCCGCCGCACCCGCCGCGGGTAGCGCCGAGAACAATCCCTTCTTAGCCCGGGCCGCAGTGTTCTCATTGACCGCCAGGCCGACATCGTTGAACCACGAGGCGTCGATCTCGTCTACGTCGTCCTCGTAGTCAGTCCGCAAATCCATTGCTACTCCTCTAGATCCGGAGAATCCCGATGCCGGGCCAGTTGATGATGATGTTGGCGCCGTTCGGCGTCACGGACGTGTACAGTTCCGATGAGACGTAGGCGATCAGCCGGGATGTTGACGCGGTCCCGGTCCACTTGTAGATCACGGCCGCCTCCGCGATGTCTCCCGTCACCGTCGGGAAGATGAGTTTCGCCGCTTTTAGGTAGCCGTTCGTGACAGACTTTCCGGTGAAGTTCGGCGAGGTGGCGACGATCGCGCCGCTCGGGATGTCGCTGAGAAATTCGTCACTGGCGAGGTTGACTGTGTAGTCGGCATCGTCGATGAGGGCGGCCCTGATGTCGTCACCCATCCAGTTGATTTCGCCCCGCGCGAATGCTTCACGCCCCTTGGTGTATTTACCTCGAATGGACACGTGAACCCCCTAGAGTTGGTACGGCGGCGTGATCGGAAGCTTGGTGCGCCCATTGACGTCGCCGCGCTCCTTCTGAACGAAAATGGCTGGGCTGAAGACGTCTTCGCCGTCTTCTTCGATCGGGTCTGGCCGGTATTGCCACGGCACGTGCTGCGTTGACCCAGGGTCGAGCAGGTAGGCGATCTGATAGAACAAGTCGACACAGTCCGCGTGGGAGGCGAAGTTGTTCATCATCACCGCGATGACCGAACCATCCGTCTCCTTGTAGAACAGGACAGCAATGTAGCCGCCGAGGTTTCCGACCCATCCGCGCCACGAGGCCCAGCGGATTGCCTGGAGCCCGAATCCCATCCATCCCGGACCCTGATAGGGGCCGGCGGGTTCGTAGAACAGATAAGTGGTGAACAACTCTTTGCGGAGTTGCTTCATCTCGTCGGACAGGAACACGCCCTCGTAGAGCGCCTTGCCGAACTTGACGAAGTCCTCCATGTTCCCGGCGAGGGAGCCGGCCGCGTCCGACCAGGTGGTCGAAACCGCAGTCCACTCCAGGTCCTTCGACGTCGGATAGCCGAACAGGCCGGCGAGGAACGCGAACGGGCCAAGGATCGCCTGAATCTGCGGCAGCGCCATGTTAGGGGTCCAGCCGCGGACGTACGGGGCGTTAGGGGTGAGCGCGGTTGGCCAGTGCAGGGACGGGAGGCCAACCTCGCTGTTCCAGTCTTCGACCACGATCTGTCGGATGCTTCGGCCGGTCCCGTGCTCGGCGTCAACGTGTTCCAGGATCTTGCCCATCAGCAGTGTCGCGGAGTTCGAGTAGGCCGAGCTGGTCCCGGGTTCGAATATCGGGGTCGAGGCCCGGATGTAGGCCAACGGATCGAAAGCGGCCGTGGGATTCAGGAAGTACGACTGCTGGACTGCGGGGTCGCCCTGCAGCCAGTCCTTCAGGCCGTCCTGGAACAGGAGCAGATACCGCACGGTGATCTTGTGCCCGTTTGGGATGCCGTCGACAAACATGTCGACCGTGTCATTCCAGTCGATGTATCCGTTTTGGATCGCCCGGAGAATTAGGACGTTGACGAACATTTTCGAGCATGATCCATAGCGGAAGTTTAGATCCAGCGTCAGCGGCTTATTGGGGGTACGGTCGCCGCCATACGCCTTGTAGTAGTTGCCGTTTGGCGTTTCGACGCCGACCATCGCTCCGTCGGCTTCCCTGCCGGAGGAGGGTTTTATTTTTGCAGCTACGAGCGCATCGATCTGATCTCGAACGGTCGCGGACAGAGTCTCACTGGCTGGCGGTGAGGCGGTAACGACCGACCCCGCGCCCTTGAAGGACTCGATGGACACGGGAGTCGATTCGTTACCGGCTTTATCGACCGCGCCAATGGTGATGCGCGACGAATAATCCGTCCCTGGATTGACATTTGGAATGACCAGGGGGTGACCCTCGGCTACCTCGACGGTGTTGACCTTAACGCCGTCGAGGTAGATGTTGTAGCCCTTGAGACCGCTAGGCATCGACAGCTCCAGAGGGGGTGATCGTGATGGTGTTGATGGTTGTCTCGACGGCGACATCGAGATCGTCGATAGCTGGAGGTGTGGTGTCTCCATCGCCGCCGACGACTTCCTCGCCGGGCAGCGGGTCTTGACGGAACCTGATCCACGCGCCACCGGGCGCGCCGTTACCGCCAGGCTGGAACGACACGTAGTTGCCGCCGTTGCCCGCACCGCCAGGCGCGACGCCCTGGCCGCCGTAGGAGTTCTGGTTCACGCCACCGACAGCGGCGATGCCGTTGTAGTTGAACGTGCCCGGGCCTCGACCCACAGGCTTGCCCGAGGTGACGGGCCGAACCGCGTCGCCGGGCTCGCCACCGATCGCAGTCATCGAATAGCCGGGGATCGACACGACGGTGTTGCCGCCCCGGTCACCCACACCGGGGCCGCCGATGCCGGCCGCGCCGACGTCGATGGTGATCGAGGTGGAGGTGCCCGTGAAGTGGGTGCCGCGCGCCCAGGTGGTGGCATTCCACCTACCGGGGCCACCGGCCTCGCCGTAGAGGCCGAACGTTAGGCCAGCTCGTCCACCACCGCCGCCGCCGACGCCGATAACGTCGATGAAATTCGCCCAGTTCGGGATCGGGAACGACACGTCACCGCCGATGTAGCGCAGATCGTCGTCGTGATGCCCCTCGCCGGAGCCGGTGTCGACAGCAATGCCGACCCACGGCACGTTCAGGGAGCGGGTGACGCTCGCCTTCGCGATCGTCTCCGGAGGATCATTGGGGCTGGTGGTGTTGTTGCGGGTCGCTGCGTGGGCGACGATCGCCGTGCTCGGCCGGTACGGGGTGTTGGACGTGCGGCCGCGGACGTTGTGGGTGCCGCCGACGGGGACAATCTCGTAGGCGTAGATCTCCTTGGCGAAGATGTTGAACGGCTCGTCCAGCTCGTAGGAGACGTATTCGCCCGGGTCGGCCGTCGCGGTGAGCAGGCCAACGATATTCGGGGAATGATGCACCAATGTGAAGTCGCCGGAGTTGAGGTCGACCTTCCAGATGTTGACGTACAGCGCGGTTAAGCCGGACGTGCCGTAACCAATCCAGGAGACAACGCCGAGAGGCATGTCCTGCTCGATGTAGTCCAGGCCGATCAGCGACGCGGACTGGGTGGCGGCGTGCCACGTCGTCACCGCGGACAGGTCGAAATTCGACCGCTCCGACGGCAACAGCCCACCATCGGCGGGCTTGTTGTTGCGGATGCCGAGGATCTCTGCGGCCAGCTTCCCCAGGAACGAGCCGGACCCGATCTCGCGGGCAATGTTGAAGGCGTCCGCCAGAGAAGCGCCAGAGCCCTGCTGGTTGACGAATCCGCCAATGAAGAAGTCCAGGATCGCCTGGGCGTCGTCGCCGAGGTTTAGCGAGCCAAGGATGCCCTGAATGTTCCTGGCGGGCACTTCCAGCAAAGCTCTGGCGAGATCCGCCAGAGTGTTGCCGATGGTGGCGGCCCCGGTGAGCGCCTGCACGATCGTGTCGATAATCGTGTCGATTCGGGCGGCAACCGTTTCAATCAGATTGGCCAAAAATGGGATGTCGATGCCTTTGCCGTCATTGAGGCTGGCGAGGAAGTTGTCCCATGAGGTCAGGTCGATGCCGATGACGTCGCGAATGAACTGCAGGATCTGGTTGGGCAGGTTCAGGGCCCATTGCGCGAGCTGCGTGGCCGCGCTCCCGTTACCGGGAAGAAACACTCCGACGAGCGCTTCGACGACTTTCTGCAGCAGCAGTTCCCAGAACTGTCCACGGGTCGCAGAGAGCTCGGCCGACGTCTTGGGCGGCTCCCCCGTGGTGGGGGGCGCTGAAGTCGGTTGCGTATACCCAGCCGGCGGACCCGACGGTGAAGCCGGGTTCGACGGAAAGGCCTTTTGCTGAAAGGGCGTCGTCATAGCAGGGGCGCCACCTTCACGCAGAACGTGGTGGCGGGAGAGGCGGGCGTGGACCAGGAGTTACTGGTGGCGGCCTGCTGCTCCGCGCGCAGATAGATGGTGGCGGCGTTACCCGCGAGAACCTTGGGCAGCGCGGAGCTCACCGAGAACGCCGGGATGACGACGTTAGGCGGCGGGGTGGTGCCGACAAGACCCTTAGAGAAGCCCACCATCGCCCCGGAAGCGGCGTCGTTGAGCCGGGCCACCAGGTCTACGCGGGTATCCGCGGAGCCTGTCACCTGAGTCTGGGCGTACACCTCCGGGTACCAGTCGAACGGCTGGGCCGCGATCGAGATGCTCGACAGGCCTCGAACGGAAGTCGAGTTGAAGGCCGTCGCCGCGATGGCGGACGACACGTACATGTTCCCGACCTTTTGAGCGGTGGGGACCCACATGCCATCCGAGGCTCGGTAGACCAGCGTGTACTTGTCGGTTCCCGTGCCCAGCGCCGGGGAAGCGGCGAGATCCTCCGCCGACCCAATGGTCAACGTGCCGTCGTCGCCCTTGTCGCCCTTGTGGACGAAGAACTCCAGCTTGAACTTGGAGGGAAGACCTGGCCCGCCCGGATCAACCACGGTAACCACCGGGTTGGGGGTGGGTAACGGATCATCCGGGTCGACCGGGGTCATCTTGATCTCGGTGAACTCCGGGGGAAGACCCGGCGTACCGGCCGAGAAGAACGGCAGCTCGCCAAAGCCCCCCTCGGGGGTCAAAACCAGATATGCCACCCCGGTGTCCGGATTGAAGCCGTTGACAACGGTGACCCGACCGTCGAAGGTGATGTTGGCGCCATCGATAGTCAATGCCATGTAAAGATTCCCCTTTAGTGTTAGTGGGTTAGCCCACTAACCCGTTATTGAGTGGCCATCGTGATGATGTTGAGGGCCTCTTGAAGCTTCGAAAGCTTTCTTTGGAGTTTCACGACCGAGGCCTCTTCAGCCTTGCCGTCGCCAATCTGAACCACGACCTCGGAGCGGCCGTCGCGGGTATCCACAACGGCGATATTCTCCACCCAGTCGGTGTAGACTTTTCCATCGCGGATCAGGGTCGCCAAAGACCCCGGGAAGATATCCCTACCAATCTCGTAAGGCAGGCCATTCTTGAATGTGACCTCGCCGGAGATATAGCCTCTGGTGTTCCACATTTCTCGCTTGAGGGCGAAAATGCCGTCGATGGTATAGGGAGCCTTGTTGGTGGGAACGAAGACCTCGGCGTGGCCGTAGGGGCCCATTTTCATGCGCCGCTCGAAGTTATCCGCCAGCTGGAAGGCCAAAAGGACGTCGTTGAACAATCCGTCGAAAAGGTTGCTCGGGACGCCCGTAATTCCCACCACGATGAGGATCATGTCCAAAATGAAGGCCATGGTCGCGTTAATTAGGTCATTTAACCATTTCGGAGATTTGCCGCCGACAATTACGCGCCACGCCTCGGGTCTGTGGTGAGACATTCGACCGGACACGCCACCCTTTGGATGGTCAGCATTGAATACCGCCCAAGAAGGGACATAATGGATACCCAATAGCGGGGCGATATTCCAACCGTCCGGGGCGTATTCACCCTTCGGGTTCAGGAATGGGGCAAGGATGTCTCCGAAGAGCCCTTCCTGCAGGTCAACAGCCACGCGGAGGATTCCGTCGATAAACGTCCCGGTGGGCCCGACGATGCCCATGCGGTCTTTGATATCCACGACAATGGTGGGGACCGTCAATGGGAACAGCGCCAGAAGAGGGTCATTGCCCGGCTGGGGATCGCCCGGCCGCCACAATTTCACCTCAACATGCAAACCGTTGTCCTCGACGACCTCTTCGAAGATCGATCCGATCTTGTCCATTCGCCAGTTGACCGAAATGAACGGGGAGGTATCCGTCAAAGGGTTGGTGGGCACCACGTAAATGGGGGTGCGAAGGGTGCGGGCGATATCATCCAGGCCAATACCGTCACTGCCGGGATTAGCCTGAAGAACCGTACCGAACCATGAACGCCAGTCGAGGTTCAGGCTCAGGAGGTTGTTGACCATTTCCCACATGCCCGCCTGCAGGCGGAATGCCTGGGTGGCCAATAGCCATTTGAGGATGGAAATGGCCGGGCCGATCGCCACCCCGCGCGGCGGGAATTGGACCTGCAAAGGCAGCAGGAAGTTCGGCCACGCGAGGATCTTCATCAGCCAGGCATAATCACCCTCGAGTTCGCACTCGACGAAATCCGCCGTACCAGGCTGGTTGAAGTTGTCGTGGGCGGTCTTAACCTGGCCCGACCACAAAAGGTGACCGATCTCGATAGTGATCGGCACGGTGGTTTCGTGGCATTGCAGAATGACATTTGCGAGAGGGTCGGACCTCTTGATGGAGAGGTTGCCCGTTTCGACCTTATTGCGCGGGAACTTACATCCCATTGAGATGTAGTCGCCGCACTCCCCCACGGGCCTGTAGAACTTGTCGTAGACCGTCACGATAATGCGGGTATCGGAGACGGCGGCCTGTTCAAGCTCCGCCGCCATCCGAGCCGCATCAACTGCCGTGTAGGCATCCAGGGAGAGCTTCGCCCTAAGATCATCAAGAGTCGCTTGATCGACCTGAACTCTGGGCAAGCAGAACTCCTTACTCGGGCCAGCGCCTCATGGGCGTCAGTGCCGCGATAACCTTTGAATTTGCATTGCCGTCTTTGATCTCCACCGCGATCTGATGGGTGACCGGCGAAGCGGTCAACGTCCTCGGGGGGACCGGTTTAGACCACCGGCCCTTCAAAAGGGAATACATATTCCCCTGCGGGGGTTCGATGCCGAAAAGGCTCTGGAACCACTCCATCAAAGGCGGGACATTCCCATTGAAAGCCAGGCTGATAAGCCGCTTCAGGAAATCTTGGAAGAACGGCAAATCCTGCTCAGTCTGATCCGTGGTGATGTCATACACCGCCCGTTGACCGGGATGGGTCTTGATCAGGGCGACCTGTCCATCAGCCAGGGGTCCGAACTCGATCGTCGGCTCCGCGCCCGGCCCATCGGAGAACTTGAACGTCCCCGGGCCGTAAACCACCAGATCCGGGAATCCCGGCTGGTCACCGAAGTTGGTAAGAGCCAGATGCCCCGATTGAGTGAGGGTGGCGTTGTCGCCGAAAGCCCACTTGTTGACCGCCGGCGGAACCAGTTGGCGGGTGAATCCGTCCCCGGCTTCCATACCGAATCCGACGCCGCGGTAATCCGCGCCCAAAGCCGAACCGGTACCAGTCTCCTTATAGGAGAGGATGGGGAAGCCGCTTCGCATAACGGTGAACTGTCTGGCGTTATTGGCCGAGCCGCACACCAAAGACCACGTCTCGCCCCAGATGGGGAGGACAAGCAGAATCCTTTGACGAAGAACCGTCTCAACACCGTTATTGAACCGGGAAAGGCGAATCCACTGCGGGCCAATCCTCAACCGGATATACGTCTCACCGTCTTCGCTCATTCGGCCCAAGATATCGATATAGGCCGCATCGGGGAATGGGAACATAAAGAATGCGCCCAATTGAATGGAGATAACCTGGTTGTCGGTGGCCGTGACGGCGGGCGTACCCGTAGAGGTGGTGGCCACCGTGACATACGGGTTGGTGCCGCCGCTCACCACGGACGCCTCCATCTGGGGGACGTCCGTCTTGGCGTACTGGCCGGTGAACGTAACGGTGTAGGGGCCGCCAGTCTCACCCTCGACAGTCACATCATCGGTGGTGATGCTCTCCAGCCCCACCAGGGCGGTCTTCACCTGCGCCGCGGTGGCGGGATGGGAGATCGGCGAAGTCGGCTGGCCACCGAAGCCTAACCGCCACGTTGTGGGGCTGCCGTGAACCTCAACCGTCTGCACCTCGGTAGAACCCAGCCAGCGGTTGATGACCGTCCGCTGCTCCTCGCCCGCGGGGGTCCATCGGGCCCGGCCCGGAATCAGGAAGTTCAGGGCGGGCTCTGTCTCACACACGCCCTCGTCGGAACCGGAATAGGTCTGCTCCCAGTTGGGGCCCAAGGTTCCGTCGTCGTCGCGGTTGAACTCGTCAACCGCCATTCGATAAGAGAATTGGAATTGGGAAACCGAATCGTGCGATCGCCAGAAGGCGTCGTCATTACGGATCGACCAATTGCTAAACTTTTGAATACCGTCCCGTGCATAGCCGCGGTTGAGCTTGTCGGTAACCGGGCGGTGAAGGCGTGGATAGCACCACCACTCCCCCGACTCGGGGGTGGTCCAGGTGAGCTTTCCGGGATTCTCCGGGTCCCACGAGGCGATCCATTTGCGGATAACCCGGCGCAAGCCCTCTGCGGTGGGGGCGGTGGCGATAACCTTCATCACCATTTCGGCCGGCTCGTAAACCGTATCGGTCCACGTCGCGCCGTCCTGCCTCGCACCCTTGGTATCTAGGTGATTGAATAGCGGGTGAAGGCCCTCAATACCCTCTTCTAGGGCAATGCCTTCGGTAACCCCGGGGAATGGCGCCAGCCCACCATTCAGGTAGAAGATAATCTCCCCGCCGGGGGAGGTATAAGTGATATTCGGCTCAATTCCCTCTTTGAGGAGTTGAATTCCGTATTTGGTTATTGGCGTAGGAGGATATGACTCCAATTAAGCGTAAACCTCCTGTAGGGAGTGGCAGCGCCACGGAGCATGGTTGAGTGCGTTCCGCATCACAGTGGGATGAACTACGCGGCGCACCGCGGTACAGTGGAAATGAACGCTGGAAGATAGGAGGTCCCCGGCCTTGAGGACTTGCGCAACCGAAGACTGCAGCAAGACGAAGATCGTCGGCTGGGGATACTGCGCTGCGTGCTACGCGCGCAACAGGAAGCGGGGCACGCTACCAGTGCCCACATGCCCGGTAAGGGGCTGCGAGAACGCGCGACACAAGAAGAGCTTCTGCCTTCAGCATCGCGAGGAGCTCGAAGCGAGTGGCGCAGGCTATTGCAAGCATCCGGAGTGCAAGCAGCCGATCAAGCCCCTGGACGCCTTTCCTAACACGAATGGCTCATCATGGGGCAAGCGTTGGTGGTGCTTTGATTGCCTGGGGCGTCGAAAGGGGGGCGTCTGTCCAATGGATGGCTGCGACAACCCTTCGTGGCACCACGGCCCCTGTAAGGCGCATCGCGCACGGTTCGTCGAAGAAGGTAAGCGCTGGTGCACGAACCCCGATTGTGACGAGCCCCTGCAGCCGGTGTCCGGCTTCTCGCGGTACAAGGACAGGTACCAGCCCCGGTGCAAGCGCTGCCAACAGGCGGCCCAAAGCGCCAAGTGGCACGAAGATCCCGAGTCGTCACGCGAGCGGTATCGCGGGTTCAAGTACGGCGTTGGGCCTGAAGCCCTCAACGCACTCATGGAGGAACAGGACTATCGCTGCGCGGCCTGTTCCGAGCCCTTGAGTTGGGATGGCGACCCCGGGACTAGGCGAGCCTGCGTGGACCACGACCACGCCTGCTGCCCGGGGACGCTATCCTGCGGCAAGTGCCTGCGCTCCATCCTTTGCAACGGCTGCAACGTCCTTCTTGGAAGGATCGAGGGCAACCCATTCATCAAGCGCCGGGAAGTCGAGGCGAGGTTCGCCACCGAGCGCCCATGGCTCGTCGAGTACCGCGACCGATGGGACGCAGAGATGGTTCGGCGAGGGGTTCGAAGGCCCGTCGTGGCGGACGTAATGACCCAGTGGTTCTTCGCGCAGGTCGAAGAGGTGCTGACCCGCGACTAGGGGAACTAAGTCGCGGGTCAGCACCAAGTCTTTACCTGGCCTGTCCGGCCTGGTAGCTGGCGAAGTTGAGGTCATTCAGCATGGCTTGGCCCTGTCTCGTGTCTTTGGGCGAGAAATTCTCGATGAAGATTCCCTGCCGACCGATCTGGTTGCCCTGCTGCCCCTGCTTCTGATCCTTCGGTTCGCCCGGTTGTTCCTTCTCCTGCTTCTCGCCGGCTTTCCCGGCGCTGCCGCCGATAGCTGGCTTCGCAGAAGAGAATCCGGACAGGAGGCGGCCGAACCAGGATTTGCTCATATCGCCCAGAGCCGAATCGCCCAAGGTCAGGGTTTCGAACAAACCTTCAACGCCGATGGAGGCAACTTGGCCGCCGTATTTAATTCCGCGTTGAATTAGCTGCATCGCCATCTGGGCTGCCGCCGAAGCCGCTGGGGCTGCGGGACCGGCCATTGCGCTCCCCGCGCCCATCGCGCCCTGGATCGCCGCGCCCGCGAGGCCGCCGATCCCGAGACCACCGCCGCCCGAAGGCTGCCAGCCTTCCTCGCCCGGTTTGTAATCGTTGTTGCCTTGGCCGATCATCGAATCAGCCGCTGCCGCTTGACCACCCATCGCACCGCCGAGTGCGCCACCCGCAGCGCCCGAAGCGCCGGGGAAGCCGTTTTGCTGACCGGGCTGCTGGCCGGGCAGTTGCCCGAGGGCCCCAGCAGCAGCGCCACCACCGGCACCGCCCAGGCTGCCGAACAGTCCGGGGATGCCGCCGCCAGCCGCTCCACCGGCAACGCCGGGTCGGGTACCGCCAGGGAGACCTGTCGGGAATCCTGTGCCGAGCGGGCCGCCGGCTACGCCCTGCAGGCCGGAGAGGCTTGCGGGGGTTCCAGGCATGCCGAGGTACTGCGCAGCCTGGCTCATCAGGCCGCCCCAGTCTTGCCCCGTGGCGAGCGGACCCCCCCTCGACGTCGCAGGCAGGGCCTGTTCGATCGGGAGGTTGCGGTTCTTGTCCAGCTGGTTGAGGTAGGCGTAGGTATTGGCCGCTGCGTTGGTGCGCAGTGACGGATCGATGCCGCCACCCTTGGCGAAGTCCGGCTTCTGTTGGAACAGTCCGATGACTTCGTTGGCCGCGCCGCCGCCCTGTGGCCCGCCGTTGGCGTTGGGGTTGAGCCCCGATTCGCCGATAGCGTACGCCACGATCGCCTGCGCTTCCTGCGGGCTGTACCCGCGGGAAACCGCCTGCTGGTAGATCATGTTGGCCACAGCCTGCGGAGATCCGGGGTTGCCGAAACTCTTGAAGGCCGCCGCGTCCGCGATGGGCTGACCGTTCGGGCCCGCCACGCTGGAGCCAGGCTTTCCACCAGGGGCGCCGGGGATGCCGCCGCCAAAAGGCCAGTTGGTCACGAACACGGGGGTTGGGCCAGAGGCGTTCGCCATTGTCGAGTTCACGGCACCGCCGGTCACCGCGCTGGGGCTGGCGCCCGCAGGTCGGTAGTAGTGGTCCGTGAATGACGGGTCGTCCGCGCCCGTGCCGCCGATACCCCTGCGGGCCGCCGACGAGTCGCTACCCCAGTTGAACGGGGTTCCGCCGGGCAGGGTCGCCTGCATGTGATTCTTGTTGAACCCCACGCGGAAGTCGCCGGGCCCGCCCATGCCGGGGATAAAGCCGCGAGCGGTCAACCACTCGGCGGCATTGCCCGTATACATGGACGCACCGCCGGTGGGCTGGCCATCCATCAGGTTGACGAGGTCTTCGACGGCGCTGGAGCAGTCCGCGAGGCCCTGAGTCAGGTCGCCGCGCTCGCTCTGCGTGTACCGCCCCGCGGGGACGTTCGCCAGGAGGGCTGCGTCGCCGGGATATGCCCCACCGCTTACCGGAGATCCGGTTGAGGCGCTTGCGGAACCGGAGAGGTCGAAGCCGCCGCCGAAGCTCGCGGGGTTGTCCTTCGTCCCGCCGAACATCATGCCCAAGATGCCGGACGAACCGTCACCTTGTGCGGCGATCTTGCTCAGCATTGCCTGCAGCGGAGCCGTGGCAAGGTTGCCGACAAAGCGGACCAGGTTATCGGCCAGGCCCGCCAAACCTCTTGAGAGGCCGAGGTCGTCGTCAAGTCCGGCGCCAAGCTTGTTGGCGTCAGCCATACCCTTGCCGACCTTCTTCCACTTGCCATTCAGCTCCTCGACAAGGTCAAGCTGGGACTTGTTGAAGTCGTACTCGGCTTCCTTCAGCTTTTCCTTCGCCTCGAAGATCTCTCGCTCGGTAGCGAGGGAATCCTTCTGGAGGATGGCGAGCTCCATGGCCGCGTCGCGGTAATCTATCGCCTCGCGGCGGACCTTCTCCTGCGCCTCTGCGATAGCGCCCGGATCGATGTCGGTGTAGCCGGGGCCCGGTTTCGAGAACGGCTTCCCGTCCGTGCCGATTTCCAGCTGCGGGGTGCCCGGTGTGATCGGCCCCAGCGGGACATCGATCTTCGGCATGAAGTCGTCAGGATTGAGCGTCGACCAGATTTGGTCACGACGTTCGCTGTCGCTGAGCTTCGTCTCCTCACCCGGGGGCATGGGAACGTTGTGCGGAGCCCACGGGGGGAGGCCCGCATCAGCGGGTGCCGGGCCAATGCCCGTAGTGGCACTTCGTCCCGCGTTCGGGTTCCAGCGGCGCCGGCCGTCGCGCCCATGGGGGCCATTGCCGGTGCCCGGCTTGCCGCCCTGTGGCACCCTCGGCGGTAGACCAAGCTCTTCCCTGCCCTTGTCTGGAATCCACTCCAGATCCTTGTCGGTGTAGGGGTAGTCCTTGTCGCCGGGCATCTTGACGTCGGACTGGCCACCAAACCCGACGGCACCGCCCCATTTCATAAGGAACTTCAGCCAGGCAGGGATGGTAACGCCCGCCAGCGCGGTGGAGAGCGCGCCCCCAGCCTTTTGCGCTAGGCTGGGGATCTTTCCCAGGGCGCTGGCGACGTTGCCGAGCCCGCCGGCGAGGCCGGAGATCATCGCAACGAGGCCGAGCCCCCTGAAGCCAACCCATGCGGCGACCATCGCCCAGACCAGGCCGGGGTGATCCTTCATGAGGTTGGTGAGCGGCTCAATTTCCTTGAGCACCGCGTTGACGGCCTTCGATGCCGAGACCAGACCATTGGCCAGGCCGAACGCCGCATCGATGACGTCCTGAAGCGTCTTCTCGAAATCCTCGGGGCTCTTGTTGCCGAAGACTTCGTAGATCCGCCCGCCGATGGTCCAGATGGCATCGCCAAGCGACTTCGCCGCGTCGATACCCTTCTGGATGAACTCTTCCAGCTTGCCCGACCGCTGCGCCTCGGTGATGAAGCGCGAGAAACTCGTGGCGGCGTTCGCGAGCCCGGTGGCGAGATCGGGAAGGAAGGATGCACCGGTTTCCGAGATTTTCAGAAGCGCATTGGTGAATGGTGCGATAGCGGGCTGAAGATTCTGGAACGCTTTGACGATGTTGTCGATGATGCTCGAAATAGCCTTTTGCGACCCGGGGGTCATCAGCTGATTCGTGAACTCATCGAACATTCCGTTCATCGCGCCGGCGATGCCCGTGGTCAGCCGCATGATTTCCGGCTGGAAAGTGTTCGTCAGGCTGCGGAAGCGTTGCGCCACACCCTCGAACAAAGTCTCTTGAGTAGCCTTCTTGAGGTCCCCGAGGGGGCCGTCAACAAGGTACTGGATCTCCAGCGCTGCCTGTTGGGCCGCCGGAGAGAGGGATTGGAGGGCTTCGGCGAACTTCTCTGGATCGCCCATGTCCTTGATGGCGTCCCCGAAGCCGGAGACGCCGAGCGCCAACGTGCCAAACCCTGCGCCAGCAGCCATAAGGATGGCCGGGGTGAGGGCAAGGCTCTGAGAGGCCGTGACAACGGCTTCCATCGCCGAGGCCATGGTGATGAGCATGCCGCCACCGAGGGCCGCGCCCCATCGGCCCGAGGGAACGAACGGCAGGTCGGTGAGCATGTTGCCAATGACACCCAGGCCGCCGCCGCCACGCTTACCCCTACCGCCGCGGCGGCCCTTCTCCTCGCGCTTGCGCCGCTTCTCATTCTCGGCCTCTTCAACCTCATGGAGGGATCTGACAGCCTCCTCGCGACTGCGGATGGCCTTCTCGACGTCCTCGTTGGCTTTCCGGAGGTCTTCGAGGGATTTCGCAGCGGCGTCGTTGGCCTTGCGATGCTCTTCTTCGGATTTCGTGAGGCTCTTGACTATATCGTCGCGGTCTTTTTGAACCCTTTTGAGGTTCTCTTCGGCGTCTTTGAGGATTCTGATCTTCTTGTCGAGGTCGGCCTTGCCGGCGGCAACCTGCTTATCCAGGGCGCGGATATCCCGCGACTCCAGGATATCCCTCTTGCGCGTGGGGTGGATCTCTTTATCGAGGGCCTTGGCCTCTTTGTGCTTGCCCTCTAGCCTGAGCTGTTTAATCCGATGATTGGCGAGGCGGATTTCCTCTTTGGTCTGCTTATTGGCGTCGCTTTTCTTGTTGCGGCGATCAACGAGCCGGTTGTACTCCTCCAGGGCCTCGTTTCGGGCCTTCTGGGCCTTGGTCTCCAACCGCTGGTTGGCGATCTCGGACTTGCGGAGACGCTGGGACGCCTTCCTCTGCTCCCCAATTTGCCCTTCGAGCTCCAGGACCTTCTGGCTAGACTTGGCCAGCGCATCCTGACTCTTCTTGGCTTCGCGGGCTGCGCGAGAACTGCTGAGGGTCGCATCGGCAACCCTGTTCATCGCCCTGCGGACGCGAGGAGCGGCGTTCTCGATCTCCTTCGACATGGCATCGGCCGATTCCCTGCCAATCTTCTGGAATCGGCCTACCGCCTCTTTCTCCGCATTGCGCATCGACTTCTGGTTGAGATGGAGAAACGCCCATAGATCAACTCTTGCCATTAACCCATCTCCTGCCCAGTGAGTTGAGCGAATATCGATCTACGAATATCGCTCACAACTTCTTGTTCGTGCGTTTCCTGGACTTCTTTCAAGTAAGCTTGAACGCTGAGTTTGTACCAGGAATCTTCAGGTAAACCGTCGAGAAGAGTGAGCAGCTTTCGGCTGCTCAACTCCCCTCGAAACCACTCCCCTATGTCACGGTGGTGATAAAGGGAGAGATCACACTCAATCTCCCTCGGAAATACCATCCACCTCGGAACCGCGTCCGCCACTTTTGGGGTCGTTCTCGACGCGCTCCTGGAATTCGCGGTTCATGCGAGCCCATTCCAGGGGGATCTGGTTGGAACGCCCGCCGCCAGCCTTGAACCGCTCATACTTCTCTTCGCCGAAAATGGCCTGAGCAAGCTGAACGTTGTACGGAGGCTTCATCAGCTCACCGTTGATCTGGTACGGCGTCTTGAGTTCGCCCCTGATGGTGCGGCCGGGGAGCTCGGTGCCGTCTTCCAGCGTCATCGGCGGGACAATGACATCTTCTTCACGGTCGCACTTCTCAATGCGGAACTGGAGCTCCTCCCAGCGTTCCTGCTGGTCGTCGTCCAAAAGGCCGGGGTTGGGGATTTCAAAGATTTCGCCGTTGATCTCGATCTCGACGCTAGCGGTGAAACCGAAGTATTCGGCCGCCTGCTCCTTGGCTTCCCGAACCGAAACCGGCTTACGAGGGGTGTAGGTCATCTGAATGACTCCTAAAAAAGAAAAGAGGCTGTTGGGCTGTGGAAACCCACAAGCGGCGGACACAGCCCGAGCCCGCCGCTTGTGGGTAGATCAGTTAGGAGAGGCCGACGATCGCCGAAGCCGTCACGGCCGACGTGGTGGTCAGCAGCGCCGTGCCGGTGGCCTTGACGCGGAACTTCCACGACACCGAAGAGGTGATGCCGGAAACCCGGATCGTCACGGTGTTGGTGCCGGAGACGTCCTCAACGGTGGCCTCGGTCCAGGTCGTGCCGTTGTCGTTGGACTTCTCCACGACGTACTCGTACGAGGACGACTTGCCGGTCGGCTTGGCAAACGTGACGTCCGCCATCTCACCCACCACGGCCTCAGCCGAGGGGGCGCCACCGAAGACCGGGTAGCCCTGCAGGCCACGCCAATCCGCGCCGTCGCGGTGCAGCAGCGCCGGGCGACCCACGAACGGGCACAGCAAAGCGCCGAGCTCGATCTCCATGGTGTCCGGGTCAGCCTTGTTCCACGAGGTGTTGCCGCGGCTACGCAGCGACATACGCGGGTAGGTCTGCGCGAAGTAGTTGTCACCGTCGAAGCCGATGGCGATCACCTGACGTTCAACCAGAACGGTCTCCGCGTCCTTGGCGATCGTGTAGGAGGCCTGACCGACGTCGGCCAGGTTGTGCAGCGGCTTGTCGTAACGCAGGGCGTCGACCAGCGGCGTGCCCTCCAGGGCCTTGATGGTGATGCCATCGTTGTCCTGGGTGACGTCGAAGCGCACCGCGCGCTTGCTCTGGGCGATCATCGTGTCGGCGACGTCCGTGTCGTACGTCATCTCGATGCCGTCCTCGTGCAGGGAGCCGAGGTGGTAGAACCCGAGGCCGTCATCGCCAAGCAGGTCGGAGCGCAGCTTGCCGTCGGCGGCGAACGGCGAGAAGAAGCCGTCATCGCCAAGGCCGACGGCGGGGTCGGCCAGGTTGTGCACCGTGCCATCCAGGTTCCGGTAGTCCCGGATGAGGATGTCGGTGATGATTGCCTTGCGTACAGCGAGCGGGTTGATACCCGGCTGCAGCAGGTTCGCGTAGGTACCGCCGTTTGCAGGCAGAGCCATTAGCTATTCCTTTCGATGCCCACGATGGGCGGAGTGGGACTTACTTGGCCTTCTTGGGCTCGGGCTTCGGGAGCTGGCTCACGAGCCGCTGATTGGCCTCTTCGGCGGGGGCTTCGGGGACGAAGCCGGCGGGGATGATGGGGGCGCCATCGGGGAACATCGAGTCGTTCTCCCGGGCCCGCTCGACCTTGGCGCCAAGCTTTTCGGCCTGCGCGTCGTCGATTTCGACAACGCGATTCGGCTCGATAGAGACGACCTTGCCGTTCTGGACGAAGGTCACCGCCTGGACAGTGCGGTACTTAGCCACTTAGTGATTCCTCTCAGTGCATAAGAGATGTGGTAGGGTTGGTGGATATGAAGCCGTCAGATCTCTTTGCTGAGAGCGTCCTTAACGATTCGGTCGTTAAGTACGAGGACGGCAGTGCGCGTATTTGGTGGGGAAAGCGCCCATTGGGCGGAAAGATCCAGACCCCCGCGCCCCGATGCCGCAGATGGCGGCACGACTGGTATCTCGACAGATATGACGGATGCCGGGGCGAATACGTAGATAAGGTGTGTCGGACCTGTAAGCGGAGAATTCCGCTCAACGTTTAGGCGGCGACAATCCTCATCGGGACGTCATACATCAGGGATGTTCCGAAGAACCTCCTCGGGATGGCGTTGTCGAGATTGTCGATAGGACGCTCTTCGCGTTTTCGCGCGCCATCGGCGAAGTACGCCTTGCCGCCGATGATGACCTTCTCCTGGCCGGCGAAAGCCAGCTTCTTCATGCGGCGGACAACCTTTTGGGTGGCGGTGTCAACCTCTTCCTGGGAAGATCCGAAGACGAGGATGGCGTATCGACCCTCGTCAGTGATGCCCGCCTCGTCTTCGCCCCCGCCCACGCGGTGGACGGTGGCGAATGGAAGTGGGGACTCCGGCGGGCGCTCGTTGCGCACCTCAAAACCGATTGTCTTGAGGTGCTGGATAATCACCTGGACACCAGGTGGATATTCGTATTCGGTCACCTATAGCGGACATCCTCATTCATGATCTTGGCTACGCGCTGCATAATCTCGAAAGCCGGCGTGGGGGTGTTGGGCCCCCATGGTGACCGGCTGCCGGGCTTATCCCTTTTCGTGCCGTATTCGATCCAGTGGGCCTTTTCATCGTTGTTGTAGACCAACCCGATGGGTAGGCCGCCCTTCAGGAATTTTTTGATGCGCAGTTTCTGCATCGCCGTTAAGCGCTTCTTCTTGATGTGCGCTTTGTAGTCGCCGGTCTGGTACGGGTGGGGCGTTCCCGTTTGCTGGGCGAGGACGCCGAGCATCGAGACGTTCCACACGTCGTGCCAGGTTTGCTCGACGTCGTTGATGAAACGCTGAACGACCCGGCGGAGATCGCGGCTCTCACTGACGCCGTCCAGGAGGGCCGACCGCACATCCCTGAGCCTGACGACCACATCCTTGGGCATTTAGATCGCACGCCTTTCGCAGATGATCGTGACCTTGAAGGGCTGCCCGGCGAAGCTGGCGAAAGTTCTTGCACCACCGGTTATCTGATAGTCAACACCGCCGTACTGCAGGATGCCGGTGGAGAGGGCGTCCATCACCGCAGGAATGGCGGGGGCGGTGCACTTCCAAGGGTCGGTGACGGTGTTGTAACCGAACTCGACCTTTTCCTTCGCGGAGAGCGGCCGGAAGCGACACCCCGGAACCGGAGTCTCAGTACGAACCTGTCGAGGGTTGTTGTACTTGTCCCGGTCATTGAGGTCTTCGGTGATGGTCACGAAGGTGACCGTTTGCCCGCCGAAATTCACGCTATCGCCACCAGCCTGTACTGATACAGGACCGATTCACGAAGGGGATCTTTCGCAATACCCCACGAGCGGTCCACGAGACCCGACCAGCGGAGGGAGACATCGTCCACTTCCATGCCGGTCAGCGGGCCGACGGCGCCGGTCCCGATCATCATGTGGGCGATATCCACGACCTGCAGAACAGCCTCGCGGAAATCCACCGCCTCGTCAGCGGTGAAACCATGGGTGAAGGTGACCTCGATCTTTTCGCGGCACCACCAGCCACACTTCTTGTAGAGCACGCCCGGCTCCTCGGAGAGGAAATACAGATCGTCGAGGTCGACTTCCCTTCCATCCTCCGTGACGGACAGGAGCTCAACGGGCTTCAGGGTGGGCAGAACAATGAAGCCATGGCCCGTGCCGTGAAGCGAGACCGTCTCCTCCTGTACGGGGGTGACATGCCAGCCACAGGCCCTGCGGGCACGCTGGAGGGCGGCCGTTAGGGCGCGAGTGGTCTCGGGGTCGTCTTTGGAGATCCGACCCCGGGTATAGCTCTCGACGTCTTCTGGAGTCAGATCCTCTGCCACTTACTCCCCTTTCGGTGGGCGCCCGCGACGCTTCGGTGCGGGGGCTTCTTCGACGGCTTTCTCAAGCGGCTCGTCGGCGACGGCGCGCTCCTTGGGTTCGGGTGCCGGTTTTTCAGATTTGACCGGGCGGGGGTCGTGGCCATAGATCGCCAAGACCTTGGCAACATCCTCGGCGCGGTCGTCAAGGCCGTTTTGGGCGTAAGACCGATATTCGAAAAGCAGGGCTTCCAACAGGTCGGGGTCAACAGGTTTGGGCATTACTCCTCGCAAGGGTTCTCTAAGACTGTTTCGAAAGTGTTGATCAGGGAGCTGTATTCCGCCTTGAGCCGCTGGCGCGCCTTTGTGCGCAGCCGGGTGCGATGCTCAAGCCGCAGATCCAAAAGCTGTTCGGCCGGGATTTGCCCCATGCCGTTGAGGACTCTCCGCTCTCCATCTACCGGCGCGGTCACTGTGTAGTGATTGCCGCGGATATCAATGCCGGGAGTTGCCCGAAAGAGGCAGCGGAAAGGCTGCTGGTAATCCCCTAGGGTGTCAACCGTCTCGCCGATGTGATCGCTGGCCTCACGCTCCCACAAGGTCACCTCGGCGACGCTTGCACTCGTTTCGGCAAGGCGCTGGCGGGCGTCTAGCGGCACATCAGACAAGACCTCGTCGGCGTCGATGCGCAGCAGCCAGTCCCCCGGCTCGGCGACCATCATGGCCAGCTGCATCATGAAGTTGCGTTTGGCAACCTCGCCGCCATGCGGGCCCGACCACGGCTTGCGCGGGACGTGGATGGTTGTGCCCATCCCCAGGCCAGCGGCCGCCCGGGCGATCACATCGGCCTGTTCCGATCCGCTGGCCGGTTTCAACACGGCGTTGGGGAATCCCCAGTAGGCGCCGTCGACCGCCACGACGTGGTCGGCAAGTTTTGAAATGGAGGAGACGCACTCCGCCAGCCAGGCGGGGTTCTCCTCGTACCATGAGACCATGGCGATTACGCGCACGCAGTTCCCCTTGCGTGTCATGCAGCCGATACGGAAACCCCAGGTCAGCTGCCGTCCCGGGTTGATCTAGAAAGAATTTCACCGCAGTGGGTTGCGCTCCACAGTGCACTGCGCTACGCTTTGGCCATGCCGGAGGGGCTGAACCGAAAAATCGATTCAAGCCTGGTCCCGAAGGCATACGGCCCGCCGGGGGTTAGCCCTTGGTACAGGTGAACCGCTTCCACGCATCATCCCGGCGGGCCACAACTAAAGACTTCGCAGCGAGCCACATTGCCCGCGACCCCCATGGCCCGCCCGCCCGCTGCGGCTAACTCGCCACCGAGTCGGCGCGAACCATCCCCGCGGTCCCCGGCTCGGTGGCTTTATTCGTCCACCAATTCCGGTTTGCGGTGCACCGTCACTCCGGGTTGGTCCGGAATCGTGTTGAATTTGTCGATGACGACCGACCCGATGCCGAATCGGTAGGCGTCGTATCGTTGCTCCTGCGTGATGTAGACGGCCCGTGGAGTGCACGCCAGATCCCGCGCGTGCAGGAACTGCACACCCGCCATGCGGAGCATCTCCGCCATCGGGTCATCCGGATCGCCGCCCAGCAGGACGATCGGAAAGCCCTTCTCGTCGGCAATCTCGATTGCTATCTCGGCGATGTCTTCGACTTCGCTCATGTGTTCCCCTAAAACAGCTCGAAGAGAGCCTTTTCTGTCTCGTTAGCGCTGCCGCAGAGTGCCGCGGCGAAAGCCTCCGCCAATGCCTCGCCATGGGCCAGGGTGCCGCTCTGCGTAAACGAGTAGCGGGACAACTTCCCCTGCAGGGATTCGCCCCGGCCGTAAGCGATGGCCAGCGCCAGGCGTGGCTTCATGTGGCGGTTCTGGTCCACGATGTGCGCCGCCTCGTGGTACGCCAAGAGTTCGGCGTGCGTGCACCGCCCCAGGGGCGGATGGAAATGCGCCTCAATGTCTGCATCCACGTAGTGGCGGAACAGGGCCGGATCACTGGTGTAGTTCGAGTTGAAGACGATCATCTTGCCGGCCGAGGCGTAGGCGTACACCCCCGGGTCAAGCTTCTCCGATCGGATCTCGATGCCCCGAACCTCGGGATAGGCCATGGCGACGCGGTTAACCGCCGCCGCAACCTCATCCATGATCACCGTGTCGCGGCTGAACATCGCCTTGACCAGTTGCGGGTCGGAAACGGTGGGCGCGACAAAAAACGCGAGTAAACCGCCCAACGTCAACAGGGCGGCGAGTTTCTTGAGAATGGCTTTCCTACTCCGGCGCGCCGGCTGTCAACTCGCGAATACGCTCCGGAGTTTTCGCCTCCAGGTACAGCTCCCAGCGCCTTTTGTTCGCCGCGGTGGCGGCGCGGTCGGCGTCGGAAAGGTGTTCCCCTTGGGCGCCGGGCAGGTGGTAAAGGTGATATCCGGGCCCATCCACGAAGCGGGTGGGCCCGCAGGTGATGCGGAAGGCTAATTCCATGGCGTCGTCGTCGTGCCAGGCACCCTCGAAACACTCGTCGTATTGACCGATGAGGTTCAGGGCCTCGCGGGACACGATGTTCACCGCGCCGATGGACCGCCGCTCCCCGCGGATCTGCTTCGCGTCGGCCAGGTGGGGCGGGAGGTTGCCCTTGCGGACCTCGATGGAGTCGCTTTCGGCCATCGCCATGAATCGAGAGAACGGCACAACCAGTCCAGGCTTCTCGGCCGCCAGCTTGATGCCGGAGACGATCTGCCGAAAGTCGACGATCAGGTCAGCCTCGCTGTAGACGATGACGTCGGCATCGGTCATTGCGGCGCCGCGGTTGTAGGCGGCGGATCGATTGAAGCTGGCCTCCCCCGAGCGCCCGTCGTCCACGACGAACACCGGAGCGTTGAAGTCCTCCCAATGCTGCAGAACCCGCTTCAGGTTGGCGGGGCGCAGGGGGTCCTTCCCCCGATCCCGGAATGGAATGACGACAGCGGCTTTCATGCCAGGTATTCCTCGGCGATCTCGGCGTAGCGGGCCCGCCAGCGGTCCTGTTGCTCGTCGGGACATTGCTGCGGGCCGAAGGTCAGGTGTGCGGCGACAAGGCCCTTGTCGATGATCCGGGGCAGCATGTTGACCGCCCCCTCGTCCCCCAGGGTGGAGCCTTCGCGCCAGTCCCGTCCGGCGATGTGTCGGGGGCTTACCGTCCCGACGAGTTCGCCGAGACGCTTACCCACCTGCCAGGTGTAGGCGATGAGGTTGATCGACACCCAGTCCTCAGTGGGGGCGCTCCCCCGGCCCTTGATCAGGCCCTTCCAGTTGTCAAAGAACCAGCCGTGGGCCATCTCCGCGTAATCGTTGGACATGTGCACGTCAAGCAGGGGGATGTTGAGCCGCTCAAACCCTCTGTTAATGCCGGGGATGAGCGGCGTGGAGGCCCCGTTGTTCACGGTCAGCGCGGAGATCACCGCGTCGGGATTGGCCACCGCAAGGTTGACGAAGTCCCCGAAACCGTCGGTCTCGACGAATGCGAGATCGTCATCGGTCTTGACGAAGACCGCATCCTTGTAGTCGCTGCGGGCGTATTCCCGCCAGACCTCGTTCAGGCTGGCCCACCAGTTGCTGGGGTTGTAGAAGTCGTGGCGTACCACGATCCGATCACCCTCGAAGGTGCGCAGATATGCGGCATCCCGCGGGTCGCGGGCCAGGTTCCAGATTTCCCAGCGGGCATTTGAATGCTCGGCGAGGATGCGCTCGATATACGGCCTTAGAAGCTCGACGTTTGGTCGGCGCCCGGCGAAGGTGAAGATGATAATTGGGGCTGTCATTGAAACCTGGTTCAGAATTGCCAGCGCTCGATAGAGCTAAGCCACTGGTCGATGGCGAATTGTTTATCCGCAGGCGAAATCGTGTGCGATACCGAATCGCCATGCTGGCGGTAGACGAACCCAACCCTTCCCGTAGAGGCGAACCGCGCGCCGAGGTGCGCCAACCCCACCCAATACGTGGAGTCGCACCAGTCGTTGAGGGTGTGCCAGGGTCGCTGCTCCCATAGGGATTTGCGGAACGCCCCGCAGGAATAGACGCACACCTGGCGGTTGAGGATCATCTCCGCGGTGGCCTCGGGAAAGGTGATTGGCCGACCATCGCGGATACACCCGAAGGCGATTACGTCATGGTTATCCGTGAGCTCGGCGATATCCGCCACGGCGTTCGGCAGGAAGAGGTCGTCGGCGTCAAGATGGGACACCCACTCGGCGTCGCAGAGCGCTGTCGCAGCGTTCCGCGCCGCGCCCAGGGTGGTGTATTCAACCTTCCCGGTTTTCGCGGGAATCCCCGCCTCGTTGAGTATCTGAACGGCGCGCGCAACACCCTCCGCATCGGTGCATCCGGCGTCCACAATCACCGCTTGAGCGGGCCGCACCGTCTGATTGGCTAGCGATTCCGCCCATTCGGGCAGGTATTTGCCGTAATCGCCCCAAGCGGAGGTGACGACACCGATCATTCGATCACCCACAGCGGACGAAGGTGGTTGGCGTCGTAGCCGGGAGTCCAGGCGATTGCCTTGCCGCCCATGGATTCGACGTGGGCCTGGATGGCGGCAGAATCTCCGTGGGCAACCGCGGTGGGGAGAATTTCATCGGGAATGGCCGTCTCAACGAACAGCACGTCAGAGATGCTGCGCAGGGCATCGAGGGTTTCCCGCCATTGGGGGACGTGGTGCAGGACGCTGAGGCACAGTGCGACATCGACATGCTTCAACCCGAGAATGTCGGCGGGTGTCAGTCGCTTGTGAATCAGGCTCACGCCCGGCCCGGACTCCAGGACGGGAGAATCGTCGGCCGCGATCACCTCGGCGCCGAACTCGTCTGCGAGACGATGGGCGAAGTACCCTTGATGGGCCCCTAGATCAAGGGCGGTGAAACCAAACTGCCCGTAGAGGTGTTTGGCGATGGCCGCGAAACGCCCCTCGGCGTCGCGTTGCGATACTCCAACCGTCTTGCCGTTTACCCAGCGGGGCTGGTAACTCAAAGTGAAACTCCTTGGCAGTATTGCCGCAGGTCGACTTTCCACTGTCGAAGAATGGATGCGCGATGATCGGAGGCCACCCACATCGCGTAGTCGATCTGCTTGTGAATGCTGGGAACGGGAACCCCCGAGGCGGGCCCGAACAGGTCATACCCCGGGCGGTCGATGCCCGTCTCCCAGTCAATGAGTAGCGGTTCCCCATCTTTGAGGACGATGTTCCCCGGGTGGACGTCTCGATGGCTCACCCCGTGTTGGTGGAGTTTTGCAACCAACTCCGCCAACGCCCTGGCGGGGCGAAGGTCCGTCTCTGTAACGGGGGTGAGTCGCTCGATCACTAACGTTTGATCGTCGTAGTCGAGCAATTCGGGATGCCCAAACTGCAGCTTGAGGTAAAAGTCCACCTCCGCACGGCAGTCGCGCGGATTGAAGAACCGTTTATGCACCCTCGTGGAGGCAAAGGTGAGTTCGGCGCGGGCTTTCGTCAACGTTCCCACCCGCGCCCTCCTCACTCGCCGACCACGGTCGCCGGCGCATTGTCCGCAAGTTCCGCGATGCGCAGAACGCTCCGCTCCTGCCAACTCTCACAGCGCTTGCGGAATGCGGGTGAGCCATCGGCGGCGGCCCAGTCGGCGTACCCCACGGGCCGCTCGGACATATGCCCGCATCCCAGGGCGGAGTCGAGCCAAACCTTGAAACCCTGCTTGCGGGCCTCGTTGCAGAAATGCAGGTCATGCCCAACCAGTGGCGGGGTCGGTGCCCACATCGGGATCTCGGGGTCCCAGTTTTCCAGCACTCGCCGGGAAATCGAGGTCAGGCCCATGGCGACCCCACCCATCTCATAGAGGCCGGGATTGTCGATCATGCCTTGGGCTTCTTCTCGACTCACCGGCTGGAACAGTGGGGGCTCGGGCTGGTGCCACGCCATGATCTCGTGCGGATAAACATGCTTGAAGTAAACGGAGCCGACAATGTCATGCTCCTCGCCATAGGAGGCGATGCGCTCGAAAGCGTCGACGGGCGGAATCATGTCTGCCTCGTAGACGACGAGCCGATCAAAGTCTGGATAGTTCTTGAGGGCCATCGCGGTGAGCGCTTCCATCGCGTGGGTGATGTAGACACCCTCGCTGGCGACAACTCCCGCAACAGACGCCTTGTTCATCTGGAGCCACGTCAAAAGCCAACCCGAAGACACCTGGCGGTATAGCGGGAAGGCGACGACGAGTTTCTGACTCAATGTTCCCCTATGAGTTAGATATCGTCACCCGAATGGGGGCGCACTCGTGGTGCGCCCCCATCAGGCTTTTGGATTTTGTGAAGTGCCGCCGCGGGTTGCACGGCGGCACTAGTCACGTCAGAACGACGGGGCCGTCAGCGCGGAACCGCTGATCTCCACGACGCTCTTCGGATGCCGCTCCGAGGTGAAGGCCAGGTAGCCGTACACCTGGAACAGGACCGACAGGTTGTCGGCGCGGGTCTGCTCCAGCGTCCGGGTGCGGATGCCCGACTCGAACAGCAGGAGGTCGCTGACGCGCAGGACGTGGATGACGTCCTCGTTGGTCCCGTCGCCGAGGGTGGTCGGCAGGTTGGGGTCGGTCACGACCGGCAGGCCGTGCAGCTGGCCGACGTAGCCCGCAGGCACGACACCGTTGAAGGCGCCGAGCTGCGGCAGCGACGCCGAGCCCGAAGCTGCGCCGAACGGCACGTCATTGCTGGTGAAGACGGCCTGGAAGGCGGCCCAGCGGCGCGGGTGCATCACGATGACCTCGGGCGCCATGAAGCGCTCGGTGTGCACACGCTGAACAGCGTCAGCGATCTTCGCGTAGGCGGTCTTGACCTTCGAGAGCTGCGAGCCCGTGTCGGTCGCAGTGACCGTGGTCTTGGTGCCGGTACGGACACCCTTGACCTGGTTGCCCGAGTTCGAGCCGCTGATCACCTGCAGGTCGAGCTTGACGGCGTAGTCGCCGGCCAGGTCGCGGAAGATGATCTCGTCGAAGTTCAGCGGCGACTGCTCCAGCGCCTGGATCGACAGCGCCTGGGCACCGGCGATCGTCTTGACGCCACACGACACGCTGGTGTCGGTCAGGTCCGTCTCGGAGATGGTGGCGTTGTCCGCGGTCTGGATAGCGGTCGAGGTGCCGGTAGCGATCTTCGGGATGCTGATCGAGTCGGTACCCGGGGGCAGGGCCTCGGACGGGCACAGGTTCGCGTAGACGCGACCCGGGCGGGCCAGCTCGATGAAGCGGTCCATCAGCCAGACCGGGGGAACCAGGTAACCGCCGGTGCCCTCGGTGCGGTTCAGGGCGCGCGCCTCCTGCGCGTGACGGTTCAGGCGCTCCTGAGCGGTGCCGTCATCCACGCCGAAGTGGCGGGCCAGGATGTCCTGCACATAAGATTTGCCGTTGCCGCGCTCGTAGGTCAGGTGCTCGTTGGTCACCTGGACCTTGGCGACGCGGCGGGTCTCGGCCTCCAGCTTGCCGGAGCGCTCGATTTCGCTCTCCAGCTCGCGGATCTGCTCGTCGAGGTCGTCGACCTTGTCGAGCTCTTCCTTGATCGCAGCGCTCTTGGCGCGGAACTCGGCGGTCTCGTCAGCCGACAGCGCGTCACGCTTCTCGGCCTTGGCCCCGTCGGCGATCGCCTGACGTTCAGCCTTCAGGGTGGCGATGGCTTCAGCCGCCGCCGCGCGCAGGGCGCGCAGTTCTTCCAGGTGCTTCTCCATGGAGAAGGTCACCCCTTTCTTAAGGGAATTGCCCAAAGAATTTGGGCACTGATTGATCACCCAGTGCCAGGGCGTTGCGCCAGATAGGCGACTTTGAAGAAACCCTCAGTGCCAGAGGGTTATGAATCCCGTATTGGGATAGGCTTTATTCGTTGTCGAGAAGTGCTTCGATTTCGGCGATGCTCAGCTCGTCAGATTCGGAATCGACGCCCATTTCGGCGAAGGCTTCGCGGAGGCTGATGCCGGATTCGGCTTCTTCGGCCTCCTCGTCGCGGGCCTCTTCCTCTTCGGTTTCGTCGCGCTCTTCCGATTCCTCGGACTCGGCAACGCCGAGAATGGAGCGAACGATCTCCTTGATGGCCTCGTACGCGACGGGGGAAAGGCCCTGGATTCCGAGCTCGTCAGACTCTTCACGCCCTTCGGACTCGGGGGCGTCTTCGACGACGTTGATGGGTGCGTCATCAAGGATCGTGCCGGCCGCGCCGTCTCCGCCGCCGCCCTGGACGATGACGTCGATGCGCTCTTCGGCCTTGCCGTCGCCGATGTGGAGGTTCTCGATATGAACCGAGCCCTTGCCGCCAAGCTTCTCGATGGCGCGCTTGACGAGATCCTCATCCGAGCGGACTTCCGCGAGTTCATCCTCGTCGGCCTCCGCAAGGAACCGCAGGGCCTCCGGGAGGGAGCGCAGGCCAACCGACGTGGTGGGGTTGGCGCCGAAGTTCACAACGCTGACGTCACCCTTGTGCAGGGAGACCTCGGTGATGGTGCGCAGGGCCTGATCGTCCTCGGGGAACTCGTCGGTGGCTTCCCACTTCTGCGCCTTCACCCGGAACGCGAAGGACATTTCGTCCATGTCGCCGCGCTCCATCTTGACGGCGAGGGACTGCACGTCGGGGTCGCGCTTGTCGAGGCGGGCCACCACCTTCAGGCCCTTGTCGTCGACCGAAAGGTCCAAGGTGCCGGACTTGGTGCGGGCCAGCGGGGTGCCGGCGTGGTTCACCAGAAGATGCAGGTCGGGCTTTTCGCGGAGGGTCTTCTCGAAGGCGCGGCGATCCAGCTGCTCGATCCAGCCGTAACCGTTCGCGGGGCCGCCGTACATTTCGTACTGCTCGAAAGTGGAGGCGTAGCCCTCAAGGACGAGAGTGTTTTCATCACTGTCTTCACGGACCTCCATGCGGTCCATGGGGATCGACCGGTGTTCGGGGTGATCCGTGACATCAACCGGCCGCACTCGGCGGGTTAGAGTCATTTGTTTCCTTCCGTCGCCGAGTTCGGCTGGGGTTCTTGCGCCGGTTCTTCCGGCGGCATGTAACCGAGAGGCACAAAGTTCATGGGCTGCAGGTGAATGTCACCCTCGGGAATCGGCGGCAAGTCCTCCCAGGAGCGGGCGTCGTTGGGTGAGTAAATGCCGTTCTGAATGCCGATCTGGTAGGCCTCGAAGCGAGATTTGACATCTCCTCGCAGAAGGCCATTGTGATTGAATTTGACAAATTGACCGTTGGGCAGAAATGCGGTCAACGCCTGCTCAATGCAGGTCAGCCAAGGGAGCAGGGTGTATGTAACGAATCCGATGGATTGCTGCTCAATGCCCGTGCCCCAAGAGGTGGACTTTTCCGTATCGCCGATCATGTGCGGCGGGATGCGGAACCACATCGCGATCTCAGAGCGCTGGAATCCCCGCGTTTCGAGGAACTGCGACTCATTCGGGGTGATGGAGATCGACTGCCACTTGATGCCCGCGGACATCACCGCGGGCAGGCGCCGACCATGGTGGCTCTGAATCCACTGCTTCTGGGTCTGCTTAACCTGATCCGGGGTGAGATCGGCGTCGCTAGCCAGGATGCCGCGGGGATCTGCCGCGTCACGGAACCACGACAAGCCGTACCGTTCGGCCGCCAAGCCCAGGCCGATCGCGGAGGCGGCTTTTTCGATGGGCGACATGCCCACCACGCATCCCGCGATGGGATAGCGCTTGATGTGCATGATGCGGTCGTTGTCGACGATTTTTCCGTCGATGCGGTAGACCGGCTCCAGCCAACCGTCGCGTTCCGAGGTGGTGACGTGGATGCAGTCCGGGTGAACCGGCATGATCGCCGCCGGCCGCCCGTCCGGGCCCCTGGAGGCGATGTAGCCGAAGGCGTTACCGGTGACCGCGAGGGACTCCATCAGCATCCACAGCCAGTCGAACCAAGTCAGCCCCGGATAGGGGGTGGATGCGAGAAGCTTGGGCTGCGGGTCGACCGGGACGCGAACATTGCCCTTCTTGCGGTAGGCGTCGATGCTCAGTGAAGCGACGGTGTCCGCCAGGAGGGTGACGCAGGCATAAAACGCCCCGAGCGCCATCGCGCCGTGAGAACCGTGGGAATCGCCCCGGAAGAACGGTTCGTCAAGGGGCGAGGGGACGCTTTCAAGCTTGTTGATGATGCGCGCTTCGCTGGGCCCGGTGAAGATACGGGAAAAGAAACTCACTGCTCGGGGCCCTTCTCACGCTTCGGCGGATCGATTGCCATGCCGATGAAGAATGTGGCGAAGCCGCCGAGGATCAGCGCCGCCACCGGGGAAAGGAGGTAAACCCCACCGATGACTAGTGCGACCCCCGTCAATTCCAATAGGCTGGAGACAATGGGCTGAATCCGCCGAGAAGGTTCGGACAATCTAGGCCTCCTCGTAGAGTTCGTTGATCCAACTGTCGATCTCTTCTTGATCGGGCCAGTCGTGGATGGTGGGTGTGGGTGCCGCGTTGACGGCGTGCTTCAGTAGCGCCCAACGCCCCAAGGTGGCGCCCATTAGCTGGGCGTAAGAGCTTTGGTCGACACAATCCCAGACAAAACCACCGCTAGGGAGGTCCTTTTTGATGGCGCGGGAAATGCCGGTATTCAAAACGGTCTGATCGCCGTGGGAAAGCAAAGGATCTTCGGGATCAACCATGGCGTCGTTGAGGAAACCGCCGCAAGCCTGGGCCTCTTCGGTCTGGTTCGGGCTGTAAACCGAGAAGCCCAGGGCTTCAAGCTGCGGGATGACCTCTGCGGCGCCGCCGCGGCCCACCAGGACCTCTTCGGGGCCCCAGGCGGTGACGGCCTGAACAAACATGCCCACCACGCGGTCCACGGAGTCCTCCCCCGTGTAACCCACTTCGAGGTGGATACGTCCGTCGGTGCAACGTTGCGAGCCCACGATCGCCCAGGGGCCGCCTTCCGGGGCTCTATAGAGCACGAGGGCGCGAGCACCCGTCAACTCGGGCTCAGGGTTGGCCAGGCGTCGCCAGTGCTCCAGCGGGATCTCGGAGCGGGACGCACCGAGCAGCGGCCAGTCCCCCACGCCGAGGCGCTGCACACCGAAGGCGCGTTCGCCGCCGGCCGCCATGAAGGAGTCGTACTCAGCCTGGATGTCCTCCTCGGTGATGCGGATACCGCCACCGGGGTTGGCCATCCACCAGGCCTCCTTGTCGGAGAAGTCCTCAAGGTCCTCCGGGGCGCTCCATTCGAGGTAGCAGATGCGCTTGCCGGGCTCGCTGTTGAGCGCGCGATACCGCAGGCCGGCGAACTGCTCGCACCCGATGTGGATGCGCTGATCCACTGCGGACCCCGTGAACCAGATTTGCGGGTTGGGTCGAGAGATCAGGGTCGGAACTAGCGCCTGAAACGACTCCGGCGAGATCATCATCGCCTCGTCGAGGATCAGTCGGTCGGCCGAGAACCCCAGGCCAGCCCCTTTGGTTCGGGACTGGAACATCACGCGGGCGCCCTTGTTGGGGCCTTCCAGGATCTCGATGCGTTCCTGGCCGTGCGTGCCTACCGCCTTGTACTTGACTCCGCCCTGAGCCAGGAGGGTGTCGAGGCGGCGCATCGCGTCGGAGGCGGTGGCGAAAAGGTGAGCGGAGTGAATGATCAGGCGCTCACCGAAAAGGAACAGCCCAGCGAGCTCAATGGCCTCCAGGATGCTGTTGTGCGTCGGAATAAAGCTCCGACCCACCAAGTAGATACCGTCCTCAGCATCAACCTGGATGCAGCGCGTCGGCTCCGTGGGCACCGGCTCGATCGAAACGATGCTCATCTCGCCCTGGCGGGCGCTAACCGGCTCCGCAAATAGCGCCGACTTGCGCGGCGACTGGAAGGGGTTAAACGTGGGCGTCCACAGGAAGCGGTGACGATCCTTGCACCCCACCAGTGCGCCATCGGCACGGTAGGAAGACTTGCCAACCTTCGGGGTCACGCGAATGCCAAGCCCCCGCGCCAGGGTCTGGAAACCGTTCGCCAGGGCGGGGATGGTTGTGCAAAATTCAACTTGGGTAGAGCGCGTGTTAGCGCGCGCCGAGCCATCCGAGTCCATCAGGCCCGCCAAAAGTTGCTTACGCTGCCCGATGGAGGCGGTTAGGTAGATCTCCGGAATGTGTTTGTTGTCCCAGATGCCTAGGCGGCGGCAGCGCGACTCAAACCCGTCTCGCATCTTGGCGTCGAGGCGGAAGTGCAGCCCGCGGGCGTTTCCGTGGTCGTGGGTGGTGCGGCGAATGATCCGCGCGCCGGCGGCCTCGATCCGCGCCGCCACCCAGTCTTCGTCGTCGTGCCCAACGGTGATGCTGGCGGCCTTCGAGGTGCCATCCCCCAGCCAATAGCCAAGTAGGTACGGATCGATCGGGAGATCCGCCTCCGGGCTGTCAACCATCGCGTCGCAGCGGACGCGCCAGTTGTACTCCATGCGTCCGTTGTCGGGTCGCGGGCCACCCACGGAGGGCGCGAGAGCCTCGGTAGCGAGAACCTCGGTGACCTTCTTGGACTTGCGACGGACCTCCCAGAGGTGGCCGCCCCCAGCGATGACGGAAGACCCGTCAGTAAAGGTCACGCGGTAGCAGTCGCTGTCGGTGTATTCCGGCGAAACTGCGACGATGCGGACGGGCTTACCATCCGATCCGTAGACGTATTGCCCCGGCTGGAGGTCGCCATGGTTTACCCAGCCATCAGTGGTGAGGACTTGGGTGTTATGCCCCAGGTCCCCCTTGCCGTTCTGCCGGCTAACCATCAGGCCCACCTCATAGGCGGCCCATTTGCCGTCGCTGGGGCGCTCTTTTAGGCCCTCAATGATAGCGAGTTGCTGCCAGGGGTCGAGCTCTAGGCCGAACTCTTTAGCGAGTTCGATAGCGTCTTCCCCGGCGGAAGTATCACCCTCCGGGCTATAGAGAATTCTCGGCGTTTGATGCCCGAGCAGCTTGGCGCTGGGCTCGTCGTTCGGCGAGGACGTCAAGAGGTCTCTTTTCTTTAGATTCTGGCTCAGGGAGGGCCGAAACCCCCATCTTTGCGAGAATCTGAGATAGGGCTCCGGTCAACATTCGCGCCTCAGAAATAAGGGGATGAATGGTCTCAGTCCCCTGGCTATTTATGACCGTCAAGGGCGCGTGGGCGAGTTCCGATTCAATGCGATCCAGGGTGTCGGCCAGGCGCGCGGCATTAAGCGCCAGCGCCCGCTGCGCCGCGCTTATCGGCCTGCCATCGGTTAATGCTTCAAAGACCTCAGACCCCCGTGGGCCGAGGCCCTCGGATAGGGCCATTGATTACTCCTTGAACTCATCGGAATTGTCGATAAGTTGGTCTTGACCTGTGTTCACTGCTGGTGCGCGTTCAATAAAGCTGAACGTCAGACTTTCCATGGCCACGGCATGGCCAGGTTCTCTGCGGCTTTTCCATTCGCCGCGAGATGGTCGTTGAGTCCCGCGCCACGCTGCATGTTGCAGGCGGCGTGCAAAAGCCTGTCCGGCGGCGGGACCTTCTCACCCTTCTTGATAGCCTCGGATCGGGTGATCTTTGAGTGATCGCCCTGAAGCACCCCATTACCGTGCTGGGATGCCTCCGGGTCTGGGTTGTAGTCCCAGTTCATCTTGGGTTCGAGGAACATCGGCCGGCCACACCAATCGCACGGTGTGCCGTCTTTGTGCTTCTTTTTGAGGTTGGCTACAGCCTGTTGGTGGTGCCAGCCGAGTCCGCGTTCAGTGGTCGTCTTCTTGGTGGCCATGCCAGAGATTCACGGTGATAGATAGGTCGGCCTCCGCAAGAACGTCTTTGAGGAATTCCGACATGGGCTGAAGGCAGCGCTCCACGATGTCGTCCACGAGCGTCCAGCGGGAGTCGTCTTCGAGGGGGCCCCACTCGGAGATTTTGCCCACCTCGAAGTCGTGCTCAGGGCAGTGATCTTTAGGTGGGGTTTCGCTCCAGGTGAAGTATTCGTATGTGTCGGTCATTTTGATGTTCCCCTATCATTTGACCGTGTTCTGAAAACTAGGTGTTTCCGCGCACGTCCAAGGGGCGGTTAGCCGTCGCCCCGGCGCTTGAACTCAACCTTCGGCGGGGTGATCCCCAGGCGGTCGCGCGCGAAGACCTCGCGCGGGAGGATCTTCAACTCGCGCCCCACCTGCTCCCTGGTGAAGAGATGGCCGAGGGCGGGATTCGCCTCGGCGATAGTGGCTTGATCCCACGATTCGCAGGGGCCGCCCCACCAGACCCGCCTGCCGTCGGCTACGCCCGCCACGTGGGCCAAGAGGCCCTGCTTATGCAGAAGGCCGAACGCCGCGATCTTCCCGCCGGTCGTAAGAACCGCGGGATAGATATCCCCCAGGACCTCCGGCTCCACCTCGTCAGCGTCGTCGAGGATCACCAAGTCGGCGATAAGCCCGCGGGCCGATCCCCGGCCGTAGGGCAGGAAGTCCACCTGGCCAAAAGCCCCGCACAGGGACGTGTTCACAGACAGCCGACCATTGGCCTTGCTGGACTGGATGACACTCCAGGTGCCGGGGCCCCGGTCCCCCATCTTCACGGCGAGGTCGAACGCGCACCGCGCCTCGCGGAACCCCCGGGAGAAGTACAACACCTTCCCCGGATATCTCAGGGCGTAGTTGACCGCGGCGCAGGTTTTGCCGTTCTGCCTCGGCGCGGCGAAGGCCGATACCGAAGAATTGTCGATCGTCTCGTGAATTAATTTCTGATGCGCAAGTAACTCCATTGAGCTTTCCTTTGCGTGTTTTTTCGCGGTATTGGCGCCCCCGCGAAAGAAAAGGGCTAAGACTGGCAATCGCACTTTCGATTGACCCAGGCGAGATGGTCGTTCTTCCCGTCCCCGCGCTGGCGATTGCATTCTGCGTGAAGCAGGCGATCCGGCAGCGGCGTAGGCTCCCCGCGCTTCAGGTACTCGCGGCGAGGTTCCATATGGTCGCCCTGGAGAACCCCGTTGCCATTTCTCTTGACCTCGGGGTCATAGTCGTAGTTCCGGGTCGGGTCCAGCCACATCGGCCTCCCACACCAATCGCACGGGCTGCCGTCCACGTGGTCGCGCCGCAGAGCCTTCAGCGCCCTCTGGTGCCTCCAGCCGAGTCCGTCACCTTTATCGGGCGGGAGTAGGCGAAGCTCTTCCAGGCTCATGACTGGCGGGCCGTGCTTGCGCCGGCAGGGGTGGCAGATGACGATGTCGCCAGGCTTGCCCCAGGTGGGCTCACCACAGGAGTCGCAGTTGGCTTGTTTCTTGTAGCTGTAGTCGCGCTGCTGGTCGCGTCTGCGGTAGCGCTCTCGCTCGCGCGCCTTACGGCAGGCGTCGCCCGTGCAGAACTTTCTCCACCCATTGGGGCGCTGAAAGAAGTCGCCACAGGCCCCGCACTGAACATACTCGGGCTTAACGGGCTGATAGTAGGCCTTGTTTCGGCAGGAGTCGCTGCAGTATTTCGGGGGGCGGCCCCGCCCCGGTTTCCGGGGAAATGAATTACCGCAAAATTCGCATGTAATTTCCGCCAAATTCCGTGCTCCTTGGCCCAATTTATTAATAAAAAGTCTGCGTGGGGAGGGAAAAAATCTCTCTCCCCACTCCAGGGGGGGGATGTTTTCGTGGC